CAAATAATCAATCTTACGGACAGATTCAGGTCCTTGCAGCTGACGTTACATCTGGTAGCGAATCAGGCAAGATGACTCTTGGTGTTGCAACAACTGGTTCAGGTGCTGTTGCTGACGTTTTAACAATCACAGGTGGCGCTACTGCAGCAGCAAGTACTGTTACCATTGCAGGTAATCTTCAAGTTGATGGTACAACAACTACAATTAATTCAACTACACTTCAGGTTGATGACAAGATGATCGAGCTAGCTCATTCTCCAAATAACGCTGAAGGTGATGACACAGCTGTTGACGGTGGTGGTATTATGCTTAAATCGTCAGAGGGTGACAAAGAAATTAAATACGTGGACGGGGACACAGCTTGGCAGTTTAGCGAGAATCTCACTCTGGCTAATGCTAAAGCATTTAACATCATAAATGACGCCGCCTCCGCGACTTCAGTCCTCAACTTAACAACATTAGGCGCTACTGTTACAGGTTCTAGTTTAACATCAGTTGGAATAATTAGTACAGGTGTATGGAATGGTACCTCAATAGCTTCACAATATCTAGATGCTGATACTGCACATTTATCTGGCGTTCAAGTGTTTACTGGCGCAAAGACGTTTAGTGCTGTAGCTGCCTTTACAAACACTGTTACAGTCGGTGCAAACGCGAATGGTCATGATGTTAAGTTCTTTGGCGACGCTGCAGGTGCTTATCTGGAATGGGATGCTGACACTAACAAGCTCGAGATAAGAGGAGCAACTGCTGCTGGTCCAGGACACTTATTGATCTCTACAGGTGAAACATCTGTTGCTGTGGCAAGTAACGATGTATTAGGAAAAATTGATTTTTCTGCTCCTCTTGAAAGTTCTGGTACAGACGCTATACTTGTAGGCGCATCTATTTCTGCTGTAGCTGGTGCAGACTTTGCTGCTACTGTAAATGATACAGACCTTGTATTCTCAGTTGGTAAATCAGAAGCAGCAGCTGAAAAGATGAGACTTAACTCTGACGGTAATCTAAATGTTGATGGTACACTTACTTGTGATACATCACTAACAATAGACACTACAACAATATCTACTGCAGAAATTGGAGTTCTTGATGGCGTTACTGCTGGTGCAGTGACTATTAATAAGGCTCTTGTTGCTGATGGTAGTGGTAATATAGGAACAGGCGCAGCGAGACTTGGAACTATTACAAGTTCAGGAAAATTTGTTACTAACGACGTCACTAATGCATCAACAACAGTTGATGGCTCTATCGCAACAGCTGGTGGTCTAAGTGTTGCGAAAGACGTAGTAATTGGTCAAGGTCTAAAACTTTTGTCAGATGTCAATTCAGTAATGAGCTTTGGCGCTGACTCAGAGATTACTTTGTCATGTGTTACAGACACCGGCCTTAATCTAAAGAATACTAACACTAGTGACGCCGGCGGCGTTGTTCTTACGCTTCAAACAGGTGATACAGATATTGCTGCATCTCATGTTTTAGGTTCAATCGAATTCCAAGCGCCTGATGAAGGTACTGGTACCGATTCTATAGAAATAGCAGCTGCAATTTCAGCTGTGGCTGAAGTTGACTTTGCTGCAGACAAAAATAACACAAAACTTTCATTTAAGACAGGTGCATCTGAAGCTGCTACTGAAAAAATGGCACTTTCTTCAGCTGGTGTTTTAACTTTATCTTCTGGCGGTATTGTTATTCCAGACGATGGAAACATTGGATCTGTTACTGATAAGGATGCTATAGCTATTTCTTCAGCAGGTGTAGTAACATTATCCTGTGCAACAGACGCCTCAGATAAAGATACTGCTGCGCTGGTTGTAGGCGGTGGTGTTGGTATTGAGAAAAGTATAATTGCTGAAGGTCTGAGCAGTAGAATAGGTACTTCGTTAAAGCATCTTAGATTTGACTTAGCCGGCGACGAAACATTTTTCAGAGGAACTGATATTATTCTTCAAAACTCTGCAGGTACATCAAAGATAACTTTAGATACATCAGGTGATGTTGAATGTAGAAATATAGAGACATCAGGTGACTTAACTGTTAATGGTAGTGACATTAACTTTGGTAATGGTGCAAATGCTACATTAAAAATTGTTGCAACTGCTGTAAATGCAGCAGGTAGAGCTCTTACTATTTCATCTGGAGATACTACTGCGGGTGATACAGACAATATCGCAGGTGGCGCCCTTACAATAAAGGCAGGTGCAGGTAAAGGTACAGGTGCAGGTGGTGATATTGTATTCCAAACAGCTAATGCTGGTTCATCTGGTAGCTCTATTAATAGTCATGCAACAGCACTTACAATATCAGACGACCTCTCAGCTACTTTTGCAGGAGACATTCAAACTGGTGGCAAAGTTACATTTAATGGATTTAGAGCAGTAACTGCTGACTATACGATTGATGCATCAGGTAATGATCACATTGTATCTGTTTCTGGCGGCACTCATGATATTACATTAGTCAATGCTACAAATGGTAGAGAGCTTATTATTATTAATGATTCAGATGTAGATATTGAAGTTTTAACAAATGCAACTTCTAAGATATATACATCAGGTGGTGTTACAATAAACAATACAAATGCAGGAGGCACTGTAAAGACAACACTTGAAGATCGTAGAACAATGAGATTAATAGGTTCAGGAATTCACTGGTATATGGTTGCAGGAAGTTAATAAATAGTTTTATAAATTGACCTCACTTTTATTATACTATTATTGAAAGTGAGGTCAGTTATGACTATTTTAAAGGAGCATGTCTCCTATTCTGAGGTTCGTCAATGGAAAGAGTGTTCTTGGCGACACAAGTTATTATACATAGATAAGTTGAGGACTTTTGAAGAAAGCCCACACTTGCACTACGGAACAATAATTCATGATGCATGTGAGCATTTTCTCAAGACAAGAGAACTTAAAATCGAAGAAGCTCAGAACAAGATCAAGGAAACTTGGGACAAACACGGATTTGATTCAGAAGACTTTGCTCAATTACAAACACAACGTGCAGAATTGCAAGGTTGGAAGTATAAACACAACAATTTGAAAGACTGGCTTCAATGGGCAGAAGCATCAATAAAATCAGTACCGGACTTTTTGGACCAGACGTTCCCTAATTGGCAAATAGTTTCCGCTGAAGAGCCGTTATACGAATCAATGGATTTAATCGATACTAAGTTTAAAGGTTATATCGATTGTATTATTAAAATACCTTATAAAGATGACTATAAGTACTGGGTCTTAGACTGGAAAACTTCAAACGGTCGAGGATGGTCATCAGATAAGCAAAGAGACTTTACGACCCAAGCTCAAGTTATTTTATACAAGTATTTTTGGGGAACAAAAAACAATATACCTTTAAAGAACATTCAATGTGGTTTTATACTTCTTAAAAAGTTAAAGACTGTTGGAAAGCCATGCCAATTAGTCAAAGTTTCAAGTGGACCAAAAAATTTAGAAAAGTCCAGAAAAATGGTTAGTAGCATGATTAAAACTGTAGAAAAGCAATTTTTCTTAAAAAACAGAGGATCATGTATGTTTTGTGAGTTTAAAGGAACAGAGTTTTGTAGGTAATTTATCATGGAAGTAAAAAAAATGAAAACAGATACAAGTAAGGAAACGATTTTATTAATTTCTGATCACGCTCTTTCTCATACTGGTGTTGGTACGCAATCATATCACTTATGTAAAGGTTTAACAGAAATAGGGGACTATAAAGTTATACAGCTCGGAGTAGCAATGCATCACGAGAGCATGGAAGTTGAAAAAGTTAATGAAAACTTTGAAATACATCCTGTCATAGGATTTGGTCCCATACCAATGATCAGACAGTATATAAAAAAGTACAACCTTAAAAGTTTAATAATATTTTCAGATTCAAGGTTTTTTAAACATATCTTTGAAATGTCAGAAGAAATTAGAAAGTCTTGCCCTATTGTTTGGTGGCACGTTTGGGATAATAGACCATGCCCAGACTTCAATCATGAACTTTATAGCAGAGTTGATGTAGTAAATTGTATATCAGAGCTCACATATAACGTGTGTAAAGAAGTCTGTGATAAATTTAAATTGAAGACAAAGATAAACTATATACCACACACTGTGCCAAAAAGCATGTTTTTTCAGTTAAATGAAGCAGATATAAAGTATCATAGAAACATGATTTTCGGAAAAGAATCTGATTATTTTATATGTGGGTGGATTAATAAGAACACAAGAAGAAAAAGACCTGCAGACGTTTTACAGTCTTGGAAAATATTTTTAGACGAGTTACAAGAAAAACGTGGTCATAAAAAAGCTCTTCTTTTAATGCACACAGACCCAGACGATAGATTCGGTCAGAATCTTATTGAAATATCAAACAAGCTTGATATCCTTAAAAACGTTAGATTTTCTGATCAAGTTGTTAATTATGAAAAGATGAATATATTACACAACGTGATCGATTTAAATATAAACATTGCTTCTTTAGAAGGCTTTGGATTGTCTACTTTAGAGTCAATGTGTGTAGGTAAGCCAATACTTGTAACAAAAACTGGAGGTTTAACAAGACAAGTTATCGATCCAGATACTCTGGAAATACATGGCATTGCACTAAATCCTGATCTTACAACTACAGTTGGAACGCAAGACGTGCCTTATTTAAACGAAGACTATACGAGCAACACTAAAGTTGCTAAAAGCCTATATAATTTTTATTCTTTGCCAATTGAAGAAAAAACAAGCTTAGGTAAAAAGGCAAAGATCTATGCTGAAAACAACTTCAACTATCAAGAAATGATATCTAAGTGGGTAAGTTCTTTAGAGTTATAATAAGTTATTTTTAACAAATCTAATAAATATTCAATAATCTATAAAAATACTCGACTTAAGTTGAAAGGTAATATTAATGTTTTACAGTATCATTGCATTTTTATCATTATTGATAATAACTCTTATTTATTATTGCATTAAGTTTGCAATGATTATTATAAATATGCAAAACGTTATTGAAGAATCTTTAGATATCATTGATCAAAAGTATTTTAACTTAAATAAAATACTTGAAACTCCCTTGTTTTATAATAACAATGAAATAAAAAGCGTCATAGAAGAAATAAAAGAAACAAGAGATATTCTGTTATATATTGCCAATCAGCTAGTCAACAACGAAGAAGATATTGATGATGAACCTGAGGACGATTAAGTGAGAGAACGTAAAAGAGTAATTGACCGTAAAAAAAAAGAGAGAAAGCCCGTTGAGGAAACTACCACTAAAAAAAGAAAAGGTAGAAAGAAAAAAAAGAAAAACTATTATTTTGACATAAACGTTCAGCATAGAATTGTTGAATATCAAAAAATGGAAAATCTTACAGAAAGAAACGAGATGTATGAAAGATATATATATCCTGCTTTTCATGATCTGGTTCAAAGTTTAGTCTCTGTTTACGGTTTTAAGTCTTATACTGAAGACATTGGACACCTCAAAACCGATTGTGTGTCTTTTTTGTTTGAAACACTAAAAAAATGGAATCCAGATAAAGGAACCAAAGCATTTTCTTATTTCAATGTCGTTGCAAAAAACTGGTTAACAATACAAAGCAGAAGGCTATTAAAAAACCAAAATAGATGTGCATTTATAGATGACCCAGAAGGTATGTCACATAATGAAAAATCAGAGCTGTATGGTAAAGAATACGTAGACTCTGAAATTTACATGGCAGAAAGATTAACACAATATAACGAAATTCTCAAGCTAATTGACTATTTATCAGACAACGTAAAAGATGAAAATGACAAAAAATGCTGTTATGCTATTAAAAAGCTTTTTGTTAGCATTGATGAAATAGAGTTTTTTAATAAAAGAGCTATATTTGTTTACTTAAGAGAAATTTCAGGTCTAAGCAGCACAGAATTAAGTTCTTCGTTGTCAAGAATTAGAAAGATATATAGAAAAGTATCAGGTGCAGAAAAAATGTTTGATATATTTGGAGACTATTAAAATATGAAAAACGATATTGAAAAAGTTTTGGATAAAGTAGAAAAAAACGAAGTCAAAGAAGATAAAATTAAAAATTTTGCTGATATTCTTAATAATATTGCATCTATTGAAGACAAAAAAAAGATGTTGTGGAAAGAAATATACGAAAATGCCTTAGAAGATAGAGAAAAAGCAAAAATTCTTTTTAACGATGCTTATATTTCAATGGCAGGCGGAACAAATGAGCACATGAATATAGGCGCTATTATGTCAAAATATATTGAAAGAATGAGCAAGTCAAACGATCAAATACTTAAACTAGCTGAATTGATTGCAAAAGAAGAAGAAAAGTCAGAAACAATTAGTGATGACGATATCTTTGGAAAGATTAATGGTTAACAATGTTTAAAATTGGAAAGGTTCTATACTATAAAAACGATAACAGCACCAATACAAACCAAGATTTACAAAAGCTAATACAAACCTATAAATTAGAAAATAATAAATTTAAATTTTTTCCGGAAAGTTTAAACAAAAACGATGAAGAAGAAAAAATCTATAGATTTATTTTAAATATGCCTATAGGGACTATCATATCAAGAATATTAAATAAAAATTCAGAAAATTTAATAGTTGTTTGTTATCCTATGTTTTCTTTACATGTATCTTTACCTGTCAAACCAGGCGAAGTTATCTGGTTGTATGAAGATAGTAATGAAAATATGCTTGAAAAAGACATAGCTGATAAAATACACAGTTTAAACATAAAGCATTATTGGTTATCAAGAAAAATAGGCTCAATGTTTTCTGAAGATTTAAATTTTACCAATATACAAGCAGATTCATTACTTGATGATGAAGTTTTTAGTGATGAAGTTTTTAGTGATGAAGATTTAAGATATCCTGACTTAGATGACAAAAAACATTTTGATTATTCATTTATGGAAAATTTTAGACAGCCCTCAGTAAAGTCTCTATATAGTGAAGGAATAATATCAGAAAGCATTGTACCAAAAATTGCTCCAAGATGGCATTCAAAAGCGCATGAGCTTTCTCTACAGGGCTCTAACAATACATTAATTAATTTAACAACACCTGCAAGCTCTTCAGACTATAATAGTTTTTTCAAAAAAAACTCAGGAGCTATTGATTTAGTTGCAGGCAGACATAGCTTATATTTTTTTGACGATCAAGAAGAAAGTAATTATCATAAATTAGATGAAGAAGTGTCTATTGAAGACTTTGTCGACGAATTTAATAATTTTGACTTAGAAAGTTTTATTGATAATACAATAGATAAAAATTCTCCAATAACTTTAATAAAAAATTTAGATTATAGTGAATCTTATCCTTACGAATTATTAAAAAGCAACAGCTTTTATTTAGAAAATTTTTCTAATATTATGGAAAATAGCGAAAGCGAGTCAACTTTAAATTTTGACAATGACGCTTCTCGAATTTATATTTCTGAGTTTGAAAAAAATGTTGACGCAAGTGGTGATTTTTATAATAGCTATTATAAAGACAAGCAATTTATGATAAATCGAACAAGTTCAAGCCCAGGCGAAGTAACGACAGAAAAAGATTTTAATTCTAAAGAAAAATTATTTTTTATGCAAGAAAGAAAGTTAGTAATAAAAAATCAATCTTCTTTTTCGTTAGATTCTTTTGAAAGACTTTCAGAACGTGAGTTTGATACAACATTTGATCCAAAAAAAATAGACAATGACTTCATTTCACCTTTTATTCTTATAAAGTCTAATGATATTAGAATTGTTAGCAGAAAAGAAAGAAGTAACAAAGTAACAAAGTCAAAAATTAGTGAAGGTAGCATTTCATTAATTAAAGAATCTAACAACTTTAATGACTATTCTTGTCTTTCCTTAGAAAAAGACGGTAATATTTCTTTAGATAGCAAAGAAATATATGTAGGTAATATAATAAAAGAGTATTTAAAACAAGGAATATTTAGCTTAGATAATCTTGAAAACGAGGATGATTTTGAAGATAAAATCAATGAAATAGTTAATAATTTAACTTACGACGATGTTTCTTCTATGCACGGAAAAGGAACAGGTGTCTTGCTAGGATACGACCCAAAATTTTCAGAGTCTCTTGTGTTGGGTGATACATTAAAGTTATTTTTAACAGAAATATTAAAAATCAACATTGAAGCTTTGACCTTCATATCTGAAGCTTTTTTGGAAATATATACAAACTTTGATAAAATAAACGCTGATCATACTGAGATTTCTAATTGGGCAAAATCACATACACATCTAAATACAATACCTATAACAGGACCACCCAACGCCCCTTCTGTAGTTGTTCCTGCAGTAACTACTAGCCCTTTAATAATAAAAGATAATCACAGTTTTAGTCAAACTAAACAATCATCAGAAATAAATGGTGGTGAAGAAGTAGATAGAATAAACAAACTAATCAGTAATCTTGATTTAATTTTATCAAGGTTTTCAAAAACTTCATAATTATATTTTATAATAGATATAAAAGAGCAACAAATGTCTGAACTCGGTAATAATTTACAAAGAATTAAAAATCAAGAAAAATTTAAATCAATAAATGACGAAAAAAGAAACAATAAAGTATTAATTGGAATTAAAACACCTGTTAGAAAAAGTAACAACCCAAATGAAACTTTATTTGAAATGCATACAGATATTTTTAATACGATTGAAGATAATTTAAAAAATTTAATAATGACTCAGAAAGGTGAGCGACTTGGTTTTCCGGACTTTGGAACTAATCTTTCACAAGTATACTCAGACAATACATTGTCAGATGATGAAAAAGTAGAATTAGCAACTCAACAAATTCTTAAAACTGTTTCAAAATACATGCCAAATATAACATTACAAAATTTTTATTCAGAAAAAGTTCCTAATGTTAACGAGAAAGAAAATATTTTAAATAAAAATGGTCTTGTTTTAGCAAATGAAACGCAAAATGTTAAAATTACATCTTTACCAGCAAAAGGTAGCAGTCATATAAATAAAAACAATTCAAACTTTCCTAGTAAATATCAAATAATTATTGGGTATACTATTCTTAATAAAACAAAAAGTTTAACCCTTTTTGTTAATAGTGCAATCTAAAACATTGGAGTAAAATATGATTTTAGAAAAATTTCTAGAAAACTTAAACAAGAAAAATTTTTCAAGCAAAACATTTTCAGAGTTTAGAGAAGAATTAATTAATCATGCAAATCTATATTACAAAGACAATATTTTAGATTTTTCTGAGACTTCTTTGGGTGGAATGCTTGTAGACTTTGCGTCAATAGTAGGAGAATCTTTAGTTTTTTATGCAGAGCAACAATTTAAAGAACTTGACTATGATACAGCAGTTGATTTTGATAATATTGTAAAACATTTGCAAAAAGCAAACATTAAAGTGCCAAAAACTAGCCCTTCTATTGCAGCTGTAGACTTTTTTATTAGAGTCGAAAAAGATCCTACTACGAATATAAATGATCATGTTCCTATTACGAGTTTTTTACCTATAATACGTTCCGGAACAGTTATGGAGTCTGGGGATATTGAGTTTATATTACAAGATGATGTAGATTTCACAACAAATTACACAGTTAGTAGATTAGAAGAAGAAAACAATATTCAATATTTAATATTGAAAAAAAGTGGAATAACAGTTTCAGGATACATAAAGTCTGAAACTTTTTTTATAGGGAGCAACAACAGTTATTATCCATCAATTCAATTAGAAGAAAATAATATTATAAATATTCTTAGTGTTTTTGATGAAGAAAACAACGAGTATTTTGAAGTTGATTATCTTACACAAAGCACTGTTTTTAAAAAAGGTAAAAAAGATAATGCAGATTTAGTTCAATTTTTACCTGCACCTTATAGATTTGTTATAGAAGAAAACTACATAGATAGAGTTACTTCTTTAAGATTTGGCAACGGAAGCGGTTTTTCAACTAGAGATAATGTTTTTTATTCTCCTGAAGATTTGATGCTTCCTTTAAAAAACAAAGAAACTTTTGGGAGAATGAGCTTAGATCCTAGTCTACTTTTAAATTCTAATACGCTTGGTATTTCTCCTGCAAATAAAAGTGTAACTGTGACTTATAAATATGGCGGTGGTTCGTCTCATAATGTTAAAGAAAATACTATAAGCTCTTTTAAAGAAAGCCCACTTGTAATTTTTCCTCATTCAACAAGTTCTACAGATCAAGAAAAAATTGCAAGTGTAATTGATTCGATTACAACAAATAACCCAGAAAAAAGTCTAGGGGGTGAAGATGCCTTAGAAATAGAAGATCTTAAATTGTTAATACCGATGTCTGCAAAGTCCCAGTCTAGAATTATTAATACCGAAGATTTGCTTTCTAGAATAATGACTATGCCTTCAAATTTTGGAAGAATAAATAAAATTATTGCACTAGATAATCAGCATTCTCTTCCGTATAAAGATCTTTATGTTTTGTGTAAAGATGACGAAGGTTTTTATATAGAAGCAAGTGATATTTTAAAAACAAACCTTTCTAACTATATTAACGAATATAGATTGATAGGCACTAACTTTAATATTCTTGACGCTTCAATTTATAACTTTGGAATAAAATTAAAAATAAATATTAAGAAAAACTTTGATCCCGATATTGTCAAAATAGGCGCAATTGATTCTATAGTAAAAAATTGTAAATTTTATTTAATGAGCATAGGCGATCCTATTAATGTTAATCGTATTGTTAATGTCTTAGAAAATAAAGAATTAAATCCAGGCATTGGTACTGTTGTAACTGATAGGCGGAATATTGTTGTTTCAAAAAATAATTTAGATAATTTTTATGATATTGACTTAGAAAGAAATATATTATACCACGAAAATACTTTTAATCCACATACATCATATTTCGATGGTTATATTTATCCGCCAAGAGGAAGTATTTTTGAATTAAAATATAATTTCTCTGACATTTTAGTTGTCGCATAATTATTTTATTGAAAAAGAGCTTGTAAACCATGATAATAACCATTTTACCAGATTCAGATACATATGTAACAAATCTACATACAGATACTAATGATGCGTCGTATTCAAATGTAGGAAGTGCAGCGACATTAGATATTTTTAAATTATATAATGAAAATAAAAACGCATATTCATGGGCAGGTTTTGAGTTTACAAGCCCATTAAACAATCAAAGTACTTTAACATTAACTGATTCTTTTTCAAACAGCATAGATTTTATATTTGATACAACAACTAATACATCAGATGGAAGTATCGACATTGATGGCAGCGTTATTGTAGGCATAAATGATATTCAAGACCATACATCACAAAATCCTTCATATTCTTCTAGACTTAAACAGGTAATAGAAAACATTAACGAAAAAAACAATGGTTTAAGCTTTAATATCGATGCCTATAACAATTCAAAAAATATTTTATTGTTAAAACAGCAAAAACAAGGTAATATTGGTGATACAGGCTTTACTTTACCTGATGGTGTGTCAAGCATAGGCAACTTAAATAATTTTGCTAGAATAGAGTACAGTACTGTTTTAATAAAATTTGATATTGAAAATTTTAAAAGTAACTGGATTAATTTAGACGAAAATAATAATATTTTAGGCGCTTTTTCAAATTTAAGAGCCGAGCTTGTTTTAAAAGATATTACATCTGGGCAGAACAAGCCTTATGACTATGATCTTGAAGCCTTAAATTTACGCAAGCCTTTCAAAGAAGGAAAAGGAAAAGACACTATATACTTTTCAGACAAAGATTTTTGTAACTTTAAAGAACTAAGTGTAAATCAAAGCTGGTCGATTGAAAATTTTATTACTTTAGAAGAAGATGTAGATCTTATTGATAATAATCAAATTATTAATAATATAAAAGTAGGGGACGAAAATTTAGTTTTTGACATTACAGATCAAATAAAACAAGTAATTCTTGGAAATCAGGAAAACAACGGTATTTTAATTAGGTTTACTGATGAATATTTGTATAATAATTTTTCTTATTTTGTTAAGCGTCTAGGCAGCAGACATCTATTAAATAAAGATTTAATTCCTAATTTAAATATTAAAATAAAAGATACGGACTATTTTATATCTAACAACAAAGAAAAAACTTTTTATTTCAATCAAGACGAATCTTTGTTTTTGTTTAATTATAATGATAAACTTGTAAACTTTAGCAAACCTACTGAAAATAGTATTCTTTTATTTAATTTGCAATCTTCGATAGGCGAAAAAACAATTTTAAGTGAACTTCAAACAGATACTGCTTTGGTCAATTACAAAGGAAATACAATTACAGGATTAGCAAAAGTTAATTTAAATGTAAGCAGATACAATCAAGATATCGATCCAATTATAGACAATGAATATACAAATTTTGTTCAAGAATGGATTTGGCAAGATAGCGAATTTGAATTTATTGACTCAACCAATATTGAATCAGGAAAAAAATATAAAATTAAAACAGTTGGCAGTATCGACTATACCACGATAGGTGCAAGCAACAATAACATAGGAACAATATTTATTTCTAATAACATTTTAAGCTTAGACATAGACGATCCAGGTTTTGTAAACGGCGAAGTTTTTGTTGTCAAAGAAGAAATACTCTATAGAGATAATATTTCTTTTTACATTTCAAAAACAGAATTCGACAAAGATAGTAAAAACTTAATATCATCAATTAGTATTAGAGAAAATATTAAAAATACATTTAATACTTCAGCTGTTTTAAATTTACATACATACTTTATTGATTCTAAAAAAAGCTTGAGAGCAACAAAGTTAACTTCAGAGGTTAAGTCAGAAAATTTAGGTAAAGTTTATTATGAAGTTTACGATAAAGAAACAAATCAAAAATTAATTGAATTTGATTTTATAGATGATTCAACTTTGATGTTTTTTGATGGGGAAAAATATTTATTTAATTTTTACGTCCCAGAATCTTTTTTAAAGAAAAAGCTAGTTTTTAAATTTGCATATTTTGATGAAGTAAATAATGATATAAAATATATCTCTTCTATCAACTCAAATAGTAATATTATTAGTATTGAATAGAAAGAGAATTTAAATGAAACTTGTCAAATTATATAATTTTATAAAATCTAGCTATAACAATTCAAAAGTAAATAACGACGAGCTTTTAAGTGCGCTTAAAGGTTTGAACTTATTAGAAAAAGAAGATTTAACTACAAAAGATATTTTTAATGTATTTAGAAGTTTAGATGAATATAATAATTTTTTTTCTACGCAACAAATAACACACGCAAATTACAATAATTTTAAAGAGCACGTATTTTTTAGTTCAGCAGTTAGCAAGATAGATAATTCTTTTTATCGTATACTAAAATGTCCTTATGATAAAGATGAGATAACTAATATAACATATAAAAATAAAAATGATGGTTACACTAAGTTTTTATTAGAAAATGAATTTCCTAAGTGTAGAGGATCAATAATTTTCAATGGAAATAACATTATCGATATTGTTGACAAACAAGGCTATTTGTTTAATGACTATGAAGAAAATTCATTAGTAAAGTCTGGTATTCTAAATCCTAAAAACAATAACTTTTGTTTTGATTTTTGGTTAAAAATAACAGATTATGGAAATAATAATCAAGTTATTTTTTCAAAATACACTAAAGAAATAGGTTTAAAAGAAAATGGATACATTTGTTTCATATCAAACATAGAAAACAACAATAACGATGTCTACTTAAACATTATTATTTCTATGAAAGATAATTTATTTTTAAAAAAATATAAAATAAAAAAAGATACAATATTCAAGCATGTCTGTTTAAATATTTTTAGTGTAAATGCAGAAAAAAATATTGAATTATTTATTAATAGTCAAAAAATAAAAGAAGATGTCAACGTAATATCAGAAGGAACATTAGTAGTATCAGGATTTGATAGTTATTTTTCTAACCCAGATGTTTCTTTAACAATTGGAGGTAATCTACAAAGAAATTTAGTAGTAAATGAAACAAACTTTAGCAACTTAAAAGGTGAAGTTGACGAGTTTAAGATTCTTTTTAAGAGAAAAACAAAAAATCAAATAAAACAGACTATGCATAAAAACGTTTATGCAAATAATTTTTTAAAATTATATCTAAGATTTAATGAGCCAATAGGACAGCATATAAATAATTTTGTCTGTATAGACTATTCTGGAAATAAACTTCATGGAGTAATAAGGAATTACAGCGAAGAAAGTTTAAATTATATTGTTTCTCAAGATACTTCACAAATAAGAAACAATAATGTAGATACTTTACCAATGAAGAAAGAAAGAGACAATGAAAATCCAGTATTGATTGGATCTTTTCAAGAAATAATAGACAAAAGACAGCTTTTAGTAGACAAGGCATTAGTTTTCGATAAAGAAAACCCAAACAATATTTTTAAAATATTACCAAAACACTATTTTATAGAATCTTCTAACAGAGAAAATTTACCAATTTTTAGCAGAGATGACGCTTATGTGACGCCTAAAGACTTGCTGGATGAAAGTGGAGAGATAAATAAAAATTCAGGTAGCAAATTAAGCAACGAATTTGAAGTAAATAGTGATTTAGTAAATATTGTTTTAATATGGGCAAGATTTTTTGATGAGCTCAAGCTTTATATTTCTTCTATAGATAAAGTTTTAAATATTAGTTATGACTCTTTAAACAAAGACGATATTTCAAGTATATTTTTACCTTTAGCATGCAAAACTTACGGAATAGAGTTTAGTGAAATATTTCCATCAATTACAAAAGAAAAGCTATCTGGAGAAAACTTATTATATGAAGATATTGTAAGTGATTTAAGTATAAGAAAATTACAAAATTTATTATGGCAAAGATTTTTAATAAATTCACAAGACTACTTAAAATCAAAAGGCACAATTAAAAGTATTGAGTCAGCATTTAATTCTTTTGGTATTGATTATTCAAAATTTATAGATATTAATGAGTATAGTAGTTATAATGATTTAACCAAAGGTAATAACTACAAAAAAGAAAATTTAAATACCAATATAATTTCTTTTTCTTCATTATCAACAGAATTTGAAAATATTCCAACTTTTGAAAACAACTTACTGAATAGTTTTTCTTCCAACAAATTATTTTTAGAAATAGAAAACATTAGAAGAAAATCAATATCAAATCAATCTCTTAAGGATAATGCTCAAATTCTAAACGGCTTAGGGAATGAGTGGACAATAGAAGTTTTTTTTAATTATAGCTCTGCAATCAAAAACAAATCTTTGTTTTTAAACAATAATACAGGCAGATTTAGTTTAATACAGAATTTGTTTAGATTAGACTTAGAAAACAATGTTGTGTTGACAATTCATCACGAAAGACAAAATATAGAAAATTATTTTGGTGATATACATGTCAATGTTTACCCAGTTAAAAATAATTCAAATTATGTAATATCACAGAAAATAGAAAATATAAACATATATGATAATCCTAAGTACTTAAGCATTAGTCAAGATATAATCATAAATGAAATTGATAGTGATAATGATGAAATAGTATATAACATTAATATAGGTGACATTGGAGAAGTAAATCCTCTTAAACAAAAAGAAAATTTTGTTATTAGAAAAACTATTGCAAACATAAACGACAAAGTTTTGCAAAACAATATATCAACAAATAATGAAAATTTATCTTTTAAAATAGGAAGTTATAATTATCCAGATATTGGGTCTGAGTATTTGTCTGCAACGAGTGATTTTGTTCAAAATAATACTATTTTTGAAGGTGAAATTTTAAAAATTAGATCTTGGGATAAAATTTTAAGCAATAAAGAAATTGAAAGTCATATTAAAGATATAGAAAACGTTGGAGAATCTCAAAATTCACCTTTTAAAAAAATTATATTTGACTTTGATTCAAAGTTTAAAAATGACAAAATAGTTCAAAATAACGTATTAACTTTGGCAATAAATGATAACTCTTTTAACTTTACAGAAGAAAATCAAAGATTAAATACATGCTTAATAAAAACTTTAAACTTAAATTATGAAAATACTAATATTGTAAAACCTTTTACTTTAATAGTCAAGAAACAAAACATAAAATACGATCAGCCTGTTAAAACAAACAGAGTTGATATTCACAGCTTTTTAGATGATGACAACAAAGCTATATTTAATAACTTTAATAATTTTCCTTCAAATGTACCTTATAGATATTATAATTATGATGATATTTCAAGAGTCAGCATTGATATGTCGACTGTAAGGATTCTTAATGATGATATCTCAAAAATGATTCATGACATAAGTTTGTTTAACAGTAAAGTTAACAATTTTTATTCAAAATATGATTATTCTTACAAAAACTTAGATGTTATTAGAAAAAGTTATTTTGATAAATTTAGTGATAAAGATTACATTTATTATTCTGATATTGGGAATGTTTTTAAGTTTTTTGACAATATAATGCAAAAAACTTTAAGTGAAGCTATTCCTTATAATACACGATATTTAGGTTTTAACTTAGTATATGAATCTCATGTACTCGAAAGACACAAATATGTTTATAAAAATAAAGACAGTAACTTAAGTGTTGTTGATGATTTAAATTTTGTAAACTATTCACAAGAACCTGCATTAATTAGAAGAGGTACGTCTTATAATAGCAATAGACAACAAGTATATCAAGATGGAAGATCAACTTTAAGAGGAACTGATTAATATGAGTATTTACGAAAACATAAGAAAAATTGATGACACAATCGTTTTTTTTGACAATCAAAATGTTCCTTACGAAAAAGTAGATAAAGGTCTTTCATTATTAGACAGTAAAGACAAAAATAAAATTACTAATAATATAAACTGTCTGGATGACAGTAATACAATGCAAATCAATCTTTTTGTCGGCATTAACTCTTCTTTTTTAAACAACAAGATTATAAGTAATGATGAAGAGTTAATCAACAAACAAGATATTATAGAAACAATATTTTTTGATGATAGAGAAAGTTATAAAGGAAAAAAAATAGAAAAAAATATTTTTACATCTATTTTTAAGAAAACATTAGGTTTAGAAAGTCATGATCAACTTTTTCAAGAAATAAGCAAAAAACCTTTTTCAGATGAAGAAAATATTGAAAACGCTAGACTTTTTTTAGAAATGCCGAATGAAATAAAATATCCCAAATATTATAATGCTTATTCATTAAACAGACTTAACTCTAACATAAGCGTTTTTGGAACTTTAGAAAGTATTAACGGAGAAAATACGACTGAGCAATCTTTGCGTGGGATAATTTGTGAAATAATTAAAAATGGAACAGACTCAAGAGGCAGAAGCATTGAAATAACAAACAGCATAACGCTAAGAGAATTTAACTCACCCAATCAGATTGAAAGTTATTCTGATGAAGAATACGAAGAAGTCATTTTAAATGATGATGTCTTGTTAACAGGATCTTTTAAGTATACAAATAGAATTATCAATGGCAATGTCATGACAGTTTTAGATACCTCGTCAGGTGCAAGTAGCCAAATTTCTGTTTTATCAAACAAGGTTATTTTTTATACTGAGGATGACAGCAATATCGTTGCTTTTGATGATAGATTAAGAAGCGAAATAGTAGACAGTGACTATGGAAATGATGAAATATTTTATAGCACAGGTCAGTCAATCGACATGTCTGAAGGTGAATCTGTTGATTCAGTTGGTTTCCTAGGAGAATTAAATTAAATGTCAAATTACTCTAACTTTATAGTTAACAATATTGAAGTACTAAAAAAAAATAACACGCTTGTTAATTCGCAAGAAATAATTGATGTTCTTCAGGATGCCTTTGAATCTGGTACAGGGTCTGATCCTGCACTATTGTTTGGAGGTTTAAGAGTTTCAGTTTATTTTCCGTTAAACGGCGTAAATTTAGACGAAAGAGTAAGCTCATCGCTCATCAGTCAAAATCCAACTTCATCTATAGACGTTAATCCAATATTTAAATCCAGATTAGCTCCGTTAAGTACTTTAAAAAATGATTTGGAAATATATTTTAAATCAATAAAAATAAAACTAAAAGCAAAAGAAGCTGTTTTAGATCCAAGTTTTTTATTTAACCCGCCTTTATCAAATTCTTTTATAAACTCAAATAGCATTGTAAATAATAAATTTTCTTTAGACTTTGATAATGTAAATACAAGAATCATAAATTTAAATATTAGTAGTTCTATCTCACAAAACGACGAAGACTTATCAAACTTTTTGACTTTTGACATTATTCTTGTAAAAAATTATCAAGGAGATCTTGTTTTTAACTATGATGATACTTCTTACACGTTAGATAATCTGGATATTAATAGAATTGACGAGATATTTGATATTGATAGTGATTCTATTGCGTCATATTTGTTAAGTGATAATTTATTTTTAAAAATTGATGCGAAAGATCTTTCTGTTAAAAAGTCAGGTTTTAAAAACAAGTCTATTAAAAAATTAATAAATGAAAAATATAGTTTAGATAACTCTTCACCTTTAAAATTTGAAATTACAGGAGAATATTTACAAGAATCTAAAATAGAATTTGATGATTCAAATACAATCGATTTTACAGGTACAGCTGATATGCATGTATCTGTTGATGGGCCAATAACAGAACTTTCAGATACAACTACTCGAAATAAATATTTAAACTTTAAAAAATTTACATCTATTTCTTCGCAAAACAACGTATATGATGATAGGTTTTTACTTCACAATACACACATTTATGACTTGCCTTATGACATAGACGATACTTTTAAAACAACAAAGTCTATAACTAAAAATAAAGTAGAAAATTTAATTAAACAGAAAAGAAATACTTTTACACAAACACCTTTTAACGAAAATAGATTTGATCATGATCACAATATAAAAATATCTGGCAGTCAAAAAAGACAAGACTGGGAGACAGCTACTTTAGACGATGAAATAGCTGAAGGGTATGATATTAGAAATCAGAAGCAAATTAAAATTACACTTGATTTTAGTAGTAATGTTGATTTGCATCTAATGAATACAAAGTTTACTTTTAATTTACCAGATCCTAACTTAGTTTTCTCTGATCGTGATGGACAAAGTCAAATTCCAGGATATAACGAAGTTCGTGTTAATATCGACAGACAATTAGGAACAATTGATTCAAATTCTTTTGCAACAGTTCAGGATAATTTAAAAAACACTAAATATTTTAATTTTGTTTCAACACCTTCAACATATAGCTCACATTTTATGCCTACTGCCTACTGGGACTTCAACAATAACAAATGGGATTATTTAGAAGGTGTTGTATTGGACAAAGATTCACCTTTAATTACACAACAGTATGATTTAAACTTAGCAGCTGATCAAGGCATAAAAAGCTTCGATCTTTTTGGCTCAAAAAACAACTCAGTTCTTAAAGACTTATACATGAGTTTCAATAATATTCTATCAAATCCTAAAGTTTTGTCAGAAGAATTATATTTTACAGAAGCAAGCTTTCTTAAAACAAATGATGGCGAATATTATTTATCATCATTTTTAAGATCTAAAAAACCAATATTAACTACACCCTCTTTTAGAAACGATGCAGGATTTTTAAGCTCAGAAAGTTATTTAAGTAGCAATAAATCCTATTTGACACAAATTACAAGTTCATACAACTTTCCTGGAGGACCAAATTGGCAGCATAAAAACGATCACGTGTTAGATATGTCAAAATACATAACACAAGATTTTTTGCTTGAAAAAATAATAATAAAAGGAAAGTATACAATGAAAGCAGAAATGCCTGTAAGTAAAGGTAATTTTGCTGATTGTTACAGAGATGGTGTAAACAATAGTCAAGTTGATTCTACAGGAAAGCTAGTTGAATCTTATGATTATAAAGATAATCATCAAGGTTTTATTTCAAACAATATTACATTTTTTCTTTTAAATGAAAGAAAAAACTTAAATCTTCAAGATAAAAAAGTTGAAAAGCTAAAACACCAATCTTATTTTCTTGTCCCTACTTACGATGGAGGTGCAATACAAAGTATTAAAAACGAAGACGGAAGTGATAATTTAAATAATAATCCAGGGTTGAATGAAAATATCCCGTATACGACTTCGTATTATGACGCAAAAAATATAAGTACTGTTAATACTTTTGTAATTGATAAAGCTATAGAATTATCTGATCCTCCTACTTTTGACATGGAAGAAAAAAGTTTGAGTAGATATGAAAAAGACTTTAACTTATATACAAGAGTCTATAGTGGTGTTATAAATGATTATGTAAGTTACTTATCTTGGTTCGAAGAACAGACAACATTAGGTAGTCACGGTAGAAATGAATTTGACGCAAGAATAATTCCTTTTGAAGTTCTTTCAAACACTGTTTTTGAAAATAATAGTTTTAACAATAAAATTTTTAAAAACAAAGAAAATGGAAAAGACTTTATAAAAAGAAAGAAAAATTGTTTTGTTCACTTAGAAGAGTTTAGCGATCAAACTATAGAGCAACAAACAAACTTTGTAGATTATATGGTTTACAATAATTTCAAAAACATTGAATCTAATATCGCAAAAACTACAATGGCAGATTCAAACTATAATATTTTACAAGATTTTCAAAATAACAACGAAAACGTTCAGCGATATAATATTATTGCAGACAATCCTCAAGATTATAACGAAGAAGTTACAAGAGAACTTGTGACTTACGCAAGCTTGCTTGTGAGTTCTAAAAATGAAGGTCTTTTGATTGATGACAATATTTTAAAAAATATTGACGAATATCATGAAATTGTTAGTAATCAAGATAAACTAAGCATAGATGTAGTTAATCCGACAGAATTTACTATATATGCATCGTTAAAAAATCAAAAAGCTTCAGACTACAATAGTGAGTCTATATACGAAATTAAATCAAACTTTAAAACAAACTACTTAGGGAATCTTAAATATACAGCAAACTCAATGGAAGGTAAAACACTGTCAGGTCCTTCTAATTCAGGTATTTTTTCTGATAGATTAAGAAATGAAAGGGCTTTAGAAAAAAATAGATCACGCTTTAAATCAAATTCTGGAAAAATAATAAATGAAAATTATTCTTCAGACAATGTGATCTTATGTAATTACATTTTAAAACCTGAAGACAAATTGATTTTTGGAGCAACTTCTTATTCAAATGGAGAAGTTATGTCAACAGTAACTAAGCTTCATGATAAAATTGAAATTATATTAATAGGAAGAGAAGTTAAAAATAAAAATATAAATAATACAAATAGTCAAAATGATAGTATTAGTAAAATTATTACTGGTCATAATCGACACGCTAAGGGTGAAAATTTTTCAATTCAAGGAAATAAAAACTTTTTTGACAGAATATGGAATGATTATGATAATTTTAAAATTTATGACTCAAGCTTAGCAAACTTAAATAATAGAAAAATAAAGAGCTATAAATCAGAAACAAAAACAAACTCTAATGTATTAAAGCTTTTAAATAAAAAAAATATAAATAACTCAACAGTATATTATAAAAAAGATACAGTTTTACCTTCAGTTTCAAATATTTTACTTAATGGTTATGATAAAAATCTTTTGTCTGACGTGGAAGCTTCAGATAATTTAAATCTTTACAAAGAAAACAAAACGTTAAGAAAAGTTTTAATATCAGACAGCATTAATCAAACAGAAATAGATAATATTTTATCGCAAAACGAAACACACTCTACATTTAACAATATGTACTCAAATATTATTAATGATTGGCATGAAGTTTATATTTTCAACGATCAGAGATTTGAAAGTTTATTAAATAGTTCAAGTGTATTATCTGAAGAGAATTCAAATTATATTGACGCTGGTGACGTTCTATCCATTTATTATGATATCAATAGTTATTCTATTGGAGGAAACTACGATTTATTATCAGAAACTAAAACAAGCGATGAAAGCAAGCTAATTAGAACTGTTTTAGAAGGAGATATAAACAATAATTTTATTGACTCATACAACTTTACAATTAATACTATAAAAAGTTATCTTACACCTTCTTCTTCACTCCTTAATTATCAAGAAGGATCTTATATCAAGAAGTTTAATGCATCGCAGTGTTTAAACACAGACTTGAGTTATGTTTCTTTACCTCATGTCACAAATGGTCTGCCAGACTTAAAAACAGGATTTTCTAACAGGACAGGGAGCAATAATTTATATGAAACAATTTCTCATTATCATCTAAACATAGGTCGCAGTAACAGTCTTTTAACATACGCGAATTTTGATTTAGACCATTCGGAAGAAAGATTTGGTTTGTGGGAATTTTTAGATATAAACGATTTAAGAGTCACTAAATTCAATTCTTTTGTTGAAAGTAACGTATTGATTGAAAACATAAAAAGTACAAATCAAGCAGACTATATTGAAATTAGCGAAGCTTCTATGCAATATTTAAATATAGACAATTTAAGCTTTGACTTTGTTGAAAACAACTTAACCAAGGACTTGGAGAAAAAGCATAAATCTTCTTGGTATTTTGTTTTAGAAATAACAGACGCACAAACAACTCAAATAATTACAGAATTACAAACAAATGATAATAATGAATACAGCTTTGAATCATATTATAATAAAAATATAGCTATTGACTTAACACCTTCTGTAGAAGATCCAAGCAATCCAGGCATTCATATCCTCTATGACTCTGTTAAGCTTAGAGAAAGTGTTTTTGGAGAAAATCAAAGTACAGACCCAATACATATATTACACAGAACTGCAAGGATAATTAAAAAAGATGAAAACAAAGCAGGTGACGTTAATAAAATCATAATTCCTTTATATTTTTGGGAGACAAAAGAAGTAGATGGTTTTTACATAGAATATAATTTAAACAACAACAACACGAGATCAGAAAATAAAAAACACCCAAGATATTCTTTTGACCTGTACCAAAGTATTACAGGTTTAATAGAATATACAGGTTCGTTTACTGGTTTACAGAATTCTCTTAATTATAACCTTAACAAAAGAATTGATGCTATATATACTTCTTTGGGAATTGGAGAAAACTGGTGGGATCATCAGCTTTTTAGATACTCTATAAGAAGAAAGCCTGAATTTTACAAAAATTTAGCAGGTAACTGGATTGGACATTTATCAAACGGTCAAACTGTTTCATCTCAAATACCAGTATCAACTGGTTACGGTAACAAGTATAATGTGTACAATCCTTTTGTTTCTACTACAGGAGCTGAGCAAATACAAAATAATAAAATTTTTAGTAATTTATACTCTTTGTATGGTATGATTAACTGGATAGAAAACATTGAAGATTTAAATATAGCTTTACCGGGCAATGACAATCCAAGTCAATTTATACATAATTATTTTAGGATTATTGATGAAAGTATTTGGGGTTCAACTATTCCTCCGGATCCTCTTGTACAGGATCCAAATTCAAGCTTTAACGTTGTTTCTCAAAGAGTGTACCCGTTTGGTGAAAGTAAAGTCAGTATACCTTACAACATACAAGAGTTAAATGATTTATCCTCAAGTCCTGATATGTATCATCCTGACATGGTTGGTAAACTAATATGGTCGCAAAGTCTTTATAACAGCCCAAAAAAGTTTTATATTAAGCTAAGTAAAACAAAAAATAAAAATGATAGTACTTCTAAGAATACTTTTACAATTAAAAATATTAATACGGAACAACTAAATTTAGAAGAAAATGTATTAAAAAACAAAAAATATTTTTCTAGCTTTTTTGCTTTGAATAATAAAAGAAGTGTAATTGAAGAAAAAGAAAATTTAAATATTGAAAATGTGAATCTTGAAGATGAAAACTTTTATTTAAACGAAAAAGTTTACACGTCAAATATTAGATTTTATAAAAACAATAAGTATAACAAGTCAAAGTATAAAATGGTTTACAAAGTTAAACTTTTTAATGACTTGAGTTATGCAGTAAGTTCCACTAAAAGTGCTGATTCGAGTAAAGAAATAAAAAATTATGTTGACAAGAATGACAGTATTTTTAAAAATATTATAAATGCAGCTTATCCTAATTTCTATCCTTATTACACAATTCAGCCTTATACAATTGAAAACAGTAATTATATTTTTAAAAAAAATAAACATACAGAATCATGCTTAGTATATGATAGCACGATAAATAGATACAATAACATGTCTAATCTTAGTAACGAGGAAAAGTCTAAAGATGGTTTAATTACTCCAATAAACTCTTCTTATGAAAAATACAATAACGGGTTATATTATTACAACAACAAAAATGAAAAGCTAGAAAAAACAAGTCAGCTTGTAAAGAAAACACTTAGAATTTATGAAGATGATTTATCTAAAAACTATAACGAAATTAACTTGCAAAATAATGTATATTCAAGGTATGCAGCAAACTTAGATGACCAAGAAGACATACGCTCAGGTTTGTCTTCACCTTATTTTGAGATTGATTTAAATGATATTACTCAAATAGATAATCATGTTCCAGCAAATGAACATTTTGATTTTTCTACGTTAGGTGATGATAATATTGTTGAAAGTAGAAACATAACTTTAGATCAAAGACTTTCCTCACAATTATTAGATTATTCGGGTATTGACATGCCTAGCGAAAGCTATTACAGGAGATCTATTCCTTATACATACAACAAGATTGTTAAAAATTTGCCAACAAGATTTTCTCAAGACTATCAACAAGAAAGATATTCAAAATATAAAAATGCAGGTTCTCCTGTATTTGTTTTTGATAATGAAGATGTAGGAATAGGAGGCTCATATTATAATATTACTGAATTGGAAGAAAAATCTAAAATATTCTTTTATGGTTATTCAAGGAAGTCTATATACAAATACCCAATAGAAAAACTGGACAGGTTCAAATATGGTGTAGAAAATGCAAGTAAGGAATCTGAAAGTGTTTATTGGGAACAAGGTAGCTATGGTCACTATGCTGATAAGATCTTGGGTAGCACAAACTTTGCAAGAACATACCAGAATTCTAACGGTTCGTATTTTATAGATTACACTGTTTTTAAAAAGTTTTTTAATATTGATGATCGCATATTTGAATTAAGTCCTTTAACTACAAACTATTCTGAAACTTATAATAAAGATATTCACTCAAGATCTTTTGCACCTTTTTATGATGCTAGTAGTTAATAGACAATTATTGTATTAGTTCGATAATTGATTTTAAGAAGTACACAAAACTAAGATAATTAATATTGTAATAAGGAAATTTAAATAAATGGCAGGAATATTAGACAAAAAAGAAAGAATATTTGATTTTGTTATAACAGAGAATGGTCGTTCTCAAATACAAAACAACGATATCAGATACAAGTATGCATCATTGTCTGATTTTTCTACTGTTTACACTAAAAAAGAAAATATTGACCAAACTTTTACAAATAAAAATGAAATATCTGATGTAGATTTGAGTAACTTATTTTTAGAGGTTACAACAAAATCAAACAATAATTTAAATTATGAATTGAACTTGTCTGATTTTGTATCTTTTGATAACAACAACTTAAACGGTCAACCACAAAACAGTATTAATTTTACAGATGTAAACGTAAACAAAGGTTTAAGCTTAGGTGAGTCTATAATTAATCTTAAGTTATTGTCAACAGAAAACAAAATAAATGATGAGGCAAAATTTACTTTTGTTGATAATGGTTATTTACATAACGATTTTGAATTTGAAGATGTAAAAGAAAGCTTTTATACGCTTAAAAAGAAAGATGTAAATAAAAAAAATATACCTGCCATAGTAAATGATAAAAAATTTAAAGATAAAAGTAACTTTAAAGTAATGATGCCATTGAGTGTAGATGGAACAGCATTATATAAAGACAGTGATTTTTCAAAAAAAGAAAATATAGAAAACTATTTTTCTGACAATAAGTTTTTTAAGTATTATAAACACTTTAATTCTGGATATCAAGCAATTGACAGTAATTTAGAAAAGAAAATATTGGCAAGTATTATTAAAGATTTAGAAAAAAGACCTGATGCAATAAAAAGAGTCTACAAGCTGGAAAAGTTTTCTAATGATAATAGCTTTATGTTTGAAATGTTTGAGTCTTCTTTGACTGATGTGGGTATTCTTAAAAAAATGTTTATTATTAAAACAGGAGAATTTTATGATGAAGAAGACAATACAATTAAAAGAGTCTATCAAGCAGGACATATTATAAACACAAGAAATGATGTGGATGAAACTTTAAAAGAAGTTTTTTCTCTTAAAAATGAGAATCCAAACTATTCAAACAATAATGTTAAATCATTTGCGCTATCAGCTTTTTATAGTTTTATTGTTTTGTTTACAATAGTTATTGAATAAAGAAAGTTATAATTAATGTACATAGTAAATAATAATCAAAAAATAAACTTTAATTTAAATAAAAACTTAATTTATACAATTAGCAATGATTCTTCAGGACAGCAGAAGTTTAACTATTATATTCCAATAAGCTTAGACTTAAGGTCTTTAAATAAAATAAAAAAAATTAAATTAGACTTTTTTGATAGCAGTACTTTTTCAAATGTTTTTAATAATAAACTTTTTAATGAAACAAGTGATTTTAAAAGTCATAAATCTAACAATGACTTTGCTCTAAAATTTAAAGAAGACATAAGAAAAAATATATATCCACGTTATAATAATTTACTAAATATTAATTCTCAAAGTCTTAATAGAAATGAAAGTTTTATTTCTGAAGAAAAAGTTGTTGATGCGAATAATATTAGAAGTTTTTTTTCCCCAACGAATAATAGATCAGCAACAATCGAGGAATTATTAGACTTTCAATCTTCTCATCTGAACGAAGATACTCATCTTGGTGCCGGCCAGACGACGAGTGAAAACAGAAGTAGTATGTTTTTTTCATTCATCTATATATTTGCAGTCGGAGCATCAAATTCTCAATTAATATATAATAATCAAGTTAACAAAATTAGAATTTCTTTTTTTGATGAAAGCAACAACTTAATTTCAAAGTCTATAGTTGAGTCTGTTGATTTTAACAATATACATAATGAAAACAACCATATAAATTCAAACATATACTATTATGAAAATTTTTCTGGTATTTCTGAAAATATTAATTTAAATTTTAGCTCTTCTGTTGATATAGATAATCTTAATTTAGATATATTAGGACTTGAAGACTTAAGCACTCTAAATATTACAAGTCTTCAAGCAGATATACGTAGTATAGAAACAGAATCAAGTATTAGCCAAAATTATGAATATAATTCTGCAGTTAGACAAACAAATTCAATTAGAATAAATCATCAAAATGAAAGACTAGATAGTTTTATCGATGATTTGTTATACCAGTATTACTTTACAGAAAATCAAAATTTTGAATTTGATGTTAGACTCTCAATTAATTTTAATGAAAACGAAAGCTTAAACGAAAGATTTTCTGATAGTTATAATTTAATATTTGTAAAAAGTCTAAAATTAAATAGAAATTCTTCTTTTTTCAATACTATGATTTCAAACAACAGACATTTAAGGTATTTAAATGAAATTATTAGCAATATTAGCTTAGATCAAGAGTGCGAAAAAATCAATAATGACATACTAAAAGTTTTTATAACATCAAATGGAAGTTTTGTTGATACAAATGTTTTAAAAAAAATAGTCGTAAAAGAAATTAAGAAAAACAATGTTTCTATTATACAAAGAATATATACTAAGCCTGAACCTTTATTTTCTAACAAAGCTAACTTTATTGACAAAAGTTTAGACAATATTTTAAACTCAGGAGACAATTTTAGCTATTATACAGACTTTAATGCAAAAGAAAATAATTTTTCAATTAAAATAGGATTAGATTTAGAAACTGGTGATGAAGCAATTGAAAACAATTTTAGCTCTACAAACTTTGTCTTTTCTAATACTTCTTCAAAAAAAAGAAATCTTGAAAAATTTAACAAAGCTTTTTCAAGATGTTTAAAAATAGAAGAAATTGAAAAAAACTTGCAGTTTAACGAAGAAAAAGACTCGTTTTTTAATATTAAAAACATTTCCGTAAGAAATATAAATTTACTTTCAGAGTTTGCACAGCAATTTGGCTATTTAGAAGAAAACACAGTAAGTTTAAACGTTGTAAACTTTTTAAATAATTGTATAATTGCTTTAGAAAACGAGACTATTGTAAACGCACTTAAATTCAAGAACAATAAGAGTAACATATTTCTATTTAGTGATATTTTTATTGAAGAAAGCATAGAAAATACAAATCAAACATACTTCAATTTAAGAGAAAATTTTTCTGGTTTTGTTGTAAACACTGAAGATCTATATTTACTAAATACATTAGACAACAGTCGTTTATTAAACTCTTTGTTTATAGACTATTATAAAAACAATGATGATAACTTAAGATATTCTATTCTTTTAGATACTTTGAGGTTAAATAAAAATATTATAATTGAAAATAGCATAAAAATATACATTATGCCAATACCAAAAATAATAAGTCAGTATAAAGGCTTAGGTATAGATGATAATGACAATCCTATTAATTTAACGACAGAACAAAGTACCCAAATATCTAGCGGCGAAGATATTTTAATACAGAACAACATAACAATTAACACACAAATAAGAAAAAATTTGTCTTTAGCTTTGGAAGACTTCTTTTACTCATCTGATATTTCTTTAAATTATTCTAAGTACAAATCTTTTAAAGAAATATTAATGAAAAGTTTTGATGAAGTAAATATTATAAAATACTATGATATATTTGATTTTTTAATAAAAAGTAAAGTTTCGGGTCTCACAATAACAAAATTTAAAAATACAATAAATCTTCAAGATGAATTTATTAGACTTGGAAGTAATATAGAAATTAATGTTGATTCTCACTTTGAAAATTTTAAAACGCAGTATTTAGAAGAAAATTTAGTTAATAATTTTTTTGATATTAATCTACACTGTCAAGAAGAAAATATCGGTTTTGAATATTATTTAGATTTTAAAGAAAATTTATACTATAATCAAAATAGAATCAATTATTTTGTTACAAAAGAATTAAACTTTTGTCAGGATACAAGAAATCTTGACTTGTGTTTTAATTTAAATTCTTTGTTAGAATACAGTGATTACTTAGAAATTACAAAAATTAACCCAATTATTAGATCATGTCCTATTATTATTATGACAAACAATAGTGGCGTAATTGAAGAAAGAATTTCTAACAATATAAATCAAACAGAAATCTATAAGAATATTAGTTATAACGGTAAAGACTGTATAATTTATGGTCACAAATTTATAGTTAATGATCAAAGACAGGGTATCTTTGAAAATTTTACTAACAGTAGCTTATATTACAATTCATATTACATCGAAAAAATAGAAAACAACGTTAACTTAAAAATCAGACTAAACAGCAACAATCAGCCTGACACCTTTAAGAATAATTTTTATAGTTCAACGAGAGAATTTTTTGACTTTTGTATAAATAAAGAGTGTGACACTATAGAAGAAATACTTGAAAGATTTAGTGTATCTTTTTCTGTTAAAAACAAAAATAATGAAACAAGTTTCTTTACTTTGTATTATAATAATTTTTACAATAAAAAACAAAAATTTCTTGATTATAATGTTTTAATTAACAGAGCATCTTTTAATATTAAAAGCAAGACTTTAGTTTAATTTAAAAGGAAAAATAATGAGCAGCGCAAATAACAATATTTTTAATCAAACTTTTGACAATGAATATACAGAAATTCAAAACATCATTAAAAAGCCTTCAGAAAATATAAGTGGCAACAAAGAAGTTGAGTTTTTAAGCTTAATTGAGTCAAATGATAGTTTTATTGTGACTGTAGATGGATTTAATCAAGGTGTAGACTTTAGCATTAACTTAAATAACATTGAATACTCAGACTTAAACAATACTTTTAAGAGACTAAGTCAAGATTTTAAATTTGTAAAATTAATGCATGATACTGTGTCTTTAGATGCAGCAAACTTTAAAGATTTAACAACTTTAATAGAGCATGCTGTTTTAGATAAAAAGCAAAATATTTTTGAAAACAGTTATTCAAAAAAAATATTGGAATATTATAATGAAAACAGTAATATTACAGATTTTGGTTTTACTACAAAAAACTTTTTAAATAAATTTAACAATATTTCTTACAATAATATTCAAAAACAAAACAAACCTTCTTTTCAAATTTTATTAAATAGTAGCCAAGATAATGAAAATGATTATGACGACGTAAATTCTTTAATTGCACAAGAGTTTTTTCATTCTCGAGGCAGAAGTTCTACAGTCTTAAAAGAAGCTTTGCTAGTTGATTATTCAAACTTGTCAATTCAAGATGATGAAAAATCTTTTACAAAACTTACTAAAGAAACTAACTCTGATTCTATTGTTCAAAGTTTTATAAATTTTTCTCGAACTTTATACGCAATGTCGCATAAGTCTTATTTATTTAATTCATCATCATCTTATAATATTCAGCATCAATACTTAGACTATAGTTTAGAAAATTTAGATTTAATAAACTTAATTCCTGACTTTTACAGTTATGGAAATAACGGCTTAAATATATTTAACTATATTAACACAAAAAACAAAAGCTTTAATTACAAAAACTATTTTAGAAAAAATAAAATACAGAATTACTCGTCAAACAAAAGTATTTTGCAAAAACCCAGAAACATTACGAATGACTTTAATAAAAATAGTAGTATGGTATACTTTATACCTAGTTCTAACTTAAACTTATTTGTAACAAATCAAATGGTTGATAGCTTGAGTTTAAGACTTGTATACCCACAAGATAAAATCAATTCTGCGCAAAGTAACCTTAAAAATTTTGAAGAATTATCTGGTGGGACCAGGAATAATGATACAGGAAATCAAAATATAATGCCTCCATGGTATAAAAACTATGGATTTAAAATCTTAAACGAATTTAACAAATGTTTGACAGGATCCTTTTTTGACGTTAATTTAGATAGCGCATGTAAAAGTAAAGAGGATTTAAATATTTGGATTTTCTTTTTTAATTCATTGTACAAGAATTCACTTGATTTACAGGACGTTACTGCTAATGCTTCACCTCACAATTTAAGTTCAGCCGCACTTCTTTTTTATGATACTGGTGTTATGGGTGATTTTGATGCACGACCAAATTTTGAAACAGTTAAAAATAAAATAGAAAATTCTGGTAATGAAAGTTTAATGAATCCAAATGATGTTAGACCAGGTTTTGTTTATAATTATTTTAATTTTAAAGATCAAGGTCAAATATATTTAAAAGATCAACCTATTGTTAACTATGATGGATTACAAGCTTCTAATAATGAATCTTTTAGCTTAGATTATAATACCGATTTTAAAGAAATTGATTTCAAACAAGACATTGATTTGCTAATAAAGAAAACAAAATTAAAAATTTTAGAAAATAAAAATATCAGCACGAAAATTTTTGACGAAATTATTGAAAACATAAAAAATTCTGATCACAATTCAATTTTGTTGTCTTATTGTGATACAGACGTAGATAAAAAGTCAGCTATAAATAAGAATAACCAGCTTTTTAAATTAATGTTTACAGAAGATGTATCTGAAATTGATGGTATTGATAATAATTTTTATAGTCATATTGATCTCTTAGGTGATTTAAAAATTGCTGGAAAAAAATATTTAGGTTATTCTGAACTAAAAAATGAAAACAAAGAAGTCAGAAAAGAAGAAAAGAAAGTAAAAGAAAATCTAGTTAAATTTATTAATAACTATTACAGTGACAATATATTTTTTTCAAGCACAACTTTTTTTGACTTTGTAATGAGTTCTATAATAAACGATAAAACATACTTTAATCTAAACTTAGGCGATGTAATACAAAGCAAAAAATCTTACGACTTTACAGATGTATTAAATTGTCAAGCTTTATACTTTAATTATATTTTAAATGAAGATTCTAATGAAAATGCTTTAGAGCTAATAATTAAGAGATTTATTGAAAAAGCAATTCAAATTGATAATGTATCAAGCGATATTATTAAAAATAGTTTAAACAATAAATTTTATTCTTATGACAACTCATCTTTGAGTATTGACGACTATGATGACGGTAATAAAGAATCTTTAATTCAATATCAAAAAGATATTATTGACACTTCAGATAATCTTAAAATTATTAAAAACTCAGTTTTTTCTTTAGACAATATTAAAGATTTAAGTAGTTCATCACAGTATAAATTTATTAGTAATATTCGGACTGTTGATTATGCAAATACAACAAGCAATGTAGAAAACAACATTAATAACTCAAATAGATCAGCAAGAGTTGAAAATATATTTAATAGTCTAACGCAGCCAGAAAATAATAATATAATAAACAAAAAGTTTGGGATAACAGCCAATATAGCTTGTAATTTTTATCCAGGACATATGCTTTTTTATGGATTTAGATCTTTCTCAAGATTTGATAAAGACGGGGAAGTAATTTATGAAAAAACGATACATAACAAAATAAAAAGTGTACCAAACACAGATGACAAGAAATTTTTCATTGATAAAGAAAGAAACTTTAACATCGAGAAAGAAAGAAATATAAAATTAAAATTATCAGCTTATTTATGTAAAGGTGACAATCAAAGATTTAAAGACCACGTTAAAAACTTAAGAAGTGTATTAATTGAAGATATATTTGACTATGCTTCATGTAATGAAAAAACAATATTTAATAAAATAATACAAACAATTCAATTGTATTTACGTCAAGTTTTACCTAACTATTCCTCGAACGAGTTTAATTCTTTTGAAGAAATTAAAAAATACGTTGAAAGTAATAAGTCAATTTACTCTGAAATTTTAATTATTGTTAAAACCTTTGCAAAAATTTTTCTTCCTGTGTTTTATAGACATCAAAGACATTCTTGTATACAAGTATTTAAATCTTTACCTGTCGAAAACCTTCAAGAAGATGATCTACCATATATTTGTGGTGGCAAAAACATGAATTCTTTTATATTCGGTAGAGTCGGTAAACATAACAATATTGACTCAAGTGTATTAAGATTTTATAATAAGAGAAAAAAAATTAATTTTACACTATCAGGTCAAAATTTATATAATAAATTAATATCTGATATTATTAGAGTTAGAGATAATTTCTTACAAAACAATCTTGATATTTCTGATATTAAATTACACCAGGACAGCTATTTGTTAGATACTGATCTTGTGCGCTCTATCAGTAGTGAGATTGACACGAAAGATATTTGGGTTACACCTTTTTCTAATCAGTTAAGAGTTGTCTATAATTCACTATATAAATCAGATTTAATCCAGGTTTTAAATCTGGACGTAATTATTGGCTATTTAAGGACGCAAGAAAAAATAATAACTGGTGACACTTCAGAAACTTTTACAAGTTCTTTTTTTGAAAGTATTAAAAACAAAACAAACGAAAAATTTGCTAAATCAATAGAAAAAAACTTTTACAAAGACGTTTACATGCACTTATTTATTAAAAAAGCTAAAAACGCAGAAAACAGATCAAAAAGCACTTTAAATAGAATTAATTCAATATTGGAAAACACTGGAAATATTGATATTTATCAAAATTTAGATATATTTGATAATAATAGAGTATTTATCAACCAAAAACTTAATAATTTAAACAATGTAAACTCGCAAGAATATGGTTTAGACTATATTTTTAATAGTAATAGCAATTCTCATAATAAACTATTAAACAAAAACATATTAAGTTTAGGGTTACACAAAGATATAATAAAAAATAAAAGTTCAGACTTTATAGTAAAAGTAGAAGTAAATATTGTAGATATAGAAAACTTAAATCATGTTTATGTTCCTAAAATATATCTGTTTTCTTCTTCGATAAGCTCCGGTAATGACGTATTAAAAGACGAAGAAAGCTATTCACCTAACAGCTTAATCTATTATGATAAAACTTTTAATACAAAGAATATAAAAAGTAGAATTATTGAATTTAACATTGAAGATAAATATTTGCCTATAGAAACTATAGGTGACACAAATGATATTTTAGATTTAAGCACTGATCGTGGTGACTTTTTATTTCAACAGATTAACAATATTTCGAAATATTATAGCAATGTCTATGATACAATAACTAAGACAGATGAAAATATAATTAGCAGTTTACAGACATATTCTTACTTAAATAATCATATATTAAATTCTCATTTAATGACAAAGTACTTAGAAAATTCATCTTTTTCATTGACAAACTATAATGTTCCAGACTTAAACAAGATTAATGTATACAATAGAAGTTATGTTGACATTGTCAATCAAATTGACAAAAAAGACTTTTTAAAAGAATTTAATATTGAAAAAAGCAAATTTATAAATTCTCTTTCTTTCAATCAAGAAAGAGAATTTTTTGAAATAGTAGATGATAATAATAATACAAAAGCTGTCAATTTCTTAAACAATATACAAAGTCTAACAAACAAAAGTATTCTTCATGATACTGATGAATATTTTTGCATATATCATATAAGCGTCGATCCTAACGATATGAACTATTTTATAATAGATGAATCTGCAATTGATCATGGTAACGATTTGTTGGTTGACATTAGTGATTTAGATAATATTTTTATTAATTCATTTATGAAAGATAAGTATGATCAACTAAGATCAATTAATGATTGTGGTCATTGTTACTATAGAAATAGAAAAAAAGTAAAAAACTATAAAATAATTATCAAAACTGAGGTTTTATAAATGAATGACTTTGTAATAAATACACTCCCAGATATTAGCTGTAATATTTCAAATAAATTTGTGTATAATTTTTTCAATCCAAATGAAGATATCATAGACGACAATATAATAAACATAAATACAGAAGAATTTTCTAATATAGAACGATATGTTGATATTAATATTTTATACAAAAACAATATTAACTGTGTTACTTTACAAAGTTTTTTAGACACTGATGTGCTTGACAAACTAAGAGGTCTGGACAAATCAGAAATAAATAGAGACTTGCTGGAAAAAATAATTAACTTTAACAACAAAAAAGTTGTTTCGATTAATATGTCACCTAAAAAAGAAGAAATATTATTAGAAGAGATAACTAATAAAAACTTAACTTTTTCTGAGTATTCTATTTTTTTTGAACAAATGAAAAATAATAAAAAAATACACATTAGTCCAGAAAATAAAAAATATTTTATAAGTGCTAATAACAAAACTCCTTTTTTAGAAAGCTTTAAAAAAATATTAAATCAAAACAACTTTGACTTTTTAAAAAATTATAATTCTAAAAACTTGCCTAAGCAAGAACACTCTTCTTTTACAAGATTTACAAACAATATAAAAAATCATTACTGTATGGTTGGTTTTTTATTAGAAAAATATAGTGTAAACGAGGATGACAAACTTAATTATAAAAGTTGTGTCTTTCTTTATAATAGAATACTGGACAACATATCTTCTAATTCAGAAAACTCTGAGTTTATTTCTACAGAAGTCATTAGTTTAAAGGATCAGGCTGTAAAATATGGTTCAACATACAAATATTATTTAACACCCATTTATTTGATAAATTTACCCCAACCAAAAGATTATTATTACACTGACTTTTATTTCTGTAGAGATACTGCTATTAGTGAAGAAAAAGTAGTTTGTAAGGAATATGAAAGACCACATTCAACTTCTTTTATAAAATTCAAGTATTTACAAAACAAATTTTTAATGATTGATTGGGCAAAACCTGTCAATACACAAGGTGATATTTTTGGATATCAAATATTTAAAAGAGATACAATAGATGAACCTTTTAAATTAGTTAAACAAATAGAATTTTTACCCAATGAGAGACAATTTAAAAGAAACGAAAATATTGATGTTACAACTGATGTTTCTTCTTTTGTCAATCATGTTACTACTTTTATTGATAAAGAATACGACAAAAACAAGATACAGATATATACAATATGCACCTTAGACGCTCGAGGCTACTCGTCAAATTATTCACAACAATATGCAATATATTATAATTTTAATAAAAAAAATATAAGTATAGATCTAATAAGTCCTGAAGGTGCTCCTTTAAATTTGCCTAATTTACTTATTCCAAGAAAAACAAAATTGTTAAATGAAAATAAGTCTATTGTAGAAGAAATATGTTTTGAATCAGGAGTTAGTAAAATTTCTGTTTACTTAACGCCTGATCTTATTAATATTTTAGATGACTCGAGTTCAAGAAATATATTAAGCGATATTTACAAATTTAATATATTTAGTTTAGATAAAAACATAAATCATATAAGCAATATAAGAATTACATAATTATTAGTTCAAGAAAGGACGTTTTAGATGGGCTTTTTAAATCATGCAACAAACAATATAATAATTGACGCCGTTTTAACAGAAAGAGGTCGAGAGTTACTAGCAAAAAATGATGGTTCATTTAATATTACATCGTTTAGTTTTGGCGACGACGAAGTTGATTATTCAATTATATCAAGATATGGTCTTCCAATTGGAAAAGAAAAAATTGAAAAAAACACACCAATCTTTGAAGCAAACCCAAATGAAAATATTGCGATAAAGCACCCACTTATTACTTTTACAAATTCACTTACAAGTTTAGAAAATATTCCGACTCTAAAAAGAGTAGACACTACAGGTAACGTAAATAGCAACATATCTTTATTCGATACAAGAATAAACGACAATGATTCTACTTCAATTCAATACACTATCGAAATTAGAAATAATGTACCTAGCCTTGAAGGTGCTCAAATTTTAAATGAAAACATTACTGATAATAGAATTTATGTTAAATTGCATAGTGACTTATTAAGCATCGTTAATAACACACCTTTAGATTCAGACTTAAATAATATTGCAACTTATTCTATTCCCACGTCAACAGTTTCAAGTGGCGAATGGGCAAATCAAATAACAGCTTCATTTACCATTAATTCAAATGGAATAGTTAGTGCTTCAGATTTTACAAAATATTCATCTCTATCAAATAGCAGTGTAATAAACACTTCAGTTCAGGTAATAGGATCATCTTCAGGTGCATCTTTAATAATTCCTGTTTCAATAACAAGACAAGCTTAAAAGAAAGATTATAAAATGGCAGTAGACTTAACAGGATCATACGTTTCTATAAATCCAAGTAATATTAGCACAGAAAAAACATCAGTACAACAGCTTGTTGATATTGTTCAGACTGATATTGCGAGTGTAAATACAAATACTAGAAAATCTTATGAAGTTTTTACTAGCGGAAATATTGATAGTACACAAAGTATTAGTAGCTCTTTATTTCAAACAGTTTATGATCAAGACTTTTCTCTAGGCACAGCAAATTCTTTATTTGATATATCTGTTGGTTCTTTGGGCGAGTTTGATTTAGATAACAACTCTGTTGTGGTTAACACATTAAATTTACCGCTTAATGACGGAAAAATTAATACTACAAGTATTCCATCAGCAACGATGCTTAGAGAAAAAATTCACATTTACAAGCAGTTTGCACAAAATTTATTAGGTGATTCTAGTAAATCTTTTTTTACACCTCATTCTGCGACTGTAGAAGAAGCTGATGCTACTGAGATTTCTGCTAATCCTGGAACTTATAGTAAAAAAATTAGAGGTGCCATTTTTATTTGTTTTAAAAGGCTTTTTACAAGGGACAATATCTATAAAGGGTCTTTTGGTCTAAGAATTAGAAAAAATGCATCAACTTTAATTTCTGGAGGAGGTTTAGCAATATCAAATATTAACGATGAGGTTCTTGCAAATGATGTTAATCCAGCAGCTGCAAACACAGTAATCTATGATGATCGATTAGTTGCAACAGGTCTTGGGATTAGTCCTGTTGCAGGTGAAGTTTCAACATTATCAGATGCTTCGAACAACTATGTTGGATTAATATTTTATGACAGTGGAATTATAGTATTAGATGTTGAAAGAGCTTTCAACCCGCAACAAATAATTAGAGGGTTAATTACAACTACTAGACAAGGTGATTCAACAAATGAATTAGACGGACCTTTTTGGTATTCAGGAATTGAAGATGCTCAAGGTGATAATTTTTATTACCCAGTATATACTACAGATAGAGAAGGTACTTATAATACACTTAACTTTACTGCTGATGGTGTAGTATTGTATCATGAACATGGAACTCTTGAAGTAACTGATATTCAGCCTTCTGAGAATGATTTAACTCATGGTCTTTTAACTGAGTATAGTGTCGCAAATCAAAATTTCTATACAGACGCAAGTATACTTGAAATAGACGGAACATCTATTCATGAGGGGAGTTTATATCCTAGCTTATGGACAAAAGGAACTATTGATGATGTAATTGATCATATATGTACAACAAGGTTTGATAGAGGCCAAAGATCAGCAATTACATTTAGAAATGAAACTATAATTAATTCTTCATTAATATTTTGTAGAGCATCACACAATCAGTTTAACTATTCTACTAATCCAACTTATACAGATTCAGACAGTAGAATAATTGCTAAAACCACAGACAATAGAACTTTTACGTACGTTACAACAATTGGATTATATGATGCAGAAGGTTTTTTGCTTGCTGTTGCTAAAACTTCAAGACCTATAGAAAAAAATCCATCAACTGATCTCTCTATCAGAATAAGACTTGATTATTAAGAAAAAACATGTCTTTTATACCTCTCGATCATAAAAATTTTATTGTTAATAAAATAAAAAACAAGTCTAAAATAGAGTATATTAATTCTGATGTTTCTTCTTATGTTGTTGATCAAAAAATAGATTCGAAATCATTAATTAATAATAACAATTTTAACAATTTTACTTTTGAAGAATTAAATATTAGTGATGAAGATACTCTGAAAGTAATAAAAAGAAATAGTATTGTTGACTTTTTCAATAAAGTTTCAAATCAAAATAACTTTTCTTACATAGAAGATGATCAAGAAAAAAATTATTTTGATCATATAAAAGATCCTTTGCAAGACGAAGAAGTTTTAAATGACAGTATAAAGCAATATAATTTTAAAAATTATACTAAAATTGAAAAAAATAATCAAAAATTTTTAATAGACTGCAGAGAGAAAAATAAAATAGATGTTGTTAAAAAATCACTGTACGACAACTATAGTTATAATTACAGTTTAGATTATTATAAAGATTTAAATAAAGGTTACTGTAATTATAACAGTATTAACTTTTTTTCTCTGTCTGATGACTTAAACTTAAAACATTCAAATGCAATTATTTGGCCCAATTTAGTAAATAACAATAGCAATCAATATGACTTTCTGCAAAAAGATTCAACTATTAGTTTTAGTTTTAATCTAAGAAACAAAAAAGATTTTTTAGGAATACATCCTCAGTGTGTTTTACACATTCCTGATTTTTTAAATGTATATGTAGTTAGAAATAATGATTTAATAAACAAGTATAAAATATGTATTGTAGCAGGTAGTAATACAAGAAAAAACTTTCATGATATAATAAATGATTTTTCAATTGATTTTGACAGCAATCAAGAAATCTATATAAGCCAAGAAAGTGTATACGTTACACAAGGTTTGACTATAAACGAAAATCATTGGTATAACTTAAGTATTGTATTAAGTAAAAACAGAGAATTAAACAATAATCAAGATTTAAGATCTCTGGAGTGCTTTATAGATGAAGATGTAATTTTTTCAATAAAAGATTTGAATTTTAATAAACACCAAAATAATCTATTTAATTCTTATATTTGCTTAGGTAATAAGATTAACTATAAGGAAGATGACAATCTATATACATTAGATTACAATGACGTTTTTTATTATTTGTTCGGAAGTAGAAAAGATGAAACAAGTCTAAGCGGCGGACCTTATATTAAAAAAGATATCGATTATGGAAAAAATTTTTCATGGGAGGATGATGGATCAAAATTAATTGATAACATTGATTCTTTTTTAGATATTAACATATTAAATAAAATTCAAGAAAAATGTGAATCTTTTGAAGGAGAGATTCACAACATAAGAATATATTCTAAATCTTTAAAAAAAGATAAAATAAAAGAAAATTCTTACAATACAGTCAAGAGTTTATCAAAAGAAAAGGAAATTTATAGTTTAGAGTTTTACGTTCCAGTATTTAATATAAATAGTTACGTAAGTAAAAAATCATTATTCAATCTTAATGTAAATAGCATTAGTAATATGCATTTTTCATGTATATATAACCCTTACTTTGCTAATAGCTGTGGTGGCTTAGAAATTTCTACTGAGAATTATTTGATTGATTTTGTAAATTATACAAAGCCTAACGTGGTAGTTGATGGTCATAATCAAATAAACTTTATAGAAAACAACTATTTACATATTAATAATTTATCTATTTCCAGCTTTACAGATGTTTTTAACAAAATGAAAAAAGGCATTATGTTTAATAACATTTATCATGATTTAATTGATACTTCTACACAATCTAACGGAAATTTAATTTATAATAATCTACTAATTTTACCTAATGATGATGGTAAACTTAAGGTAGATTTTAATATTATTAACGAATTTTTAACAACTATATATCCACAAGAAAAATACTTTTATGATAATTTTATTGTGCACAATATTTCCATAGAAAACTTATTTAAAGGAAACAAAGAAGAATTTTTCTACCCTCTATGTTTAAATAACACACAATATGAACAGTATAGCTTAAATAGCAATCAATCTAATACATTAAGTTTAAATATAGCTGAAAATTTATCATATGATTTCTCTTTAACAAAAGATAAATTTTATAATTTCTCAAATTGTCTTTTTCATGACACAAATTTTGAATACGATACAACTAATTATTCTTATGATTTAACCTCTTGTAATGAAGAAATAGTTGATTTACATGACGAGCTAAATGAAAATAGTAATTTAAACTTAGACATAAGTCCTGTTATAAGAAATTATTTTAAAGACATAAATTCTTTAAGTTATGAGATAAAAACAGTTTTTACGGATAGATTTTATATAAATAATAGTTTAGTAGAAGTCAATTATATAAATTATCCTTTAGGATATACAGATTATCAAAAAACTTTTGATTGTATGTTTACAACAATATTTAATGTATCAAACAAATATTATAATACAAAAATTGAAAAAGAATCTTTTTTCATAGAAGATAATTTATTTAAAAATTTAAGTTTATCATTTAAAGATAACAGTAATGGCTCAATACATAGAAGTGACTGTGAAAGTAAAATAGCAAACTGGAATTATGTAGGAAATATATTTTACAAAGAAGGAATATGTACTTTTTTTAGGCCAGAGTTTAGCTATTTTGGTAAAAATGATTTTAAATGTAGTTTTGATGCTGTTTATAATATGTTTGTTCATGAAATTAATATACAAGCTAAAAACGGATTTTACAATAAAAGTTTTAATAGTTCTTATGATATCAAATTAAGACAAGACGAAAACTCTTTAAATTCTGAGTCTTCTTTTGTTTATGTATCTGATATTAATTTACATGATGAAAATTTTAATATTATAGCAAAAGCAAAGCTTTCAAGGCCTGCGCCTAAAAGATTAGAAGATAATATACTTTTTAGACTCAAAATGGATTATTAATGTTATGTATAGGATTAGATATATCAACTTCAATAGTAGGAATATCAGTTTTTAAAGATAAAAAGCTTGATAAATTAAATTATGTTGATTTAAGTAAAGAAAAATGTATTTTTAAGAAAGCTAAAATGTTTGAAAACTTTTTTCTAAAAAATATTGTAAATATTGGATTTATAGATTACATTTATATAGAAGATATACTACAGAGTTTCAAAAGAGGTTTATCATCAGCTAATACTCTTATGAAGTTAGCAAAGTTTAATGGTATAGTTTCTAATATAGTATATAATAATACTGGTTTAATACCTGAATATATAAATGTAAATACTGCTCGTAAAACTTTAGAAATAAAAATTGACAAAAACTCTTCAGTTGATAAAAAAGAACAAGTTATGATGTGGGTAGATAAAGATTTAAATGAAAATTATTCTTGGCCTACTAAAGTTATAAGTAGAGGACCAAATAAAGGACTTGTAAAATATGAAAAATTTTGTTATGATATGGCAGACGCATATGTAATTTGTAAAGCTGGTATTATAATAAATGAGCAAAATCCATAAAAGAATAGATTTTTTTGACAAATATTTCCCAAACCATACCTTATCAAAAGATGGAGTTAATTTAAATATTTGGTGCCCTTTTTGTAAACACGAAAACAAACATAAAAAAAAGATGGTAGTACACTTAGAGAAGTGTCTTTATCATTGCTGGACGTGTGATAAAAAAGGTGCAAATATACCATACCTCATCAGTAAATTTAGTTCTAAACTGACTAAAATAGCTGAACAGTTGTTTACTAAAAAATTAAATAATAATTCTGTGGATTTGTTTGGAAATAATCTTCTAATAGAAGAAGAGCACGATCCTGTTGTTTTGCCGACTAATTTTGTTTTTTTTGTTGATCAAATCGAAAGTTTTAGCCCGGACACAAAAGCCGTGTTGAAATACGCAGTTAGCAGAGGATTTACTAAACATAAACTTTTTATGCTAAGAGCAGGCTTTTCAACAAACTCTGAGTATAGAAGATATTTGATTTTACCTTCATATGATGCTAATGGAAACTTAAATTATTATGTTTCAAGAAAAATAGATGTAGGAACCGGAGATAGTTTTAAATACAAAAATGCAAATTATCCAAAGAAAAAAATAATATTTAACGAAATTAACATTAACTGGAAGTTACCCTTAACAATTGTAGAAGGGCCATTAGACTTAATAAAAACAAATGATAACGCAACATGTTTATTAGGCTCTTCTCTCACAGAAGATATGCTTTTATTTCAAAAAATTGTTAGTCATAAGACAACAATTAACTTAGCTTTAGACTCTGATGTTTACAATAAAAGTTTAAATATTGCCAGCTTGTTACATCGATATGATATACCAGTTAATATTATTGATACAAGAGGTGCAGATGATGTTGGTGATATGCATCCAGAAGATTTTAAAAGAAGATTGAATTTGTCCAAAGAATTTAATAAAAATGACAAGCTTTTAGCTAAAATTCGGAGTTTATAATGTTTAAATGCGCGCATATAAGTGATGTTCACTTTAGAAGCCTTAAGCGGCACAACGAATACATTCAGGTTTTTAACGAAGTTTTTGATAACTTAAAAAAATTAAATTTAGACTGTATTTTTATTGGTGGCGACATTGTACATTCAAAAACACAAGGAATTACTCCAGAACTTATTGATATTTTAAATTGGTGGTTTACTTCTTTAGCAGATATAGCCCCTACTCACGTTATCTTAGGTAATCATGACGGATTAATCTTAAACGAAGATAGGCAAGATGCAATTACACCAATTGTTAACGCATTAAACAATCCAAACATTTTTCTTTATAAAAAAAGCGGAGTATACCCGTTTTTTAATCTACCAAATGGCCAGCAAATAAATTGGTGTGTTTTTTCTTGTTTTGATGAAAAAGGTTGGGAAAACGTAAAGCCTTTAGAAGATGAAATTAACATTGCTTGTTTTCATGGCGCTGTAACTGGCTCTGTAACTGATATTAATTGGGAGCTTGAAGGAGAGGTCAATTTAAATTTCTTTAAAGGCTACGACTTCGGTTTTTTAGGCGATATACATAAGTTACAATATTTAGATGAGGAAAAAAGAGTTTTATATCCGGGCTCAACAGTCCAACAAAATTACGGTGAAGACGTATCTAAAGGATTTGTTTATTGGGAAATAAATAGTAAAAATGATTACGTAAGTAAATTTATTAAAATTAACAATCCACATCCTTTTTTAACTTTAAACTGGAGAGGATCTGTTGAAGAAACAATAGAATTTGCCAGCAAAGTAAAAAAAAGAGTAAGATTCAGAGTTAAATCAAGTGAAAGTATTTCGCAAGCTGAAATAAAATTATTACACTACTATCTTAAAACTGAAAAGGATGCACATGAAATCGTATACCAAGTAGTGCCAAAAGATGACGAAACAAAGCATTGTAGCAGTGAAGAATATAAAAAGTTAAGTGGCTACAATATACGAAATTCTTTTGATAGGAAAACTTTAATTAACGAGTTTTATGAAAGTTTGGATCAAGAAGTAATAAACAATTTAGATAAGATATTTGAAAAAACTCTTGACAAAATTCCTGAAGATCTTAAGGATGTATTTGGTCAAAAATGGTCTATTAATAATTTAAGTTTTGACAATACTTTTTCTTACGGAAAAGACAACTTTATTGATTTTGATAAAATGTCTGGCGTGGTGGGTATATTTGGAAATAATCGAGCAGGAAAATCTTCTATACCCGGTACTTTAATGTATACATTGTTTAACACGACTGATAGGGGCTCTTTAAAAAACCAAGATATTGTAAACATAAGAAAAGGTTTTTGTAATACTAAAGCTAAAGTTACAATAGGTGCAGAACAATATTTGATTGAAAGAGAAACAATCAAAAAAACAAATAAAAAAGACATAACTACAGCAACTACAAATTTAAAGTTAACTTCTTTAAATAGTTTTGAAAATGAGTCTGAAGAGCAAAGAAGAGAAACAGAAAAAACCCTTAAAAAGTTAATTGGGACTTCAGAAGACTTTTTGTACACTACGTTTGCTTCGCAAGGAGAGATGAATACTTTTATTAATGAAAAAAGTAGTGCAAGAAGAACAGTGTTATCAAAATTTTTAAACATTAACATCTATGATGAACTATACAATAATTCTCGAGAAGACTATTTATACTTAAAAAGTAGACTAAACAACACTGAAGAAAAAAACTGGTCTGTCTTAATTGAAGATTCATTTAAAGAAATTAAAGAAAATGAATTAAAAATATCTTTAAATGAAGCAGAAATTTCTGAATTTAGAAATGATTTAATTAAATTAAATATAGAGCTTAACAATATTTTAAGCAAAACAAAAAAACACCCATCAGGTCATACACTCAAGACAGCTAACGAAGAGCTTAGCTATAATGAAAATAAAAAACAAGACAATATTAACAAAAAGTCTTTAATGTTAGAAAAAATATTAGAAATTGAAGAAAATTTAGAAAAAATAAACAATTTCAAAGAAAACTTTTCAATAAAAGATTTAGAAGAAGAAAACAAAAGAATACAAGAAATAGAAAAGAAAGTTATTAATTTAAAAAATACTCAAAAGAGTGAAAATTTAAAAAACAATTCTTATGAAAATGAAATTAAAATATTAGATCAAGTTCCTTGCGAAGATAAGTTTCCAAATTGTAAATTTATTAAAAAAGCACATCAAGCTAAAAAAGAAATTGGTGGAATAAAAGAAAATATAAATTTAATTGAAGGTGACATTTTAGAATTAACCACAGTGTTAAGAAGTCTTAGAGAAAAAGAAATTGATAGCAAAATAAATAAATACAACAGTATATTGAAAAAAGAGTATAAATTAAAACTAGATAAAGAAAATACAATACTACAAATATCTCTAAAAGATAAAGAGTTTAGCATCGTTAAAAAAGAAAACGATAGCTTGATAAATATTATTAATGAGTTGAAAAGTTTAAACGTAGATCAATTTGTAAACAAAGAATTGTCAATTCAAGAAAAGATTGGTAATGCGCAAGACAATATAAACAATTTAAACTATAGAAACTTAGAAATAAACAAGCGAAAATTTGAATTAGAAAGAAACATTCAAGATTACAACAAAGAAAGAGAAGAATATAACAAGTTAATAATTGACTTTAGGCTTTATGATCTTTTCAACCACTCAGTTTCAAAAAAAGGTATTCCTACAATGATTATTAATTCTTTTCTTCCGAGAATAAACACAGAAATAAACAATATTTTAAATGGTGTAGTTTCTTTTAATATCTCTATTGAAGAAGACGAGAAAGGAAACAATTTAAATGTATATATTGACTATGGAGACTCTAAGCGAGTAATTGAATGTGCAAGTGGAATGGAAAAAATGATGACTTCTATTGCAATTAGAGTTGCGCTAATTAACATATCATCTCTTGCACGATCAGATATATTTATTATTGATGAAGGCTTTGGCACACTTGACGACTCAAACATTGAAGCCTGCGGTAGATTATTAAATAGTTTAAAAAAATATTTTAAGGCTATAATAGTAATATCACATGTTGATGCAATTAAGGATATAGTTGACAAAAATATAATGATTTCAATAAAAGGTAAAGACTCACATGTTCGATTTGAATAAAGGTTGGCATAAAATTGATAAAGATACAGAAGAAAAATTTATAGGTGCTACAAGATTTGTAAAGCCTATAAACGCTGATCATTGTTCAACTTTTTGTCCTGTATGTGATATAGCTATAGCGACTATAGAAGATGTTAAAGTTATGAAAAAAGAAAACTGTTGTGAAGATTGTTACAATACTTACTATTTTTTAAATAAAGAAAAATGGGAAAGTGGGTGGCGACCCAATATAAATAATACGTAACATATAATTATATTTTATATAAAAGAAAGTTTTTTAGTATGGATTATGACTTAATACAAAATTTAGGATGTGCAATCGACAATGTTTACAATAATATTTCAGAAAAACCTGATCGACGAACAACTTCAAAGCTGGTTAGTGAAAAGCTTGTTATTGAATATCAAACTATTGTAACAATTGCAAAAGATAGTGATTTTAAATACCAGATGGATATGATCAAGTCTGAATCTAAACAAATGATAGACTCAAGGCTTAAGTCTATTAAAGAGTGTTTTAAAGAATCTGCTAATAGAGCTTTAAAGACAAAAAAAGAAAGTGACTATGATAAAGTTGAAACTTTAACAGTCAGCCCTTACAGTCCTATTAGAACATATAAATATTCGTTTTGTGTAAATTACGGTATTAGTTAATGGCTAAAAAGTTAACAAGACAGTCACAAATAAATGAAATTATAAAATGTGGCAAAGACCCTGTATACTTTATGAATACGTATTTAAAAATACAGCACCCAATTAGAGGTTTAATTAAATTTAATACGTTTTCTTTTCAAGATGACTGTGTTAAAGAGTTTAATCAACATAGATTTAACATTATTTTAAAGTCCAGACAGCTAGGTTTGTCAACTCTAGCAGCAGCCTACTCAGTTTGGCAGTCTATTTTCTATAAAGAAAAAAATATTTTAATAATTGCTACAAAGTTAGCAGTTGCACAAAACTTTATAAGAAAAGTAAAGACTTACATAAAATCTATGCCAGGGTGGTTACTTGTTCCGACTATAACTGCAAACAATAAACAGCAAGTAGAATTTTCAAACGGGTCACAAATAAAAGCAGTACCTACTTCTGAAGACGCAGGTCGTTCTGAAGCCTTGACTTTGTTAATTGTAGACGAAGCTGCTTTTGTAAGAAACTTTGACGAATTATGGATGGGTCTATATCCTACACTTTCAACAGGTGGTCGCGCTATAATACTATCCACGCCTAACGGTGTTGGTGGTCAATATCACGAAATATATACTAAGGCAGAAAGAAAAGAGAATAAGTTTAATCCTATTAAGTTAATGTGGGATGTGCATCCTGAACGTGGTGATGAGTGGTTTGAAAAAGAAACTAAGAATATGTCGCAAAAACAGGTTGCGCAAGAGCTTCTTTGCGACTTTGCTTCTTCTGGCGACACATTTCTTTCAAACGACGTTTTAGAAAATATTCGAATTTTAACTTCCATGCCAATAGAAAAAAGTGGCCCTGAGTACAATGTTTGGTATTGGGAATATCCTATTGAAGGTGTCAATTATATTATATCAGCAGACGTTGCAAGAGGTGACAGCGGTGATTATTCAACTTTTCATGTTATTAACAACAAAGACAAAACAGTTGCAGTAGAGTTTAGAGGTAAAATACCTCCAGACCACTTAGGTTCTTTAATATATGACACAGCAAGACGTTTTAATAATGCACAAGTGTGTCCAGAAAACAATGCCTATGGGTACTCAGTCTTATCAAAAATTGCTGATCTTGGTTATAAGAATATATTTTTTAACTCTGAAAAAGAAAAATATCGATATCTCTATGGAGAAGGTAATAATATTGGCAAAGCTGGGTTCAATACAAATAAAGACAGCAGAGAAATTATATTGGCAAACTTTGAAGAGTCCTTGAGGAACGGAAGAATTAAAACCAAATCAACAAGACTTCACTCAGAATTAAAAACATTTATATGGAATGGTAAAAAAGTTGAAGCTATGAAAGGTTACAATGACGACTTAGTAATGTCTTTAGCTATAGGCTGTTGGCTAATGGACAGTAATGCTGATACGTATAACGTTTCTCAAATACAACATGCAGATGCAATGTTAAAAGGAATGCAAGTTAACAATACACAGGCAGATAAAACAGTTATGAAAACTTTTTATAAAAGCAAACATACAAATGTTGATCCTTTTGTTCCTGTTATGCTCCCTGATCATAAATTTAGTGGTAATGGTAAAATAACAAAAAAGAATCCTCTCGGGGATCTAAGCTGGCTCATAGGAAAGTAAAATGGCAGAAGATAAAAATTTATTTAAACAACTGACGTCTCTTTTTAGATCTGGCCCTGTAGTTAAAAGAAAAGTTAAAAAATTTACAGGGAAGACTTCTTCTAAATCTTCATTAGAGATGTTTAAGAAAGCACATAGTGATGTATACAACTCAACACTAAGTGCTTATGGTTCTTACGACCGAATGGCAAGATACTCAGATTTTTCAGAGATGGAAGCAACGCCAGAAATAAATTCAGCGTTAGATATTTACTCTGAAGAGTGTGTTTCTCCTGACGCTGAAGGGAATCTTTTACACATTCATTCAGACAATAGAATGATTCAGCAATTATTAAATGAGTTATTTTATGATACTTTAAACGTTGACTTTAATTTAGTCATGTGGGTAAGAAATCTATGCAAATATGGTGATTTTTTCTTATTTAATGACATTCACCCAGAATACGGCGTAATCAACGCTTTTCCAATTCCAATTGCAGAAATTGAAAGAGAAGAAGGCTTCGATCCAGAAGATCCAGGTGCAGTAAGATTTAGGTGGGTCACACAAGGAAATAGAATTTTAGAAAATTGGCAAGTATCACACCTTAGACTTTTAGGCAACGACGCGTTTCTTCCTTACGGATCTTCTGTTTTAGAAGGAGCAAGAAGAATATGGCGACAGCTTATCCTTATTGAAGATGCTATGCTTGTTTATCGAGTAATTAGATCTCCAGAAAGACGTGTTTTTTATATTGATGTTGGCAATATTCCTCCTGAAAATGTTGCTGATTATCTTGAGCAAGCACAGTCAGCTTTAAAAAGAAATGCTGTTGTTGATAAAACAACAGGACAAGTTGACTTAAGATACAATCCACTTTCAGTAGACGAAGATTATTTTCTTCCTGTAAGAGGAGGTGACAGTGGTACAAGAATAGATTCTTTAGCAGGCGGCACAAATACTTCTGCTATAGAAGATGTTGAGTATATACAGAAGAAACTCTTTGCTGCACTTAAGATACCTAAGGCTTATTTGGGATATGACGAAGACATTGGTGCAAAAGCAACTCTTGCTCAAGAAGATATAAGATTTAGCAGAACAATACAGCGAATACAAAAAACAATCATAGCTGAGTTGAATAAATTAGCAATGATTCATTTGTATACACACGGGTACACAGAAGAGAGTCTGTTAGACTTTGAATTAAAACTTAGTAATCCATCAAGTATTGCTCAACAACAAAAACTGGAGTTAATTAGATTAAAGTTTGAAATTAGTAGTCAAGCCCCTGAAGGTCTTATAGACAGAGAGTGGATTAGAAAAAGAATACTTGACCTTACAGATGAAGAAATCGCGAGAATAGAAGAAGGAAAAGAGAAAGATAAGCTCCGAGACATGGAACTTGAAACTGTAAAACTCCCAGATTCCGACCAGTTTGGTTTTGGTGATGAAGGAGAAACTGAAGGAGAACCAGAACTTGGTGGTGATGCTGATTTAGGCGGTGGTTTAGGCGGTGGTTTAGGCGGTGGTTTAGGCGGAGGCGCTGAAGAACCCGCGGGTGGTGGATTAGAAGGCTTATTCGCAGGTGACATGAAAAATGGAAAGTTAATGTCAGAAGAAGAACTTAATAAATACGACGACTTATTAGGTGAAGTAGACAACGACGAAGATGATGAAGTTTCAGATGAGATTAAAAGTAAAATAGGCAAAGGTGCAAAAGTGTCTAATAATTCAAGAGGAAAGTATAGAAAAAATAACAATCCATTAGGTAACGATTGGAATCATAATTCTTCTACTTTTATGAGTGTCGAGCCATCTAAACCTTTAAGCGCTTCCGACTTAATGGATGGCATAATGCCTCAAAGTCCAGTTGTTAGTAAGTTTATTGACAGACAGTTAAGCTATAGAATGAACAAGTCTTTGGATAATATGTCTAAAAAGCTAAATATACAAAACAAATCCAATGTTTTATTAAAAGAAGCAAATAGTATAGAAGAAGACATACTTATAGATGATGATTTAGACGAAAAAGAGGAAAACTAATAATGTCAAAGCACAACAAAAAGAGAAATATTGGAATTATATATGAACAAATAATTCAATTTGTGTGTAAGTCTTTGATGGAAAGCAACAATGAAATTGCTGAACAAGGTTTATCTATTATAAAAGAGCATTTTAGCGAAGGAACACAGTTAAACAAAGAATATAAACTGTTCAAAGCACTTTCAGACACGAAAGGTGTTTCAGAACACTTGGCCAATTCTATTATTTTTGAAGCAAAAAAAGCTTGTAATCACATGTTTAACAATGAAAAGCTTGAAAGAGAAAAAAGTTCTTTAATTAAAAAACTTAACTATACTTTTGGCAAAGGCGTTATTTTTGAAGAAAGTGTTAAAAAATATACTGAATATGCAACAATTCAAACTTTGTTAAATGAATGGAGAAATCCTGAGACTGCTAGCTTTGATTTGACAACAAAATATGAAATTAAATTACACGAGAGTTTATCAAGTTCTCTGCAAGAAGAAAAAACAATTAATGACATTCCTCAAGTTGATTCAATAACTTATAAATTAATGAACGAAATATTTAGCAAAAAATATTCTTCTTTATTTAATGAAACACAAAATAAAATTCTTAAGCTTTATTCAACTGAAAGAAACGAAGAATTATTAGAAAGTTTTTCAAATTTAAAAATAAAAACTGGAATGCTTTTAGAAAATTATATTTTAAAGTGCGATAATAAAATATTAAAAGATAAATATCAAAAAGTTCTTAACAATATTTCAAAACTTTCAGACGCTGATTTGTCAAAAGAAAATTTGCAAAAATATTTAACTTTATCAAAACTTGAAGAAGAATTATTAGGAGAAGAATAATGTTAGCTCCAAAACTTATAACTGAATGGTCTACTTTTGATTACGATGTAAATCTTATAAAAGAGCAAAAAGAAGCAGGAAAGCCTTTAATTATGAAAGGCATTTTACAAAAAGCTGAAACTTTAAATCAGAATGGTCGTGTTTATCCAAGATCTATTCTTGAAAGAGAGATTAGAAATTACCAAAAGTTTATCAAAGAAAATAGAGCTTTAGGTGAGTTAGATCACCCAGACTCTTCTGTTGTTGAGCTTAAGAATGCATCTCATAATATCAAAGAAGCTTATATGGAAGGTAACGTTGTTTACGGCACTGTTGAGATTCTTAGCACACCGAGTGGTAAGATCTTGCAGTCTCTCGTGGAAAGTGGTGTTACTTTAGGTATTTCATCACGTGGTGTAGGCAGTACAAGAACTGAAGGCAATATGCAAATTGTACAAGACGATTTTCAATTAATTTGCTGGGACTTTGTTAGTGAGCCTTCAACCCCTGGTGCATTTATGATGAAAGAAGGCAGAGAAGTTTCTCCTCAATTCATAAACGAAGTATTTAACAAAACAGATAGAATAGATAGAATTTTTAATGATATATTGGAGTGGAAATAATGGCAATATCACATATACCAAGATCTGTCGGGCACAACTTTGCTCCAGAATACCAAATTAGCGCTGTACCTTTTAACGCAAAAAATTCTGACGGCAGTAGATTTGTAATTAAAAAAGCAACAGGAAAAATAGTAGGCACAGTAGCAGCAGCAAATGATGGTGATTTAACGGACGATGTCTGGACAAGAACAGATAATACGTTGTCTGATGATGATCTTAAAGATAATGATGCAGGCAATGCTGATATTGCTAATTTGCATGCTGACTATGGTGTTATAAGAAAATATGAATTTAAAAAAATAACACAATGGTTACAGTTTAAAACTGTTGGTCAAGCAACTAATGTTTATTTTAGTAGAAAAGAAGCAGTTTCTAGTACAACAAATTGCTTAGAATTAGCTGCTAATGAAGAAACATTAATTTTGCCGATTAGATGTGTTAATATTTACATGCCTGATGCTGTTGCTGCTAATCAAACAATGCATATTAGAGTAGGATTAACTTCAATAGATAGATCAGAATTTACAGAAATGATAGAAACATTTTTAGGTGATACAGAGTAATGGCAAAAGTAAGTAAAGAATTATTAAAAGAAATAGTAAAAGAATGTCTTGTAGAGATTCTTGCTGAAGGTTTAACAGGAGGCAATACTACACAGTTAAGTGAAAGTATTGAAAGAGTTTCTTCACGTAAGTCTCGAAAAAGTCCATCTTCAAGGATTATGAAAAACATGTTGCCTTCTAAAAAAGTTGTCAATGAAAAATTTGAAGAAAACACAAGACAAGTTATTTCTCGAGCAACAAAAGATCCTGTCATGGCAGAATTGTTAGCAGATACTGCAAAGACAACATTACAAGAACAAAATTCTTCAGACCAGCCAAATAAATTTACTGCTCAACCTCTTGATAGCATTAGCAGAACAGTCGCGGAAAGTGATCCTTCAGAATTGTTTGGAAAATCAGCTTCAAATTGGGCACAGTTAGCTTTTGCAGGTAGCCCTGAGTAATTTTATTTGTTGTTGCAAAAAGTTTTGCATACATTCATATATTTATTATTAGACAAAACTAATATAGATGTATGGAGTTTGAAATGGCAAGAGCTAAGAAATTAACTAATCGTATGCTGCGTAGACTTATTGCTGAAGAGCGCGCAAGACTTAACGAGACTTTAGAGATGGGACTTAAACACCCATCAGAAGCACCAAAAAGAACTCGCGAAGTTCAAGCTGACAAAATGGCAAACACTCTTGAAGATTGTGTAAATTATTATAAAGCTTGCAAGTTAAAAGAAGCAAAACTTGTTGAGCAATTAGCATTTGTACAAGAAGCAAAGCGTCGTTTAAAGAAAAGACTTTTAAGCAAACTTTAATTTGTAATAATTAATATTGTAATAAACAACTAGGAGAATATTCAAATGGTATTTAAAACTGAAGTCCAATCAAGAAACGGAACTCTTTCCATAAATCAGCAAACTACAAGTCAAAGAACTAAGTTTGGTCAAAGATTTAGAGATAATCTTGGAGTTGCATCTAATAACCTTTTAGGTGCAAGCGGAATATTTTCAGATAGTCCTATTGGCGTATTTGGAGCAGGTGACTCTGATGATGCTGCTGCTTTAACTAATAGATCTGATAATACTTTCGGTAGTAATGTTTACGAAGCTTTTTCAAACGTTGTAGATGGACCGGTTGATTTATCTGGAGGTTTTGGTTTTTCTGCTACAGAGTTAAGTGATATATCTTTAGATTATAAACATGACAAAAATCCTCTTAAAGATGCTGCAGATGCGTTAACAACAGGTGAGGCTCATAGTGATGTAGGACATAAAAAGAGATTTCTTGGATTTCCAGATCTTGTTCCTCCAGACATTCATACTGTCAATACAGAAACAGCAGAAACTGCAACAGCTACTTTGAATAAAGATGCAACTGACAATTTTGGTTCAACAACTCCAGGTTACAGAGTACAAGCAGCAACAACTGTCTCTGGTTTAGGCTATTTTGCTGTAGATGGTGAACTAAATCAGACTAATGCCTCTAATCCAGATACTCTTGGTCAATACTTTACGAAAATAGGCTCACAAGCATAAGGTTTTTATTATGACAATAGATATTTCAATTAGAACAAGTAATAGTAACGATAAAGAAAAGCATGGTAACGTTTTTCCAAGTCCTCGAGATTCTCCTAATCCAGGAGAAGAAATGGGACAAGCAGATGATGCAAGATTAAATGCTTTATTTGGAACTGAAGAAGATTCTTTTTTTAACTCTGATACAAACAGTGCTTTTCTTGTCGCAGTTGCTGCTTTATCTGGGCAGGATCACTATAGAATGGGTAATGATAACGATACTTTTATTTACGATGGCAGTAGCTACTTCGTCAGAAAGCTTTTAGAGGAAAAAGCTAATGCTCAAACGCAAGAGGAAAAAGACTTAATAGGCTTAAAAATAGCAAAGCTTCAAGAGTCAGCTTACCAAGCAGATGAAACTGTAACAGAATTTAATCCAAGTAATGAAGCAGAAGACGCAAACTTTAATCCAGACTTTGGTGTTGGTAGTGTATCTTGGAGATATATTGATCGATCATCAAATAGTCTAAACGATAAGAGTGACGGAAACGATAATGTTGGAAGTAATCAATATCCTAACTTGACATACCCAATGGCTGCAACAAGTTTTGATACAGGAAACATTAATTTAGAAGAAAATGTTGCGTATACAAAAGATCAGCCAAGAAATAATAATTTCGGCTCAGATACTCAAACTGCACATGATAAAACTTCTACTGATATGTATAGAATATTACATAAATATGTATAGAATATTACATAAATACGACTTTTAAAAGGAATTGTTATGTCTATAAGAATTGATCAACCTGAAAAACATGGTAAAATAAAACTAGATACATCAAACTTGCCTCGTACTCGACGCCAGTCTGGTGAACCTTTAGGTTTAAGCACTCAAAGAACATATAGCAGATTTCAAGAAAATATGCAACTAAATAGCGTTGACTTAGAATCTAACGAGCAGTTAACTTATGCTTTTTTTAGAGAACGTAATCACTATTATTCGGAAAATCCTTTTAATACATACGACAACTTACAAAATCAGTATATTGGTGGAGAAGCAAAACCAGGTGAAGAATTTAATCCAGATTTTTCTTCAAATTCTGTAGGTTTTAATTATATTGATATTGTTACTCCTTCTAATAGAGGAGCTGCTAATGACGGTGCTAAATCTGATTCAAAAACACCTAATTTAAAATATCCAAACACAGAAAATAATACAAATCCTTTGTTTGGTACTGAAACTAACAGTCAGTTTGGTAGTGATGAAAAATCTATTTCTACTCCTGTTGAAAACTATCGAATGATAAACTCAAGATATGCAGGAAATTAAATGACTAATATAGGTACGTTGCATGGACCAGTAACTTCTACTTCAAGTGATGGAAACTTAGGCGGTGGTTATGGTAAAACTACTAATGGTGGTCTTGGTTCAATGCGTGCCATGTCCGGCAAGGGTGGAATATATCCTGTAGTAACTGATCTTGCAAAAAAGATATTTCTTGGCGAGTATGAAGGTGATGCTGAAGAAGATGTTGATCCTCGTTCTGTAAAAAACAGAATAAGAAGAAAAGCTTTTACTTCTGATAATGAAGACACATATGACTTTTATAATAAGTATAGTAATGATGTAAGCTCAATGGCAGGACCATATACAAATCAAGTATCAGGTCAACTTGCTGCTTCATACAAGAGAAGTGAAGAAAGATTATTAAAAGAGTTTATATCAACTGCTGTAAGAACTATAGTTATGGGCACGATAGGTGATCCTTATCATCCTTCTTCAAGTAGCACTTCCAACATGAATCAAATGAATCCTGGTGATCCTTCTATTAAGCAAGGTGGTTATGGTCAAGGTGAAGAAACACCTGATATGTGGCCCTATTCTATTGAAGGTGAGCCTACGACAGATGGTGGAGAAACAACAAATAAGCTTGATGATAATATAGTAAAAGAGTTTCCCTTTGAAGACAAGGAGTCTTCGACTTATACTTATTTGAAGCGTACATCTACAAAAGAGTATAGCGATATGAAAAATGTTGAAAAACAACAACGAAGATTTCGTTATAATCAAAAAAAACAAAAAATTAAGTGATATATAAGGTATATAAAAGAAAAATATATTGTGAGTAAGTATAATGGCAAATAATTTATATGAAGAGGCAATTAACGCTGCTGAGCAGTTAAAAGAAGCTGCTGAAAGTAAAGTTAAGCAACACTTAATTGAAGCGATGTCGCCTCAAATTAAGCAATTGGTGGAAAAAAGTTTATTAGGTGAAGAGGTAGATGAACTTTCTGTCGTACCTGTAAACTCAGGGGAAGAGCCAGAAGACGACGACAAACCAGAAGATGGCAACGACAAACCAGAAGATGGCAAAGACGCTGATGAAAAAGAAGTACTTTCAGATTCAGAAAATCAAGAAGAATATGGAATGTATGAAGATGAGGATGCTGACTTTTTCTTTGCAGGTAAAAATGAGCAAGTTGAAATTTCAGAAGAATCAGCAAAAATATTAAAAAGTATGTTAAGTCATAAAGCTAAAAAGGATGCAACTGCTGAAAGATTAAAAGAGATAAAGTCTGCAATAATATCTTTAAAGCGATCAATTATTTTAGCAGAGAGTAGTAATAAAACACAAAAGCATCGTTCTAAATTTGTCTTGGCGTACAAAAATATATTGCGTGAACTAAAAAATATTAAAGAGAGTAATATAATTAAATCAGATAAAACGTTATTAAAAGAATATTTAAGAATATCTAAGGAGATAAATAGCATGTCAACAAGACGCAGATCAAGAAGAAATTATTTAAATGAAAGCCTCGACGAACTGCTCGAGATGAATATCTTTGAAGAAGACGAAGACGAAGCTAGCGACGAAGTAGAAGCGGACGCAGAAGTAGAAGCGGATGCAGAAACTGAAGAAGAAGCTGGTGAAGTTACGGCTGGCATGCTAAAACAAGCTTCTGAAATGTCTTTAGGCGATTTAGTTTCAAAAGCTTTAGATCCCGAAGGTTCTGATATGCCTTCTGATGATTTTGATCTTGATCTTGGGGATGAAGAATCTGACGAAGAATCTGACGAAGAATCTGAAGAAGAATCTGACGAGAGCAATGAGGGTTATCATAGAGAAATCGACGAGATGGATCACAAAGAAATCGACGAGATCGATGAAGGTCCAGATAGTTCTACGAACGAGACTCGTTACGCTAAGGGAGATCTTTTCTTGGAGATCGACGAAAATATGCTTAAAAATGAAATTACTAAAATGAGAAAACTTCGCGAAGGCGAAGCAACTGAAATGTCATCACACTTTGGCGGTGGTGATTTAGATAAAGAAATGTTTGTTGATGTTGACGAAGGCGATCTTAATGTACATTCAGGCAATCTTGGCCGTGAGGATGTACCTATGCCTAAAGTTGAAGCAGCTCTACGTAAAACAATGCGTAAGAATCGCATGTTAGAGGGCAAGGTACAAGAATATCAGGATGCGGTTCGAGGAATGAAGACGCAATTAACAGAGATGAACCTCTTTAACGCTAAGCTTCTCTATGCAAATAAACTTATGCAAAACAGAGGGCTTTCACTTAAACAACAACGCCATATTGTTGAGTCATTAGACGAAGCTTCTACTATGAACGAGGCAAAACTCTTATTTGAGAGCCTCTCGAAGTCTTTGATGAAACCTGCTCCAAAGGGAAGAAAACTTTCAGAAGGTGCAAACAGAAGAACTCTTGCTTCGGCATCACGTTCTACAAGAAGCGCGCAAGCTCCTCTTAATGAATCTGTTGCATTGGACCGTTGGGCAACTCTTGCAGGAATCAAAAAGTAATTGGTTTAAACACAGATTTAATTAGAATAAAAAGGAATATAAATACATGAGTTTTACACTTAAAACATTAACAGAAGGTATTAGAGACCGCCACGTGGGCCAGCAGAACGCTCGCCTCGTTGAGAAATGGTCTCGCACAGGTCTCCTAAGAGGCATGGAAGACACACATCGTGAAAATATGGCTACTCTTCTTGAGAACCAGGCTGCTCAAGTTCTTCGCGAGAGCAACACAATGGGTGGCGATCAAGTTGGTGGTTTCACTAACATTGCATTCCCAATCGTTCGCCGCGTATTCGGTGGTTTGGTAGCAAACGAGCTTGTTTCGATTCAACCAATGAGTCTTCCAAGTGGTCTTCTATTCTACCTCGATTATACATATGGTAATGATGTAGGTGGTTATGGCAAGGGTCAAAGCATCTACGGACAACCAAGCGGCAAGGACATCCAAGCCGGTGCACTTGCAACTGGTGGTCAATACGACCTTGCTGGCGCAGGCTTCTCACGTCGTCATGTTAGAGGAACTGAGACAACCGTCGCTCAAAAAGGTCCAGCAGCCGGCGTCGCCGCGAAAGGCGATATAGGAGCAAATGAGCTATTTATACTTGACGCTGACCGAGGTGCGCCTAACACAGATGTAGCAGCCGCACTCTCTTCACTCGCTGTAATTAGAACTGACAAGCAACAAGATCTTAAACTTATACAGTTTGATCCACAATTAATTGATCGCATCGATCAACTAGATGAACCATACGCATTTTTGTTAGTTCACCCTTCAAAATGTGACCTCGACGGCGCACAGACATTTGACAAGGGCATTGATGCCTCAATGATTAAAGACGTTGCCCTTGTTGCATCTGTTGGTAATGTAGTAGACATGGATGCAAAGAGTATTTTAAGAATGCCTGCTAAAGAAGTACAGTCAACAAGTCACGAATTTGGTAAAGTAACAAAGCCGGGTGCTGTATTTAATATTCGACGTTTAAACCAGCTAGGTTATTGGGACGGAACAGTGTTTACACCAAATAGTCTAGCAAGTCTATCTGATGATACTACACGTGTTTTAATGGTTGTAAGAAAAAATATAAAAACTACAAATCTAAATGCAAATCTGGACGACCTTGAACTCTCTTACGTAATGTCTTCATCACAGACAGTTGGCGCTGACAGTGGTGAGGTTGATTTCGATCCAGCATTCGAGAGTGGAATGCAAGAGCAAGGTGAAGCCATCAGTCCAACAATCCCAGAGATTGATATTAAGATCGAGTCAATTCCTGTGACTGCACAGACACGTAAGTTACGTGCACGTTGGAGTCCTGAGTTGGCACAAGACCTTAACGCGTACCACTCAATGGACGCAGAGGTTGAGCTTACCCAGATTCTTTCAGAGCAAATTGCTCTTGAGATTGACCGTGAGATTCTTGGTGATCTTCTAAGTGGTGCACAAGGTGCAAACTTCTTTTGGAGTCGTTCACCTGGTAAATTTGTTAACAAGCGTACTGGTTCTGCTGTTGAGCGTACAAGCACTCTACAACCTGGACCAGCATTTACTGGTACAGTTCGTGAGTGGTATGAGACTCTAACTGAGACTGTTATTGACGTAGCAAATGAGATTCACCGTAAGACTCTACGTGGTTCTGCGAACTTCATCGTAGTTTCTCCTGACGTTGCAACTATTCTTGAAGCATCTGTACTTTACCGCCCAAGCTATAGCATTGACGGTGACGGACAAGTTGGTGCTCCATTCACAATGGGTGCAGAGAAGATTGGTTCACTAAGCAACCGTTTCACAGTTTACAAAGACCCATACTTCCCACGCAACAAGATTCTTGTTGGATATAAGGGTGGTTCTTACCTCGAGACTGGATTCGTTTACGCTCCATATGTTCCATTGATCGTTACTCCTACTATCTTCCAGCCAGAGGATTTCACCCCGCGTAAGGGCGTTATGACTCGTTACGGTAAGAAGATGGTTCGCGCTGACTTCTACGGTACAGTTACATGCCTCGACATGAACATTATCTAAGGTAAGTTCTAGTGGTTGACACCTTAGGGTGATAAGAAGCCAGCTTTTTGCTGGTTTTTTTGTATTTGTTTAGAGAAGTAACGTTAGTTTTGACTTTTTTAGAAGCTAATATGAATAAGTGTGTTAGGTTAAAAAGTCAAAACAGAGATCATTAAGATAACAGCATTTTGATGTATTGTCTAATAAGCGAGTCCATTTGTAACTCTGCTTCTTCTTCTGGCGTATTTGCTCTTAAGCTCGAAGCCTCTTCGGGAAAAGCCATGGCCATGTGCATTCCTGCATGCTTGCCCATTTTCTGGACCATTTCAAAAGCAATTTCTTTTGAATATCGAGTACCGAACATGCTTTTGTTTGTGTTGAATTTTCTATCTCTAAACAAATCTTTAAGAGTTTCTCTTACAATTGAAAGTTCTTTGCCGTATAAACTATCACTTCCATCTTCAGAAATACCGATAAAGTTTTTAAAGAATTTTTTAATCCCGGCAGCTGAATTATAGTTTTGTCCTGATGATAATGTAGCGATTTTTTGCATAACATCTTTAGGCAAAGCTTTATTGTTTTGAGTAAAGACATCAATTAAAATGTTTATAAACCGTGTATGCAATTCAGTCTTTCCGTAATGTCTTATGACATGATTTAAATGATTTCTTAAAGTATTTGTTACTTCTTCACTGCATATTATTTGCGTGTTAATTGTTTGAATTGCTGAAGTTGCTAAGCTTTCTTCGTAATTTGATGCGTAACCTGTGTTATCTTTAGAAAATAATTGTTTTACGAATTCACCAAAATAAGATTTTCTTTTTTCAATGGGTATGAAGTCTAAAAATGTTAGTATTAAAGGTACGACTTTTGCTTGATTTTGGCTAATGTAAGAAATATTATTTTTATTGACGCTGTCAATAAAATTTGATGATTCTATGAATATTTTAGACTTATTTTGAATATTTTTTATTATGTTATTAATTTGTTCGCCTCTCATAATACGCATGCTGATCTCGTAAAAAGATTCACCAATGACTTTAATCTTCAAAACATCATCTAATAATTTAAAAATCTCGTAAGTATATTTAAAATCAAAACCCTTTACAGTGTTATCTAAAATAGCTGTGTTGAAAAAATTTCTACATGCTTCTTGCTCTACCATCTCATTGTCATTGTCAAACATGTTTCCGACAAACTCTGAAATATTTTCTAGTGTCTTTGCGTTTAAGTCTGTAACATTTTTATTGTATACATTTAAGAATGTTATAAAGTTTCCAAAATAGTCTGCACCTTTAAAACCATCTTTGTATGTAGTCAAATCATTAAATATGCTAAATTGCTCTTGATCATATCGTATATTAAACGGGTTTCCTTCCACTATATTGAAAGCAATTAGTTTATATAAAATATACGCGTCTCTATTTTTTAAATAGTCTTTTATTAGTCTGAACGTTTCATGTTCTGATAATATATTATTTTTTATCTCTTGATAAGAACTTTTGTCAAGAGATAAAAATCTTCTTTCTTCGTCACTTTTGTCTAGGAATCTTTTTGGGAATCTTGCATCTTCAATTATATATCTTGTCGCAAGATTTAAATCGATGCGCTTTTTTATGTCTTCATTTGGATCTTTGCTTTCTTTTTGTAGTTGATTTATAAACAGATCTGAATATCTAAAAATTAGACAAGATATAAAAACTTCAGGTCTAAATGAATCTCTTGACAGACCTGAAGATAATCCTCCTGACACTTTGTTTATCGAATTTATACCAAATTCTGTAATATAAGATTTTATGCCTTGTGAATTCATTAACATATCGTATATTGCTATATTGTTTTTTGTAAGCCCTTCACTTTTGTTGTTAATATTGCAAGGATTAACATATACTCTGTAATCATCGCTTTCTAGCGATAGCTTTATTATTCTTTTTAAGTTATTTGCGTTGTTTGTATTGCATGCAATTTCTAAGGCACTTTTAAACTCATCAAAGTTGAGTTGATAACGATAGTGTTTAAGAAAAGAATACGTCATTTTTTTTTGAATTTCTAAAAAAGCATTAAAATATCTTGGGTGAGATCTTTGATTTAGTATTTTGTTTTTTAAATTATTATAAATTTCTTCTCTAGGATACATGCCCTGAGTACGGAAAAAGTCACCAAAATACAACGTCTCAGCATCTAAATTATCAAATATATAATAAGCTACACTATCCACAATTACTTCAGCTGCATCTTCTTTAGAGAGCTGTGTCTCTGTGCACATTAACTCATATAAACCCATAGTCTGTTCAACGCCTGAAAATGCGAGTGATTGTGAAAAACAATTTTTTAATTCGTTGACATCATTAAGTTTACTAAGTCCTATTACATTATCTTCAATCTCAGAAATGTTTGATTGTAAGTTAACTTGTTCTGGTAGCTTTGCAATTTCTGTTTTCATTTCATTTGTTATGTATTCATCCAGAAATTCGTCATCAACATGATTATTGTGAAAGTCACAAGTTTCTTCTACGTCAATAGTTCCGTCAAATCGAACTTTAAGACTAATTGCATAAGCATCTTCACCAAAGTCAGCTTTTTTTGAATGTGCAACTGCTACATACTGACTTGAATTATAGCTGCTCCAAGTTGATTCTCTTCTATATGTGCACCAAGTCGATTCGCTCGCTCCCAATACACTTCCAAGCATATGCTTAAATGCTTTGTAGTTTGTTGGATAAACAATTAACATATTATCGTCTTCATACACTTTTAGCAATGATTCAGCTAACATTTTCTCAGAAACTACAGATGTCTTTTTATAACCTTTTGCAAATGCCATTCTTTTCATTATAATATTAAAGTCAAAGTTTCCCTTTTCGATCTCATCTTTTTCTTCTTTTCTTGCAATGTCATAATATACACGCATGTAAAGATCAGCAGCTTTAATACAAGTATCGATATCTACGTCAACAGACTTTTCAACATATTGTATTATGCTGTCAAACATCAACAGAACCTTTTTAAATTCAATAAACTCCCCATCAGAATTTTTATGTTTTCTAAGTTGTCGAATTAAAATTTCTTCAGCTTCTTTGAGCTTCTTTTTATTTTCTTTTCCTTTAAGTTCTAATAGTTTTGTTACATATACTATTTTTATAATTTCTAAAGCAATGTTTTTCTCTTTTACAGAAGTTGCCTCGTAAAGTTCAAGTTGATATTCCTTTTCTTTTTCAGATAGTGTAATAGGCGTCAAGTCTTTTTCGTTTACTTTAATACCTTTGCTTTTTCTAATATCAACACTTTTTTGTCTATCTTTTTCTTTTGACGCATACTCAGCTTTTAATTTATACAAAAACTCATTTTTTTGCATCGCTGTTAAATATTTTCTTTTTTTAAATAAATTGTCATCTATTTTGTCGAAAGCTTCTTCAACAGAGCTTATTGTAGGATCACCAATTAATTGAGGTTTTTCTTTGCAAAGCTTGATTAATTTTTCTAAAAAGTTTTTTGGAGTTAAAACAGCCATCTCGTTTAATAACATACTATTTTTATAGAAAATCTCTTTTAGCGAATATTTTTTCATTTTATAACCTTAAGATAATATTTATATTTGCATTATAATCATAATATAAAACCCGCTTCGTGCTGGTTTTTTTGTATTTATTGAAAGAAAAAGATATATATTTATATAGGTTAAAAAGGACTTATTTTTTATGAAAAGATCAAATACAAGTAAATTATTAAACGAATGGAAAAGCTTTTTAAATGAAGAATATTATGTTGATGATCCAAATGCAGGTCTTGTCGACTCAGATAGCTCAGCAGCTGACAAAAATGAATTAATAAATATTATTAGGCAAGATATTTTACAAGATTTAAATGTTGATATGGAAGAATTTCTTGATGAAGTATTTAATATTCTTAGCGAAGAACAGTTACAAATGATTTATAACAAGTACTTGCCTGATGGACCTCAGCAGAGTGATGACAGGGCATTAGAAAACGATCCTGATATGAGTACTTAATTTATGAAATATCCAAAGTTTTATGAAAATAGTAAATTGCCAGTAATATTAAGCAAGTTTGCGCCTATTGATATATGGGCAATAACATTAGGACCGTGGGTTTTTTGTAGAGGCGAGCTGTCTGAAGAGACAAAGCGTCACGAAGCCATACATTATTTACAATACAGAGAACTTTGGTTTATAGGCTTTTTGCTTGTGTATTTGTTTGACTATTTATGGGCTGCAGTTTTAAGTAAGAAGGGTTTTACTCGTGACGCTTACCTTTCTATAAGATTTGAGCAAGAAGCATGGTCCTGTGATAAAACAGAAGATTACTTAGAAAAAAGAAAACCTTTTGCATGGAAAGATTATTCTTTAGGTGGAAAGAAATAAATTATGTCATTGTTTAATCAATATCAAAGTAAAGACAAAATAAAAAAGTCAATAAAAACTGCTCCCTCAAAGGCTGATGTAGCTGCAGCAAAAGAACTAGGTATTGAATTAGCTGAAAAATGGAAAGCTTATTCACGTGAAGTTAGAGTGCATGTATACGTTAAAAGCATGGAAGAAATGGTAAGATTTTATAATAAAATACTTGAATTTCCTGTTGTTCGATACTGGAGATACGCAGATGGTGACGGTACACAAATAAATTTAGGCGGAAATCTTATAGAGCTTTTTTCAAAAGGTAGCAGAAATTATTCTAAAAAAGACTTTCATGGTAATATATCTCTATCACTTAGAGTCTATGATGTCTATAAATTCTACGAAAGAATGAATAAAAAAAATATACAAATTGGTGATCTAAAAGAAAACCCGTGGGGAGATGCTTCTTTTTATATAATTGATCCTGAAGGAAATCGCTTGACTTTTTTTAGTCCGACGGTTAGTAAAGAAAAATACTATAAAGTTAAGAGAGACTAATTGTGGTATGTATACGTTTTATTGTGTGCTGACTTTTCTTTTTATTGCGGTATTACCACAAACATGGAAAGAAGATTAAAACAGCATAACGGTGAAATCAAAGGTGGCGCAAAATACACAAGAAGCAAAAGACCTTGTAACACTTTATACTGCGTTAGCGTAGAAAACAGATCTGTTGCATTAAAAAAAGAAGCAGCTTTTAAAAAGTTAAGTAGGAAGAAAAAAGAAGAATTTTTAACTAATTATTTTCTGTCTTTAGGATCAATATAGTCTACACCAAGAACACTAAATATTTGTCTTTCATTCTTAGGAACAAGAAATTTGTTTTTGTTTTTATCAAAAACGTAGTCATAAGAAAATACAATGTTTTTCTTATATCCTTCGTATAACATTTTAACATTATGTGCTGCTGAACCTGTCCAATAACAAAGCCTTGTTGGAACTGATGTTGGTGTGCAGAAAAAAGCATCACATTGCATTCCTTCTTTTACAAACTGCGAAATGTTTTTGTAGCTTTTGATCACATTAGAGTCGATACCCTTTTTCAGTGTTTGACCAAACAGCCATTGATATTGCTCTAAAAATCTTTTTTCATCAAGTGGATGTCGAGTTACTTGACCAAATTCATCATGCCCAGTAATATTAATAATTAAATCAACATCACCTATTACATCTTTTTGTCTTCTTAAAGATCCCGCAGGATATATTTCTTCGACATGAAACCCACCTTCAGTTAATACGTCATACACTTCTTTACTTGCTATTTCAAAAACATTTTTTGCATATGCATAAGTTTGCTTGTCACATCCTAAGGCGCCACTTTCTGTAAGAAGCTTTTTGCTTTTTTGCTTTTTTATCTTTGCTTCTTTAATAACATGAGGACTTCCATCCCACCAGCCATTCATTGTTCGCCAATCTAAGTTTGCAATAACTTCGTGCATTAAACTTTCTTTAACAAATCTAATGTGTTCTGCTAAATCAAACTTTTTCCAGTCAATTGACAAATAGCCTTCGTTTATTACGATATGATTAGGTCTAAAAATATAATTGTTTTTTGCTCTGTCAAAAACATAAGAAGCAACTTCTTTAACAAGACTTATATGCTTTTTACTTGCTGTACTCATTAAGTCTTCTCTAATATTTTGTGTGAGCAAAGTATCGTAGTTGTAAATAATGTAATCACACTTGTAGTTTTCGTTAATTTGATTACTAACAAGATTTGTATGAAAGTCAATGATTGCAGGAGAATATTCAAATATATGTCTATCTACTTCGACTTGATATTGCATAATCTCTAAAGCTAGCTTTTCAATTCCTTCTATAAGAATTTTTTTTTGATAATTATTAACCATGCCTTAGATTCCTTCTTTAAAGTCTACGACCTCTTCTTTGACGAGTTTCGTTTCTTGCAATGTAACCGTTATTATATTCACTAAAGTATTCAACTATTTCCATTACATTACCACTTGTTGTACGAACACCAATTTCATCCAAAAGTTCAACTGGAACTGGTGATTCTTCAATGAAGTCATGTTGCATAAGAATTTTAATTACACTACTTGCAAGATCAGATGAAGATTTTTTATCCCAAGTATGAAACAGATTGGCAAAGTCTTGAGAAGACTTGTCTGAGCTACTATCTACAGAGTAAACATTACCGTTAAAGTAAGAAACTTGCCCGTTCTTTCCTTTTAGAACATTTGATTCAATTGTTAACAAAAACTTTGATGAACTATCTAAAGAATCAGAATAACCTGGATCATCGCTTGCTACACTTGATTGTGAACCTTGACCAGCAGCATATTGTTTTCCTGCGCCACCTGTTCCTTGCTGTATATATTGTTTTCCTGCACCGCCCACACCTTGAGGAGCCATATTGCTCGAGTCAATTCCAGGCTGCATAAATTGTGGTTCTCCACCACTCATCCCACCTGATTGTACACCACCACGAGCATTTCCGTATCTATAGTCTCCCGGAGTAGCAATTTCTTCAATAGTCTCTCTAATAATTTTTCTTAGGTTATTAATTGATATTTTCATGATTGTCCTTTTCACTTTCTTTATACATTATATATGATGTCGTTATTTCTTTTTTAGGCAAAAGTACTTCTTTGCTGGCTTTTTCTTTTAAATAAATTCTTTGGTTTTCAAGAGGATCTTGGCAATCTACAAAGCTAGGATTTGCTGTGTAAAGTATTTGTGCAGGTCTAAAGATACACTTGTCTATTTGCGGATAGTTTTCTGTAAACCAAGGTTTTAAAGTTTCACAATCCCAAGACTCTTTTAGCATAAACCATATATGTGACTTAAGTTTTTTGCTGCTAGGTGTCATGCCGTTTGAAAACTGGCATACGTAGCTTGAATTATGAAATGATTCATGTAGGGTTTGAATAAACATTTCAACAGCTTTTTCACGTTGAAACTTTGAGCCCATGTTTAGACCTTCAGGTACAAGGTAGTTGTCGATATCAAGCATAATCCATTTTTTAGGATAATCTTCTATAGTAGGCTTAATAACCTTGTTGCCTTCTACTTTTTCTCTTAAAGTTCTAGTTATTTTATAGCCTTTGAGCTTTTCTTCGTATGCATGTTCTGTAATATTTCCTCTTACAAGACAAGAGTTTTTGTTAAAAGATTTTTTTATTAAAAGATCATGCATGTCATAAATATCTTTTATTGCAACTTCTTCAAACAAATACCATTTTGAAAAAGTTTTATCTATTATTTCGTATTCGTTATTTTCATTTAACTTCCACGTTTTGTGTTGTGCTTGTGTAGAAGTCAAGACAGTAACAATGTTTGAATAGTTTTTCATAAGTTATCACCAAGTAAGATTTATAGTTATTAATTATTCTTGACAATAACTATTTTTTCAATTAACCTTCTGAACTTTCTTCTCCAGCAGGAGACTCTTCTTCAGTACCAGCTTCAGTACCAGCTTCAGTACCAGCCTCAGTACCAGCCTCAGTACCAGCTTCAGTACCAGCTTCAGTACCAGCGTCAGTCTCTGGATCAGAATCATCGTCTTCTCCAGCAGGAGACTCTTCTTCAGTACCAGCTTCAGTACCAGCCTCTTCAATAGGCTCTTCTACTTCCTCACCAGCCTCTTCTTCAACACCACTATCAACGTCATTACCCATGTCTTCACTTTCTACTTCTTCACCAGCTTGATGTTCTTCAACATCATTATCGTCGTCGTCGTCGCAAGCAACGAATGTAAATATAAGTGCTAAGGCAAGTGCTAAGATATTTTTAATACTAAACATAATTTTACTCCTTGTTATTATAAGATATAGAGTAATATATTATAAAGACAAGAATAAATGTAAATTTTAACAAAAAAATATAATTAATATTGAAATATAATTAATATTGAATAGAAAGGATTTATATTATGTCTATTGAATCTGGTAAGTATGTAGAGTTAGCTTTAAAATATAAAAATCAAATAACAGTAGCCTCTGTTATTTTTGTAATGATTGTTTCTTTTGCAGGAGGTAGAATTTCAGCTGTATGTCCGCCAAAATCAAAAGTTTGCAAAGGAGAACTAATTTTAATTGACAGTCTTAAAAAAGAAATTATTGCAAAAGACGAGAAATACAAAAAGCTCTTAAGAAAAGAACTTGACATTGCTGAAGGGCAATGTCTTGTAAGAATAAAAAACGCAAGAAAGGGCAATGAAAGTATGAATAAAATTGTAGATTGTGAAGAAGCCAAGGCGATTATGCCTCACTGCAAGAGAAGGGGAAGGTGGTAAAGTGAGACTATTATCTTTAGGTCTAGTATTAAGTACACTTTTAAGTTCTTTAAGTTATGCAGAACCTTATGCGCTTGAAGAAAACAACTTTGATTTAGAAAATCAGCCAATTCAGTGGGAACCTATTAAAAAACAAGTTTCTACTCCTTTGATAGATTTAGAGCTTTGGATTTTACATCAAACTGTTCCTGCACCAATACCGGGTTATTTGTTGAAAAAAAATGACTGGATTGAAATAAGAAGAGTTTTAAATGATTATGGAAGTGAAGTTAAAAGAATTAAAACTGAGGAAAGAAGAGTCTGTGATAGTCTTTTAAAAGAAAAAGATGAGTCATGCGCAAGGCAAAATAAAGACTTGATCGAAAAGATAGAAGATCAAGATAGAGTTATTGTGATAAAAGATAGCAAGATCAAAGATTTGCATTCTGACCTTTTTTGGATAAAGACACTTTCAGGCACAAGTGTAGGCCTATTATTAAGCTTATTAGTGTATCAAGCTGTAAAATAGATAATGCAGATCATATTTATTTTATTAAACATTAATTATTAGGAGTTAATTAGTATGGAACCAAACGTAGTGCTTTCAGTAGGTAGTTTAATTGGTTTGTTTGGGTTGTTTTACGCTTGGCATAAAGACGCAAAGTCAACTTCAAATCAAATTACAGCTTTAGAAAACAAAGTTAAACATTTAGATGAAAAGTTAAAGCAACAAGACAGTGCAATTGAAAGAATAAATCAGACCCTTATTAAAATGGATCTTAAGTTAACACGTATTGACACACAGCTTTCTCTTTTATTAGAAGAAAAAAGAGACAGACAACAAAATGTTTCTTAAAAACAGATATATTTAGATAATAATATTAAAAACAGGAGAAATAATATGCGTATTACACAAAAAGAGCTTCGAAATATGATTGCTGAAGAGATGAAAAATATCAAGGCAGAACGTCTTGTAGAAGGTTCACAATCAAACCCAGTTGTTGCAACACCAGAGCTTATTAATCAAATTATTAAAGAAGAGTTTGAAGCATTCCAGACACGTCAAAAGCTTGCAGAAGCAAAAAAAAGAAGTAGAATTTTAAAAAATAGACGTCGTTAATTTTTTAAAAAAAGATTGAACAAATTCAATATTATGATTATAATTTGTATGCATTATTTAATTAATCACAATATTGAAAGGAATATAAAATATGCAATTAACACCTGAGCAAGTTCAATCTATCAACATTCTTCTTTCTGCAGTACAAGTAGCACAACGACGTGGCGCATTTTCTTTGCAAGATGCATCTACTCTACAAGATGCAATTGATAAGCTAGTACCAAGAGAAGAGCAAGAGAGACAAGCTGCAGAAGCACAAAAAGCTGGCGCAGAATCAGATGATGCTGAGGCAGCGGTAAGCATGCCTGAAGAAGATTCTGAACATTCATCTGATTCCGAGTAACAATTTTAAAAAATATATTTTAAGTGCATTAATGCACTTTTTTTGTATTTACATAATATATAGTTTTAGGCCCGATGCAAACATAACAGCTGACCCCGCCAGTGCATCGGAATCATGCGGACAAGTTTATCACAGAAAGTGAGGAAGTTATGGCAACAAGAAGAAAGTCTACTTCTAAAAAGAAAAAAGAAGAACCAGTAGTAGAATCTCCTGTAGAAGTTGTTGAACCAGCAGTAGAAGAAAAGGCACCTGAGCCTCCACCCGTTGTTGAACCCGAACAGCCTCAAGCCGAAGAAGAACCACCTCCTGTGCCTGAAGAGCCGAAAGCAAAAATGTCAGCCAAAGTAGAGCCTGTTTCAGAAGCAGTTGCTGATGTTCCTGTAGAAGTTCCTGCACCAGTTGTAGAACAAAAGGCTGAGGTTGTAGAACTGCCTCGTATGAGTATTGGTTCTATTGTTATGACACCAACTGGCAAGCGTTGTCAAGTTGTAGGTCATGCAAAAGGTGGAAAGTTTAGAGTTCAAAATTTAAAAAATACGCGAAAGGTTTATGCATACGAACCTTCTCGTCTCTCATTGGTACAATAATTTTATAAAATAAAAAAAAAGGAGATATGATATGCCGTTAGTAGAAATTAGTACAGATAAAGGTTTAGTTCAAAAGTCTGGTGCCGCAACAGATGGTGGTGCAGGTCTTAAATTACTTGCATTAAATGGTGCAGCTGCAGAGCTTAAAGTAATTCAAGCAGATGTGACAATTGCAGATGGCGCTGCAGGCAGTAAAGGAAAATCATCAGCAGCGATTGTCCCAGCAGGCTTTGTAGCTTTAAGTTGTCATGTTCGATTTACAGTTGCCTCTACAGGTAATGTCAACTTGGTTGATATTGGAACTGAAGCAGACCCTGATTGCTTTGTCGACGGTGCTGGTTTGTTAGATTTAAGAACAATTGGTGATAAAGGATTTGTATCATGCAATGGTTTAGCTGCAGTCAATGGTGATGCAGCGACAACTGGTAGAGCATTAGAAGCTGCAGCAGACGAACTTAGCGTTACTTTAAGCGGTGATCCTGGCGCAGGTGATGCAACAGTAAGAGTTACACTTGTAGGTCTTGTACTTACTCAAGCAACAGCATAAGGAGACTCAAAATGCCATTAGTAGAAATTAGTAATGAAAAAGGTCTCGTACAGAAAACCGGCACTTCTATTGGAGGCGGTGCTGCTATAAAGCTGTTAGCATCAAATAGCGCTGCGTCGGAATTAAAAATAATTCAAGCCGACATTACAGTTGGCGCTGCAGTAACTACAGCAAAGTCAGCTTCAGCAGTTGTCCCTGCAGGTTTTGTTGCACTTGCTGCAATGTTCCGCGTAACCGAAGCTGCAACTGAAGCTGTAGTAATTGAAGATATTGGAACTGATGCAGATCCTGATTGTTTTGTTGACGGTGCTGCTATTACTGCAGATGCGGCGGGCGACAAAGGATTTGTATCGTGTAACGGTTTAGCTGCAGTTAATGGTGCTATAGCAACAACAGGACGCGCATTAGAAGCTGCTGCAGATGAACTTGAAATCGTATTGGATGGAGTTCCTGGAGGTGATGGGTGCACAGTAAGAGTTACTCTTGTAGGTCTTGTAATGACAGGCGCAATTGCTCCAGTTTAATTGACTTTAAAGACTAAACTTTTTATTTTAAAACCTCATTGTAGTAGAGATACTCTTTGGGGTTTTTTAGTATAAGTAGAAAGAAATAGCAAGTTAATTAGAGTATAGTCCTATATTTATATAATAAAGAAGTATATAGATAGGAGAGACATATATGGCTTCATTTCTTGAGACAACGCAGCCAACAGCATTTGGTGTGTTTGATAAAGACTTGCATTTTCAAGAAGACGCAGTGGGTATTGTATTATACGTAAAACGTCGTCTTGGTGATGACATTATGTCTGTAGAATTAACAAATAGACAAATATGGACAAACTTTGAAGAAGCATGCTTAGAGTTTTCTAAAAACATCAACGCACACCAAGCTGAATCATACATGTCAAACTTGTTAGGTTTGCAAATAGGACCAAGCGAAACATTTAAAAAAAATGACTTTGATCATTACTACTTCGGCGACGATGCTTTAAAAAACGAAAGTCCTTTACTCATACAAGACACGTTTGATCCTCGCTTTAAAATAAACAACAAACAAGGCCAATATAAAACAGACGAAAACGGTAATGTTATAACTCCAAGAGAAATTGTTGAATTATTGGATGGCGAAGTAAGAGTTGCTGCTTCTCCTATTGTTTTGGCCAGAATTGGTCCACATGGAAAAGAACAACAGTTTCCAAGAGAAACATTAGAATATTTAACACGTCGTGCAGAGCCATATGCATCAGAAGCAGGTGTAGGTGGTTCTACAGATTTTGTTAGGTCATTTATAAAACTTGAAGGCGGGAAGCAAGATTACGATATATATTCAGATCTTGTAGTTCCTGGGCCAAATGGTGAAGAGCTTAAGCTTGAAGAGTTTGATGGTAGTGATGGACACTTAAGTGCTTTTAATCCAAAGTTTGCAAGTAGCTTGCCTGCAAATATATTACCATCAAAAATTAAAATCCAAGAAGTATTTCACTTTTCCCCGCAGGCTGCTTACAGGTTTTTTGATACAACATCAGCAGTCAACTACTTAAACAACCAGTTTTCATTTGAATCTTTTACACCCGAAACAGTTTTTTATGTTTTACCTGTTTTTGAAGACTTGCTTCGTGCAGGACAGTTAGATATATCAAATAGAGTAAGAAGAAGTAATTATTCGTATAGATTGCAAGGAAAAAATCTAAGAATATTTCCATCTCCATCAAAAGGAAATCCAATGAATCTTTTTGTTAAGTTTTCTTTTCCTCCAGATCCTTATAAAACGACATTACCTTACGACGACAGCTCTATTACTGGCGTTTCAAACATATCTAATGTACCTTTTTCTAACATCAAGTACGAGAGCATTAATTCTATGTGTAGAACGTGGATTAAGCAATATACTTTGGCATTGTGCAGAGAAACATTAGGTTTAGTAAGATCAAAGTTTTCTTCTGTGCCTATTCCAGGTAGTGATTTAAGCATGAACGGGAGCGAACTTTTAAGTCAAGGTCGAGAAGACAAAGTGAACTTAATTACTTCTTTAGGCGAGACATTAGATAAGCTAACTTATCAAAAACTTTTAGAGAGTGATGCAGCCCAGTCTGAAACAATGACACAGATTCTTAAAAGAATACCTATTCCTAACGGAAGAGCAATTATTATAGGATAAAGATTATGGCACGTTTATTTGTAGGGCAGCGAGAAGTAGACTTCTTTTCAGACTTGACAAAAGAGTTGATTAAAGACGTAGCAGGTCAAAAAGTATACTACTATACAATAAGAGAAGACTTGTCTAATATACATGAAGTGTACGAAGAGTCACCTCATAAGATATTTAATCCACCAGTTGAAATTGAATGCATGATTGAATGGCAACCTTCAGAAGTTAAAACAACAAACTTTGGCTCTGAACATATTAAGACAATTACTTTGTATTTGCATTATAGAGACTTGCTTGATAGAGGTATTACGTTTAACGAAGGTGACTATTTTTCTTATGGCACATACTTTTTTGAAGCAACTTCTGTTAAATACGACAAGCTTGCTTACGGACAGATAGATAGAGTTGTTTCTTTACAGGTAAATGGTAAACAAACTCGAATGGAGCAGATTGCATTTAAACCTCATGGTCCTTTAGGAGAAGAATATACAGACAAAGATGCAATACAAACAACATTTGAGCAGCAGCGAGGATTTAATGAAAGCGACAAGCGTCAATTAAGAAGTGACGGTGTCATTGATGATCCAATTACAGGTCCTAAAAAAGTTGCACCTGATGGTACAACAAAGAGCGTAAACGGAGTAGGTTCTTCGTTTTATGGAGATGATTAATGGCAACAAAGTATGACATAGATAACGCTAAAAGATATGCACCTACTGGTTACGAAGGGACAAACGAGCCTGACTATGTCATTCCCTCTTGCGGCCTTGAAGACTTAGACAAGTCTGTTTTTAATCTTTTTGACAAACAAATTCCTCTTTTTCATGAAATGCATGGCTCTGTAGAGAAGGTACCTGTTGTCTTTGCAACTGGTGAAAGGTTTGCTATATTAAGACGCAAAAAGCCACTTATAGATAAAAACGGTACACTTATTTTACCACTTATATCTATATCAAGAGGCGCAGTTGATGCAGTGCCACAAAAAGGTATTGCAAATAATCAAATGTTTCCTCATGTTGTAACTAAAAGAATTTCCAAAAAAGATTTAGAATATAGACAGCAACAAAATGTTGAAGGCTTGCGTAATGTTAAAGGTGAAGACCTTAATTTAGAGGATGGTGACTTTTCGCTTAAACCTAAAACAGTAAATAATATTATTGAAACAATAGAAATACCCCCTATTAAGTATTTTTCTGCAAGTTATGAGATTACAATCTGGTCGTCTTTTACACAGCAAATGAACAAATTCTTGGAAAGTATTTTAAATGCTTACACACTTAATCCTGGGCAACAATTTAGATTAGAAAGTGATAAAGGTTATACTTTTTCTGCTTTTATGGAAAGTTCTTTTTCTCAAGATACAAGCTATGCAGATTTTACAGATGCTGAAAGGTATATTAAATATAGTATGTCTTTAAATGCAACAGGTTATTTGATTGCACCAAACATATTAGGAGGAAAGACTGCTTTAAGATCTTTCTTGAGCGCACCTCAAATATCTTTCGATGTCTTAGATGAATATGAAAATATAGATCCACAACTTTCTGGTGCACCTGTTGATTCAAATCCTGACGCTCATATTTTTGATGATCTTGCAACTGAAGACTCTTTTGCACCTGCACAAGGTGTAGGCGTGAGAGGCGGACCAAATGCTGCTGCGCTTCGAGATGTTGATGCATCTGCAGGAGTTGCAGTAGGACTTAATTTAGAAAAGTACACAAGCGAATCAGTTGGTGCAAGAGGCTCTGATTGGAAAAAGACAAGAAAAACTTTTGTAAGAAATACCGAAGGCAAACTTATTCCTGTCATGGCAAAAGCATCAAAAGGCAAAGGTGAGACAGTTTATGATGCTCGTCTGGCTGAAGTTTTGTTTAATATTTCAAACGACAAAGAATAATTAAGAAGTATTATAATAATTAAACATAGAACAAGAAATATTAGTAGGAGAATATAATCATGGCAGAACAGACATTTAAGTCTCCAGGATTTTTCGAAAGAGAGATTGAGTTAGTTAGTCGTCCTCTTACACGAAATACAGCTACACCAGTGGGTGTAATTGGTCCTGCCCAAAAAGGACAAGCTTTCGTACCGAAAACAGTAACAAGCGTAGATGAATTTATCAGAGAATTCGGCATGCCCGACCAAGATACTTCAGCATCTCATGCTGTTGCTGAGTTTTTTGCAAATCGAGGTAAAGCAGCAACTTTCTGCCGTATTTTAGGTACTGGTAAAGGTTACGGCTCAGATCTTAAATTTGCAGGATTCAAACTAGATGGTGCAGACTTAGGGCAAAATCAAGCAAAAGGAGCAGTACAGTTTATTGTTGCAGAACACAAAGTTGATGACGCAGAACATGTTACATATGGTATTTTTAACGATAATGACTCAATCACAACAAACGCTGACGAAGACCCAAGTAATGGCTTAGTCGCTAACGACGACATAATACAGCTAGTTCGTGCAATGATTTTTATGCATAAGGATTATACGTTAAGAATCGTTTCAGGCGGTGGAACAGATCAATCTCAAGTGTCAGATGATGCTGATAAAACTTTTACTCTTTATATTCACGATGCAGTCAATAATTTGCTTGTAAAACAATATACAGTTTCTTTAGACCCAGCGTCTTCGCAATATATTTCAAAAGTTTTAAACACAGATTCTTTCAGTTTTACAAGCACAGGACACTTTCTTTATGCAGACTTTCCTGTAGAAGATCTTCTTGCATCAACTCGAGCACAAAGTGTTGCTGTAGTTAGAGGTAAAGATGACGGTAATTATTTGGATATGTATGGAGACTTTGTTTCTCGATTTGAAGCACCACGTACAACCTCGTTTATATCACAACCTTTTGGTGATAAAGAATATGACTTGTTTCACTTTGAATCTTTAGACGATGGAACATATGCAAGTGATGATTACAAGATTTCTATTGCAGATCTTCGTGCATCAACAGAGAAAAATTATAGATTTGGAACATTTACTGTTCAACTTCGTAAAATTGATGATACAGATGATGCGCCTATTATTTTAGAATCTTATGCAAGATGTTCTTTAGATCCAGATTCTCCAAATTATATCGCAAGACGAATTGGAGATCAAAAAGTTTATTTAAATCTTGATACAAATGACGAAGATGAAAAGCGTCTGCTAAGAGAAGGTACTTTCCCGAGCCAGTCAACACGTATTCGAGTCGTAATGAATAAGTCAGTGACTCGCAACGAAATCCCAGAAGATTCTCTTCCTTTTGGTTATCGTGGTATTCCTACTTTAAGAACAACACCTAACGGTAAAGACGGAGGAGAAAATCAAGTTTCTTTGCTTTCTGGTCGTGATGTTGTTTCCGGTGGTGCATCTGATGATTTAGGTTGTGCTGTATTGCCTCCTTTGCCTTTTAGATCAAAAGTAACAAGAGGCAGTATGCAAAAAGACGGTACTTACTTTCAAACTTATTTTGGACAATCTTTAGAAGAGTCTAATGGCGTTGTACAAAAAGTAACTCAAGAAAATGTTAAGTCTTATTTCTACTGGGGATTACATACACAAAAAGTAACAAATATTAACGAGCCTAATAGAGGTGGTTTAACTGATTTTAATCCGCTTATTATTAATTTAACAAAGTTCTTGACAAAGTCAGATGCACTTAAATTTAGTTCTGAAGAAGCAGACAGCTTTAACAATAACAAGTTTTCTTTATCGAAAGTTGCATTCCCTTATGCTTCGATTACTGATATACCTAACGTATTGTCAGATGCCTTTTTAGAGGCAGCGTACATTCGAAATGCTGATGTTGGTTCAAATGCATACGATTCTGTTGCACACACAATTAATATGGCAGCTGATAATATACAAGATGCATTTACAAATGAATTGCAAGGTCAAAGTCAGGCAATTCGTGCAACAATGGCTAAACTTTTAGCAGAAGATCCTGTTAAATTTAATAAGTACAGCTTGATGGCTAAGTTTACTGCTCCTTTTTATGGTGGTTTTGACGGTGTAAACATTTTAGATAGAGATGACTTCTTCTTTACAGACAAATCATCGTCTATTGATGTAGATGGTCATGCTGGCGCTAATGGATATTTAAGTGGTCTATCAGGAACAAGTGACATTAATGAGTCATTAGGTTTACCAATTCAAGGAACAAAGCTAAATAACAATGCAGTGTTATCTTATAGAGAAGCTATTCGTGTTATGACTGATGAAATGATTGTAGATCATAATGTCTTGGTTGTTCCTGGTATTAGAGATTCATTAATTACAGACTTTGCTGCACGAAGAGTTAAAGATTTTGGCAAGGCAATATTCTTGATGGATATACCTCACTACGATGCAGCAGGAAATAGAATTTTTGTTTCTTCACGTGGCGTAGCAAGTGGTATTGCTGATGTTGATATGACTAGTCAGCAATTTGATATTCGTGAACTTGATTCATCATATGTCGCAACATATTTTCCAGACGTTATGTTAAGAGATTCAGGAGATGTTGTAAGTGATGGCGCAACTCAAAATCAAAGAGTTGTAAGAACGCCTTCTTCAGTTGTAGCCCTTGGCGCACTTGCTCGAACAGACAATTTAGCAGGATCAGCACCCTGGTTTGCACCTGCAGGATTTTCTCGAGGTGCCCTTGGTAGAGTATCAAGTATTGATGTAAGATTAAACGCAGGTGATCGTGATACTCTTTACGAGGCAAGAATTAATCCGATTGCAAATTTCCCAAATAATCAGTTTGTTATCTTTGGTCAGAAGACAACACAAATTGCAAGAACAGCTTTGGACCGTGTAAACGTAAGAAGATTAATGATCAATATCAAGAGAAGAATTCAAAGAGTTGCACAAGGTCTTTTGTTTGAGCAAAATGATGCAGCAACAAGAAATAGATTTATTTCCCAGGCTTCTTCAATTCTTGCAGATGTTCGAGTAAGACAAGGTATTGAAGACTTTAGAGTTGTTATGGATGATACAAATAACTCTCAAGAAGACGTTGACAATAACAGACTGAATGGCCGAATTATTGTTGTTCCGACCAGAGCTGTTGAGTTTATTGCAATGGACTTTATTATTACAAATAGCGGCGTAGAATTCCCATAAGAAGTATAGTTATAATTAAATGAAATCAATAGGAGAAATATAATATGGCTGGACAAGGCTCAGCGAGAGTAACATTACGTGAAATCGACTTATCACAAGTTAGAAATCCGCAGCAACAACCTCAAGGCGTTCCAGCTGCTGTTGTCGGCCCCGCGAGTAAAGGTCCAGCCTTTGTGCCTCGCACTTTTGCCAACATGCAGCAGTTCGAAGAAGTCTTTGGTTCTATGCGCGAAAGAGGATATCAAGGAAACGCCAACCTCTTCGGACCAATGGCTCTTAACGAATGGATGCGATCAGCAAGTGCTGGTACATATCTCCGCGTTTTAGGCGTTGGTGACGGTCTTAAATCAAGTGGCGGTAAAACAACAGATGCAGGCTTCGTAGTTGGTGCAAAACAAGTTCAAGAACAAAGTAATGACTTGGGCAAAGTAGGTGATAACCCACACGCTACAATAGAGGATTCAAATGATGCTCTTGCTTTAGGTAGAACACAATTCCTTGGTTGCTTCATGAAAGATTCAACAGGAAGCAATTTCTTAAAAGATGCTGGCATGGAAGCAGAAGGCTCAGCAGCATCTCTTGTTATAGAATTTGGTGCCTTGCCTCAATCAGGAGATACAATCAAGCTTAACGCTGTTGATGAACAAGGTAATCTTAACGGTGACGTTACTTTTACTTTTGGTAACGGCGGAGTTGCAATCGGCGCTTCAGCTGTTGAAGCACTTGCAAATTTAAAAGCAGCAATAGAAGCAGATGGTCAATTAGGCGATAACGGTGACCATAGAATAGACGTTTCAGCTGTTGATGATGTTAATGGTTTAGCCGACGACAATCTTGCAAGAATAACTTTGACATCAGCATTCCCAGTAGCTTTAGATAGTACTAATGACTGTATTGCAAAGTTTAATTTAAATCCTGCAGGCGAAGGTAGCGATCTACTTATAAAAGTAGGTGACAAGACAGCTTCTGTTAAAGACGACACGTTTTCTTTTGCACAAGTAGGTGGAACTGCTGCTTTTGCTGATATTGTTTTAAGCGATCAACCTGCGGCTGGTGGAACTCTTTCAATAACAGCAATTACAAATGATGGTGATGGCACGTTCTCAGATCAGGATGTAGTATACACTTTTAAAGCCAATTTGGCTAATCCTGATGATGCTGCTGAACTTGCATCCGGTCAACAAGTTTCTGGTGTTTATAGAATTGCTAGCAATACAAGCGTTGAAGTCAAGATTGGTAATACTTTTGCAGATACGTCTTCAAACTTAAGAGCAGCATTTAGACGTGTTGCTTCTCAAGTTGGTGATGGTATCAGCACTTCAACTAAACATGAAGGACTTTTTGTTGTTGGCGACTTAGACACTACTTCGTTTAGGCTTACACATGTCTTAAAAGGCGAAGCAAGTAGAAGTAAAAATGACGGTGAAACAGCTCCAATTAGTGTTGATGCAACAAATCTTACTGTTAAAGGTGCTTCTGATATTAATAATACTCTTGATGATACTATTATTAACGATGACACTGATGGTTTCTTTAAGAGTGGATCTGATGGTAGTGCAACAACATTGACAATGAAGCTATCAGACAACCCAAATTCAGGTGACAACTTAGAATTGCAAATGGTAGCTGCTGACGGTAGTATTAAAAAAGATAGTTTTGAGTTTGCTACACCTAATGTTTACTTAAATGGTAATGTAATCGTAGCTTCTTCAATTGCTGCTACTGCAGAATTAGTATATACTGGCAAGCCATTAGATACAGAAACACTTACATTAACAGACGCAAATGACGATTCTCTTGTCTTTGAGATAGATGAAGCAACAGACGACGTCGCTGGCGGAATAATGAGATCACGTCTACCAGCAGCACTTGGTGACGCTCTCGCAGATTCAGGCGCAGATATTGGACAAACAATAACTTTAGAAGATACTGCAGGAACTTCAGAGACATATATTTTAACAGATACAGGAGCCGGTGGCCTTGCTACTGGTGCAGTTGTTGCATTAAATAATGATCTAGGCGATGGTAATTTAGCTGTCCAAGGGCAAGTAGGACATATTGCTGTAGGTGTTGATTTGACTAATGGCATATCAAAGCTTGTGCTAATAAGAGCATTGGCAGACGCAATTGCTTCTGCTGAGGGTCATGGTAATACTATTACAATAGAAGAAACAGACGTTGATGGTCAAGGTGGTAATGATAGTATTACCATATTCCAAAGCGTTGGTGATGCTGCTGGTAATACTGCAGTTACAACAGATATTGCGCCTATTGTTGCAATAAACAATACGAGCCTTACTCGAGGTATTGATCGAATTGCTGTAGGCATAAAGAGTGCAGCAGACGCAAATGCTGCAGCTGGTAGTCTTGTAAGCGCTATAAACAACTCAGCTTTAAGAATAACTGCAACAAGAGTAGGAAATGCATCTCCTGTTACATTAACGCAAGATGACGTAGGAACATTAGGCAATGACAAAGATATTGCTGAAACTTTGACAAACTATACAGCAGATGAAACATTTGCGGGTGGTGTAGATGTTATTGCAATAGAGCTAGGAGTTGACAAGCAAGAGACTTTGTATAATATGCGTCGTGCTTTAAGCGCAAACACAACAGCTTTTTCTCAAACTTTGTTATCATCAGCAGTTTCAGATTCAGCTGACAGTATTACGATTTCTATGTTGCAAGAGAAAGGTTCACTTAAATCTGCTTTAACAAATGTAATTAATGTATCTGATGCAGCATTATTTTCAAATCCAGCTGGAGAAATTAAGCTTGGCAACTTTGGCGAAAAGCAAGAAAACTTTAGTGGCGGCGGTGGCGCTGCAACACCAGTAATTCGTGGCGTATTGATGACTCCTCAAGGTGTAAAGGCTGCAATGGACGTTGCTGCTGGACTTGATGATCTCGTAAATTCAGTTGAAGGTAGTGCTCACATAAGATCAGTTGCACATGGTAAAACTTTTGGTGTTACAGCAGGAACGAACTTAACAGGTTATACGATTGGTGAAGTTTCTGAAACGCAAGGTTTCAAGATTATTTTAAATGGTTATTCAAACACCCAGAACCCTGCGGTTTTAAATTGTTCGTTTAATCCTGATTCACCATCATATTTTGCAAAAGTGTTAAACACAGATTCAACAAAGATTGAAGAGTTAGGTCATTATTTATACGCATGGTGGGATGTAAAACCTGCTGTTGCAAGTCCATCCAATGTAGGTTTAAGACATTCAGGTGGACAATTAAGTGCTGAATATGAAAGAATGATTGGTTTCTTAACTGAAGGTGCTTCTGGAAGAGACGGATCTCTTGATGGTAGCAAGCCAAATTATGAAAACTTTGAATCAAAATTCCGAACATCATGTACTCCTTGGATTGTTTCTCAGTTCTACGGTTCTGAAGGTGATCAAGCAGTAAGACCAGCTACAGCAAAAAGTGGTGATTCTTTAAGATTATTTAAACTTCATTCATTGGACGATGGATCTGCAAGTAATAATAAGTTTAGATTGTTAATTTCTAATTTAAGATATGTATCAGACACTGAATATGGTTCGTTTGATATGGCACTTGAGAGTTGGGATTCTGACCCAATTAAGGGCACTCCGCTTGCTGCTTGGAAAAATGCTTCATTAGATCCAATGAGCAATAACTTTGTTGGTCGTTTAGTTGGTGACAAGCATATTTATTTTGACTTTGAAAAAGATGCAGATAAGCAACGGTTAAGAGAAGAAGGTCAATATGCACAAAAAAATCCTTACGTTAGAATTGAACTTTCAGATGGCTTAAAGAAAGGAAATATTCCGGTTGATGCTTTACCAACAGGTTTCCAAGGTCACTCTATTCTTTTCACAAATACATCAGGTAACTTTATTGAGCCTACCGACTTAGTAGAAAGCAAAAGAATATTTACAGATGCTGCCGATAACGTATCTTCAGTATTGTCTACAATGCAGGTTCTTCCAATGGACTATGTTATTTCTATTAATAGACAGCCTATTCAAGATATATTTGAAGCTGATGATGACTTAGCTTGGGGTGTTAAGTTTGGTTTAAGAGAATCTCAAGTTGATTTTATAAGTGATTCAAATAGAGGACATAAAGAAAATCAAGAGCAAGTATTTAATAAATCAATGTTATCTTGGGCCAAGTTCTTCCCGGACTTTGGTTCAAATCCAGCAATGTTGACTGACGGTGATGATACTGACTTGGCACAGAATTCTTTCTTCTCTCTTGAAAAGATTGAAATACCATCAAGTTCTTTGACTTCTGACAAAATTACTTCATGGGATGGATCAATGTATCGTAGAAATGCAGGTGCTGCACCATCAAATGGAAGTAGATTTGTTAATATTTCGAAAGATGCAAATGTAAAGAACTTAAGATATCTTAAATTCCGTTGTATGTTCCAAGGTGGATTTGATGGCGTTAATATCTTTGACGAGCAAAAAGCAGAATTTAGTGGAACAGCAACATTGCGTGAAGGTTTTGATGAGACTGATAGCAAGAAGTTTACTGGACCGACAATTATGTCTTATCGTCGCGCAGTTGACGTTCTTTCTGACAAGTCTGCAGCAGAATTCCAACTTCTTGTTTTGCCTGGTCAAAGAGCTTCTGCAATAACTGATTACGCAATTTCTGCTTGTGAAGATCGATTTGATGCATTGTACTTAATGGACATTGTTGAAAAGAATGATAGTGATATTGCAATTGAAGATGCACAAGAAAAAGCAAACGTAAGAAATACAATTCGTGAGTTTAGTCAAAGATTGCTTGATACATCATTTGCAGCTGCTTACTTCCCAGACGTTTTGATGAGAAGACCTTCTGATAATGCACCAACATTGGTACCACCTTCAGTAGGTATGCTTGGTGCATTAAGTCGTAATGATTCAATTGCTGATCCATGGTTTGCACCTGCTGGTTTAAATCGAGGTCGTCTAAATGCTATTGATTCAAAGGTCCAAATGACTCGCGATTTACTTGATGAATTATACGATGCAGACATTAATCCAATTTACGTTCCAGCAGGACGTAGTGGTGAGGTTTATGCCTTTGGTCAGAAGACATTATTACAAGATCAATCAGCACTTGATAGAATCAATGTGAGACGTCTTCTTATCGATATACGTCGTAAGGTTCGCAAAGTTGGTGAGCAATTACTCTTTGAGCCAAATAGAGCATCTACTCTTTCAAGATTTTCTGGACTTGTAGAGCCAATTATGGCAAACGTTCAAGCTCGTCGCGGCGTTGCTCGTTATAAGGTGCAAATTGATGCTTCAACAACAACTCAAGCAGATGTTGAAAACAATACAATAAGAGGAAAGATTTATTTACAACCTCTTAAGTCTGTAGAGTTTATTTCTCTTGATTTTGTTGTAGCAAACAATATTGAATAGATAAAGTGATAGATATATATAATTAAAGAAAGAATTTAGGAGTTATTAAACATGGCTGAGACACTATCCGTTACAGAAATGATACCCAATAAGTTTGAACCAAAGAGAAAGAATCGATGGGTCTTTGCTATTGAAGGTATCGACGCGTTTCTTATGAAGACTGCGAACCGTCCTTCGTATTCAACAAACGAAACAACAATCCCTTTTATAAATAGTACCCGCTACCTTGCTGGTAAGACAACTTTTGATACAATGTCTGTGACACTTCATGACCCAATTGCACCTTCAGGCGCACAACAGGTTATGGAATGGATCAGAACTCACTTCGAGTCAGTATCAGGTCGCGCTGGTTACGCTGACTTTTATAAGAGAGACTGCCAACTCAAGATGCTTGATCCAGTTGGCACAGTTGTAGAACTTTGGGACATCAAAGGAGCTTTCTTGACAACAGCTTCCTTTGGTGACTTAAGTTATGACGGCGACGATCCACAAGAGATTTCTCTTACTCTTCGCTTTGACAACTGTGTACTACAATACTAATTAAAAATATAGCAACACAGCTTGCCATCTTCTAAAGAACCAAAAAAAGAGTATCTCTTGGTGCTCTTTTTTTGTATCTGTTAAACTATTTTTCTTTTAAAATATAATTTATCAATAATTAAATTAAAATAAAACAGAAACAACTAGGTAAACAATGGCTGAAAATGACTTTGCTGAAATTGAATTAGGTAATATTCCTCGACCAAACTTGCAAGAGCAATATGCTGGATTATTAAGTACAACATTAGGTGTAGTAGGTCCTGCATTTAAAGGACAAGCATTTGTTCCTACTGTTATAACAAACGAAGACGGAGCAGACAATACTTTAATTAATAAGCTTGGAACAAACAGACAAAACCTGAATCAACACCTGTATGATGAATTTCTAAACTATAAAAATAGTCAAGGCTACCTCGCAGCTAACGCATGGCTTTCAAATGGTGGTGAATATCTTTATTACACAAGAGTTCTTGGGATTGGCAGTGGCATTAAAAATGATCTAACAGGGAAAATGAAAGGCTCAGGCTTTCGTGTTGATCAAAATGTCAGTCATGGTACTCTTGACAATACAAGATCTGCATATAGATTTTCTAATAATGACGTAGCAAAAGGTTCAACTGGGTTTGTTCTTCGAAAAATATCTCAAGCAAACTATACAGAAGTTAATAGAAACGCGGAAGATGAATTTTCCAAACAAGGAGAATTGGAATACTATAAAGAGTTAGGTCTTGAAAATAATGATTATTATTTTATTACAAATGTTTTTGTTTTTAATCAAGGCGTTTTACCAACTTTTGATAATTCATTTAATAATACATACACTTTAGGTGATATAGAAGGAAACGAATCAGGAGGCATATCAAAGAATAATATTGTTGTAAAAAAAGCAAAATTTGTTATAACAAACATAAAACTTAATGGGTACAATCCTCTTTTTGTAGAAAAAATGCATGAAAACACCTTTTCAAAGTTTCGAAATGGCTTTACACTTGGTAACAATACGTATGAAAATTACAAAGAAAACTCAGCATTTTCAGACTCAAGAAAATCTTCAAATACTTTTGTGTCTAAGTTTTTTGAAAAAGGCTTTTTAAATTATGCTTCTTTTCCTCTTTTTAAGTTAAAAACCCAAGCGAGTTCTATATCAGATACAAAAATATTAATAAGTAAGTCGCTGTCCGACAATGAAAAACTAACTAAGACTGACTATAATTCTTGGGAAAGTGAATACACAACAGCAAAAACACCTTGGGTTACATCACAACCTTTAGACAGATCAGGTTTTACAGAAAGCATAGCTGGCGTTGCATATGATAATAGAATCAATATTCATAAAAAAGTTTCAAATTTATTTAAATTCTTTTCTTTGGATGATGGTGAAATAGGAAACAGATTTAGAATAAAAATAAACATTAAGAAAAAAGGCAATGAAAACATTTCTGATATTAGGTTTGTAAATAAAATATACAACAATAAAATTTTAGAAAACTACAGTTTTTATAGCAATTCTGCAAATGCTCAAAGCTTAATTAATGAATTAGATAATTTTTACGCTACTTTCGATGTACATGTTTTTGAATATGATCCAAGGCTACATAAGTTTATAGACTTAGAAGATGAAACTACAAGTGCCATAACGTCAGTACAGTCGTTTAACGATTTAAATCTAAACCCATTAAGTTCAAACTATATAGGAAAAGTAATTGGAACAAAACATAGATACTATGATTTTGAAGCAGACTGTGTAGTTGAAAAAGGAAAGTATGAAAATACAAACAAATACATAAGAGTAGAAATCTCAGATTTTATAGAAAAAATAGAATCAGCAAAACAACATATGCTTTTACCTTCTGGATTTAGATCTTATCCTCACATCGAATTAAACAAAGAATCTTTTGATCACTATCTCGATCAGCAAGGTAATGATGAATTTGAAAATTTTGATTTTAATGATATGTTTGACAATAACGAAATTAAACATTTACCTCCAATGTACAATCTTTGCTATTTAGAAGACTATACATTGCCTGAAACTTTTAGTATTAAAAATAGCTGGGGCCCTTTATTCTTTAATATTAAAATGAAAAATCAAAATAATAATCTATTAAATATACATGATATAGACAGATATAGTGGCAGTAGTAGTGTAGAAGACGCAAAATTATTATCACCTCACTTATATTATACAAAATATTTCCTTTCAGACTGCAAGTCAGAATATCAAAATGTGTGGAAAGAAGAAGATAACTATTTAAATTCATTTTTTCATTTGGAAAAAATATGTACGACTTTTCATATTAATACTAATACTCGTCAAACAACAAGCGCAAGCGCAATTAGTGAAAAAAGAAATATAAATTATAAACATTCAGGTAAAAATCTTAAAACTTTCATCGAAAATTCCGCGGCTTTTTATATTAATTTAGATGACACAGAATCAGACACAAGTATTTGGAAAGATGATAGAACACTTAACGATTTATTTGTAGATAGATTAAGTTTTGACATGTTTACTTATGGAGGATTTGATGGTGTTGATATAAGAGACAACGATAAAAGAAGTTTTACAAATACAGCAATTGCAAGAGAGGTGTTAGGAGAAGACGAAAAATCACCTGCAGAAGGTGCCACTTACAATTCGTATAAGAAAGCTATAAAAATAGCATATGATGATGCGTATTCTGATATTGATTTTTTTGTTGTACCTGATGCTTTTAATACACAAATTACAGAGCAATGTACTAAATTAAGTGATGATAGCAAAAAAACATTGTTTATAGGTGATGCAAAAGGTGCACTTGATAATATTAGAACACTTTTGTTTTATGACAATAACGAAGTTGGAGCAAATCGCGAAATTGTTAATTTTTATGAACAGTTAGGTTTGAATGCAAATTATTACGACATATCAAGTAAGATATCAAGTAGCTATTCAAGAAATGATAGCAATTTAATAATAAATGGAATTGATGCTACAGGAGATGCAAAAACTCCTGTTTTTAAGTCAAACGATGAAGATGTTATAAGTTATGAAAATATTGCAAAAAGTCTGAATAGACAAATAGCAGATCAATGGTCGACACAAAGTATACAAAGTAAATATTCTTTTATCGTACATGGAAATTTAGATTGTACGACAAACACAGATTCTTTTTACATGTCACCTGTAGTATATACTCTGGCACAATTTATAAAAAATTCAAATAGTATTACTGAATCAGGTAATATAAGTCTTTCAGGCTTAGACAGTATTAACTTAAACTTAATCGAAGGCATAGAGCTGACAAAGGGAACAACAGAAAATAAACAAGATTTTAAGTATTTAGAAAGACTTTCTTTAGATTACAAATTAAATCTTTTGGTCAAAAAAACTGCAAGTTCTTTATTTCCGACTTTAAACTCGCAGCTTCTTTCACATGAAGTTAATAAGTCTATATTTACAAGGCAGGATATTTTAAGAAGTATTTTGGTTATTAAAAAAAGAATTAAGTATGATTTATTTTTAAATCAGCGTTTAGTTGAAGGAGGATTTTTGTTTGCTCAGAATAGTAACTCTAAAAACTTAAATCAGTTATTAAAAATCCAGCTCGATACTCTGTTAAGCCAGTTTGTAAGTGAAGGTTTAATAGCTGATTTTAGAGTTGTTACTAAAAACTTAAGTGACCCTGAAGCTATTATTGATATGCAAAGCTATATTTTAAGAGGAACAGTATTATTAAAGTTTAACACAGGATTTAATAATTCTATAATAAATTTAGGCTTAGATAGTATATTAAGTGATCTAAGTCTATTAAATAATGAAAGTACAGATGCGGTTTTAATACCGACAGTATAACAGGAGAATAAATGAGCAATTCGCTAGATACACCAATTAATCCGCAGACTATCAAAAAAGATGGTCCTATTCAAGTTTCAAATGTTATGAAAGACGATTTTGGATTTGATATTCCACAAGAGAGTGTTCCTCTGCCATCACGAGGAATTATTTATAGCGTTGACGGACCTTTGCATAATCAAGAAACAATTGATATTAAGCCAATGACAGCAAGAGAAGAAGATATTTTAACAAGTAGAGCTTATATTAAAAGCGGAACTGTTTTAACAAAACTTTTACAATCTTGTATCACAAACAAGTCAATAAATCCAGATCATCTAATCAGTGGAGATAGAAATGCGCTTTTAGTTTCTTTAAGGATTACAGGTTATGGCGCTGATTATGATGTTGAAGTAGACTGTCCTGAGTGTGGTTCAAGAAGCAAGCAAACATTTGATTTATCAAAACTTGAAATTAAAAGGCTTGAAATTGAACCAGTTACAATTGGAGAAAATTTATTTGAAGTCATGTTGCCTGTAACAAAAAAGTCAGTTAAAGTTAAGTTTTTAACTGGTTCTGATGAAAGAGACATGATGATAACTAGCGAAAGAAGAAAAAAGAGTGGTATGAAGGTAGAAACAACAATTACTGATCGGTTGATGAGGTCAATTGTTGCAGTAGATAGTATTGCAGATAAAAACAAAATTGGATTTTTTGTTAAAAACATGCCTGCTCGAGACTCTTTAGCACTTCGAAGATTTTTAGACCAGAACGAGCCAGGAATTGTCATGAAGTCTTGGATGAATTGTTCAAGCTGTCACGAGCAAAGCGAGGTAGGTCTTCCTATGGGTGCCTCGTTTTTTTGGCCTGACACCTAACAACAAAGACTTATACTTGGACCAGATATTTGCGCTTATATATCATCTTGGCTTTACCTATAGCGATGCATATAATTGCCCAGTTTGGCAAAGATTCTGGTTTTTAAATAGATTAAAACACTATTTAAAAGAGTCAAAACAGAATAATTCTCCTACCCCAGAAGGGGCTAAAAGATCAAATAGCGGAATTAGAGGAATTAGTAAGTCTTTTACATAGATAATTATTAAAAAGCTTTGAGGATCGCTATGATAAACAAAAGAGAAAAATTTATACATAACATTGCAGCAAAATACATTTCAGGTAAAAGTCTTGACATCGAATTGTCAGGAAACAAGCATGAAATAGAATGTTTTGCAAGTCTTTTAGAAGTTTCAAAAAAACTTTATGATATTTTAAATGATAATAAATCGTCACTAACTGAGGCGAACGATTTACTAAGGCAAAAAAAAGAAGCAACTAAGCATTTTGAGAGTCTAACAGGAATTACCTGGAGATTGTAATGGACTCCTTAACACAGTCGCTAAATTTGCAGGTTGATATTACTGCAAGCCTATACGAAACTCTTAGCGATATGGCTGGAGGTTTGCGTGAATTTAATTCAAAAATGGCTAAAAAAACAGATGCTGCTACACAATTAGCAAATTCATTGCAAACACTTAAGCTTAATTTTGATTCTAATTCTACTATTCTTAAGTCACAAAGTATTGCAGGACGAGACCAATCAAGAGCATTAGTTGATGTAAGCAAAAAAATAATACAAAATAATAACCAGAATATAAAACTTATAAATGAAAGTATAAATTCAGTAAATATAAAGTCAGACGTTGCAAGCCTTAGACAAATTAGTAATAATTTAAAAATTGCTGTTGAAGACAACAGTATAAATTTTATAGACAGCAGCGAAATATTAGAAATAGTTGCTAATATCGATCAAAACGCTTTAAAATCAGCAGCTGAACATTTATTAGAGGTTAGTAATACAAAAACAATCCCACAAAAACTAGCTGATCCTAATCAAGTTGACTCACTAAACAGCGCAACGCAAAACATTTCAGACAACGCAAAAGATTTAAACGATTCAACAATTGATTTAGACTTACTTTTAAATGACACAGAAGACAATATTTCCAGTTTAAAAGAAGCAACTGATAATATGCTTTTAATTGCTGAAGAAAGTGAAAGAAATTCTTTTATAACAAGTGCTCTTACAAAAGCAGTAACTCTCCTATCAGAAATAACAGACACAATTATGACTGGTGGTTTATCACTTCTTAAGTCACTCCCTTCATTAGCTTTTTCAATTTTAAAATATTTAGCAACTCTTAGCTTGAATATGACTACAATGATGGGTAAAGCAGTCGCACTTACAATGTCTTTACCTTTTACACTCGCTCAGGTTGCTGCAAAGTGGGGAAATAAAATTAGATCTGATTTAGCTACAATTCGAGAAGGAGGAGAAGAAGCAAAAGAATCTTTTGATTTAAGTTCTCGAATCGGTCAAGGTGCAGAAATATTAACAAAAAAAGCGCAAGGAATGCTTAAACTATTTCAAAATCCAGAAAGCAAAATGGTTAAACTTTTTGGAATGGGTACAGCTGGTATAAATACATTTCAAAAAGAAATATTTACTGCAACTGATGCTATGGGTCACTTTGCTGAGTATTTTGGTCGACCTATTATGGAAAATATTAAATTAGGCGTTGCATTTATACAAGCCCAAAAGGCATTAGGTGTTAGTACACAAGACATAGGATATTATGCGCTCCAAGCATATCTTTCAGGCAAAGATCCTACAACTACATTACTTGAAGTTAAAGATGCAATTAAAAGTGCTTCTGACAGGTCCGGTTTTGATTTTAAAGCTTTGGCATTGCAATTTCATAAATTAAGAACCAACATTGTTGAATTTGGTCACTTAACAAATTATGAAATTGCAAATTTAACTGCAAAGCTCCGCGGCATGAAAGTCAAAACAGAAGATGCTGTTAACGTATTTAAAAAATTTAGCACTTTCGAAGAAGCAGCAAAGTCATCAGCTCAACTATATCAATCATTTAAAATGAATATTGATGCATTAGATTTGTTAACTGCAAAAGATCCAGGAGAAATGTTGCAACAATTTAGAGATGCAATGTTTGAAACAGGAAAAGCATTTAAAGACCTAAACAGACATGAAAAATCTTTAATGTCATCTATAACAGGAATTTCAGCAGAGTCGCTCAAGTCTTTAATGAATTATATGGACTTAGGATATACGCAAGACGAAGCTATGCAAAAAATGGAGAAAGAAGATCCAGCAAAAGAGCAGCTAAAGTTAATAAAAGGTTTAACTTCAGCTGTTAAACAATACCAGAAAATATTACAGTTTGAAAGTCCTTTTCAAGCTTTCTATGAAGGTTTAATTAATAATGCTATGGGTCACAAAGAACTGGATCAAACTTTAATAGATTTTAGCAAAGTTTACCAGTCATTGTGGAAGTTAGGTTTTTCTTTAGATCTTGAGGTAATTTCCGGTCTTTTAGGGCCAGTAAATTCTATACTTGGTAGAATTAGAGACTTATTAACAAACCGGAATTTTTTTAGTCTTCTAAGAAACGGATTAAACGCAGTTTCTGACTTTATGAAAGGCGTGTCATACGACTTAAAGGAAGAAGGTTTAAATAAAGATCTTGCTGCGTTTGAAGAAATGATAAAAGGATTTGATTATGCAGCAAAAAGAAGAACAGATTCGAATTCGTTACTCTTAGGAATGAGTACAGACTTAATAACATCATTCAAAACATCAGTTGGAAATATAAACAATTTAGACTTAAACGTTCAAAAGCTTCTTTTAGATGCAAAGATAATTTATAAAGACAAAAAAACTAAACTTTTTAAGTATACAAAAAACTTTACTCTTCAAGGTGTGATTGATGCTTTAAGCTTAGGCGCTGATGTATTTTCGTCAAATCCTAAACTTTTAGCTAAAATTCAAAATATTTTTGATAAATTAAATATTACTTATGACAAAAAAGTAAAAAATGTATTTAACAGTGATGAAATTAAAGATGCAAAAGTAAAAGGTGGATCATTTACAACATCAGAAGGTAGAACAGAAAATCTTTATACACATTTAGAAAACTTATTTACAAAAGGCTCTCCTCATTTTAATGCAACTTTAGATGTAGGTAGAGATCTTATGCATGCAATAGTTACAAGTTTATTTAAAGGTGCAACTATGTTTTTTAAGCTTGCAAGTGGACAAATTGATATGACAGTCAAGTCGCTTGGCCTTGTAGTTACAGATGAAATGAAGGCAGTTGCTGCTAAAAAAGGCATTCCAGTAAAACAACTAACTATTTTAGATGTAATTGGTTTAAATAAAAAAGAGCTTTCAACAGTAACTAATAATTTAAGTAAGGAAGTAATAGACTTTACAGCAAGTCTACCTTCTCTTGTAACTATGGTTGGTGGTTTACTTGCTGATATGATGGGTGTATTTGGAAAAATTGCTGGTGGTATTGCAGATGGTATTGCAGAAATTATCCTGGATTATTATGATGGAATAGATCGAGATCCTAAACTTGACTTTTTTGATAAAATAATGATGAAAAATATAATAAGATCGTTTTTTAGTAATGAAAAAATGGTTAAAGCTAAAAAAAGCTCAGCCTCAAAAGTAATTCAAAGCCAAGGAATGCTGCAAGGCATAAATACATTTGAGTCTCAATACTTGAGTAAAGGAATGTTAGACCCGTCTAATGATAAAGCTTCAAGTAAAGAAAAAGTTAATCAATTTAATGAGTTTATATCAAGGTCAGCGTTAGGATTACAAAATGAATTTGACAATATTATAAATAGTAATTTAAAAAACAAAAAGAGCCCTTTAACTTCTTTTCTAAAAGCTGTTCAAACCAATCTTAGAAGTAGTAATGCATTAAATCCTGGTGACATTTTAAACTCAAAAAATATAATGGGTAGAGTTTCTCATATAAAAAAGATTTTAGAAGCAATAGGGCATTACAATTATCTCAAAACACAAGATATTGACGAGTCAAAATTTATTAGTTATTCAAATGATCCAAATTATCAAAATTTTATAAAATTTTATAGAAAAACTTTAAATAAAAAAGTAAATAACTATGCAAAAAACTTATCTGTTTTGTTTGACAAGTATGACAATGACGATGAGAAATTTCGTCGTGATCACGCAGTAGATAAGTTTGACTTTAAAAGTAGACCTATAGGTGGTTTAAAAGATGCAGAATTAGAAAAAAATTATATAAATAATAATATAAAATTTTTAGAAACTCAAAATAAAAAGAAATTATCACCTGAGAATTTTATACAACAATACAATAAGAAAAATAGAAGTAAATCTATAAGCTTAACAAAAGACTTTGAGCTCTTAAATGGAAAAGATACATACGTTGTTGTAGGAAATAAAAAAGTATATAAATTACATCCAGACGATTCTTTATTTGCTACAAAAGAAAAAGGTTATTGGAATAAAATGTTGATTAGATTTGCAAATGTTTACGAAGATGTAATTGCAAAAATTTCTTCTAAATCAAATAAATCTTTTAATGACTTAAAAATAAAAAGTAGCATTTTAAAAGAAAATATAAATAGTTTGACTTTAAACATACAAAAATATTCTAAAGAAATATTAAATAGTGCAAGTGATAAATTAAACAATCACGTGGATATTTTTAGTACAAATTTAAAAAGCATACTTAAAAGTTATAGTGAAATAAACAATAGTCTTGAAAAACAAAACAAAGAAATTATAGTTGCTAATAATAATTTTAAAAATGTAAGTATTGTTAAAAGTAAAATTGAAAATGTTCTTAAAGAAGCAACAGACAATTTAAATATTGAAGAAAATGCATCTGAAGATGATATAAATGATCTGTATGATTTATGTAAAGACATAATTATGATTGCTGTAAACAAAAAGATAAATATAAACACTCAGGTCGTTGTAGGCTAAAATTTTGAAAGTGATAATTTAAATGGCAATTGATGATCAAAACAACCCAAGTGATACTGGACAAAGTAAAGAAAATAAACCAGTAGTTTCTCAAGAAGACATAAAAGCAGTTGCTCAAATTAAAAAAAATCTTAGAGAATCCAGTTCAGCATTGAACAGTATTAGTGAGGCAATTGCTGCACAGACAGACTGGGCCTTACAACTAAATAGATCTTTTGAAAATTATCAAAATGAAATGATTAAAAATTCTAACAACATCGTTTCAAATACTCAAGATATGTTAGAAGTACTTAGTGAAACTTCAGAAAATATTAGTCAAAGTTATAACCCTCATTTATTTGGAAGCTTTCAGAAAGCAAACACTTCAACTGTTAGAGGTATTAAAGCTCAAGCACAAATATTTCAAGAAATGTCGGACGTATCAACAACAGTTATTTCTGAAATACAGACAGCGCATAAAAACATAAACAGTACTGCCATTAAGTCAGCAACAAACAGTGTTAATAGTATACAGGTTGCTAAAGAAATAGTTGAAAGTTTAGGACAAACATCTGAAGGTGTGCAAACAGTTAATGAAACAGTTGTCAGAGATCAACTTGATATCTTAGCGACACAAAAAGGCATAAACGAAGTAATTATACAGCAGACAAAAGATATAAACACAGTAAATACGCAATCTGAAAAAATTACTGGAGATCTTCTTGAAGGGTTGTCAAATACTACTGAGGGCTTAACAGCAGTTACTCATGGCGTAAGTGATATTGTTGATAACGTCCAATATCATGACGATATTATGGATGACTTTCTTTTAAATATTTACGAAGCTAACGAAGGATTGCAGGATTTGTCTACGACGACTGAAGAGCTTAATGACGCTGTTTCTTCGTTTGGCGGCGGCGCAATGAATATTTTAAAAACAGCCGGGTCAGCTCTTACTAGCGTATTTAAACTTGTCAGTGGCGTTGTTTTAAATACGTTAACTTTGGTCTCAACATTTGTAAAACTTGTTGCAACACTTCCTTTTACAGTAATGAAAGTTGCTGCTAAAATTGGTAATAAACTCAGACAGGATATAGTTGAAGTTATAGGCATGGCTTCAGAAGAGCTTAAAGAAAAGTTTGACATGAACTCTACAATTGGTGAAGGCATTATGGCTATGACTAATAGAGGTAAAGGAATGTTAAAAGCTTTTCAAAATCCTTCCTCATATTTAGTAAAACTTTTTGGAATGGGTGCAGCAGGCATTGCAAACATGATTAAAGAGTTGGGAACTCAAGTCGAAAGTATGGGACACTTCTCAGAATTGTTTGGAAAAAGCTTAGGAAAAAATGGTAAACTCTTTGAAGAATATATTACAATGGTAAGAGGTTTAGGCTTAACAGCTGAGGATGTAGGTTATCTTGCAATGGATGCAGGAAACCAATTAATGCATGTCAATGTAAGAATGAGAAATCTAACAGCAACAATAACAAATGTTTCAGAAGAATATGGCTTAGATAGAAAACGTCTTTCTAAAAACTTTATGATGATGCGAAAAAATATCATTCAATTTGGACATTTAACCGATGAGGAGTTGGCAAGAACTACAGCTAATATGACTCAATTAAAAGTTAAAATGGAAGACGCTACTGCGGTTTTTGATAAGTTTAGCACTTTTGAAGATGCAGCAAACTCTGTTGCAATGCTTTCACAAACTTTTGGTATGAATTTAAATGCGATGGATATGATTCAAGCAAAAAATCCAGAAGATATTATTGAAATGTTTAGAAACTCAATGTTTGAAACTGGCAGAGCATTTCAAGATTTAAATCGATTTGAAAAAGACTTGATGTCACAGCACACAGGAATGTCAGCAGAAAGCCTGTCGGCACTTATGAATTACAGGGACATGGGACTGACTTACGAAGAAGCAAGAAAAAAAATGGAGTCACAAAGACCAGAAGCTAAGCAAATGGCTGCCATTAAAGATTTAAACTCTGCTATTAAACAATTTCAAAAGGTTCTGACTTTTGACAGCCCTTTTCAAGCTTTCATGGAAGGTATAATTAACAATACAACACTCACTGGTGATCTTAAAAACGTATTAGTTTCTGTAAGTGAAGGGTACCAAGGTATTTATGATTTTGCGTCAAGCTTAAAAACTACAGAGTGGTATGAAATTGCTAGACCACTTAAAATGATTATTGATATAATGTCAAGTATTCTAAAAAGTGAAGAGTTTAGAAAAGGTTTACAAACTGGTTTAGAAGTTGCATCAACGTTTGTATCAACTGTTTTTGGCGTGTCTACAGGAGAAAGAGCTTTATCAGCTCTTGAAATAAAAATAAAATCTGCAACTTCTAAGGGCGGAGTTCTTGATGCAAGAAGCAAAGACCCGGTTGTTGTAAAAAATAGAGCATTATTTCTTGACGCATTTCAAGGTTTAGGTAATAGTGTAATTTCTCCTTTTATTGCAAAAGCTGGATTTACTTCAACAGAATTCTCAAACGTCAAAACTGATAAGGACATGTTTAGTTTACTAAGTAAATTGCAAAATGCTGTCGATGCAGATTCTAGCTTAAAGCCTGCTTTAAATGATTTAATGTTTAAAATAAGTGAAAGAGCAAAGCTTATTCCAGAACAACTTAAACAAACGTTTGGTCAAAAGATAAAAGGAAAAGAAAAAGCTGTTGATTTTAAAGCATATGAGAGTTATGTTGAAGAACTAGACGATATGATGATGACAATGATCAGGTCAAACGATAAAAACACAGCTAAGTTTGGCAATTTAATTGCAAGAATAACAAGAGCATTAATTGTTGGTGGCGCAATTGCTGCTACTGCTTTGTTAAGAATGGCAAACAAGATGATCAAAAAAGGAAAAGCTGAATATGATAAAATGCCTGATGATTATAACATGATTGAAGGCTTTTTAAAGATGAAAAAGGGTGAACTTGGAAATCTTACTTCTGACTTGACTAAAGCTTTTTCTGAGTTTATGTCCAATTCAACAGCAATGTTTTCTTTGACAAAGTGGTTTTTAGGAGGATTTTTAGAAATATTTGGTACTATTTCCGGAACATTTTTAATGACCTTTAAAGATAAAATGGCAGAATATTTTCCGACAATTTTTGGCAACAATGGCGCAAAACCAAAGCTTAATGCACGAGCACTTGGCGACTCTGCAATAAAGGCAAACAAAGGAAATCTTGATGCAAGTAGTACTTTAGCTTCAGCTAAGGCACAAAATGCTGTAACGGGTAAAACTGGAATTCAAATTGGTGCTGATCTTGTTACAGGAATGAGACAGCAATCTGGATCAATTAAAGACACAAGTCAAAGATCTACAATGTTAAGCTTTAGTCAAAACTTGTCTGAAAGTTTTGGACAAGCGTATGTTCCTGAAAAACATACAGATATTGCTCCAAAGATGGAAAAATTATTAGGTACTGTTAAGGATGGGCAATTTACAGGTAACATTAAAAAAATCGAGCTTTTAAATAAACTTTATAAAGAAGGTACGCTTAATCAAGAAAGCTTACTTGGAATATTGTTTGGAAATAGTGATACAAGGTCTGATGCTACATTTTCAATTGGCAAAAACATGAATGAGGAAGATATGTCTGAGATCATGGCTAGCGTTGACAAAGCTTCACCATTAGGCGCAGGTCCTCAATTTACTCCGACTACTCCGACTACTCCGACTATTTTAGACTTGGACGAATATTTTAATAATGGTGCGATTTTAAATGATATTGAAGTACCTTTTGTTGAAAAAAATAGTTTTAATAGCATGTTAAGTCAAGCTGGATTAGATATACCTAAATTACTTGCAGCGCAAAGAGGAAAAAGTCCAGACGAATTAACACCTAAGCAAGTAGGTTCGATTGTTGATACATTAAGATCACATCCTAAATTTATTAATATGCAAGAAGAGCTAAAACAAACACCTTTAAGACTTCGAAATCAAAAAGTTCAAAATGAATTAAAAGGACTTATAGTTTCAACTATTAAAGATATGAGAAATCAAGCTTTTCCAGACCAAAACAATGCAGTACTTTCAGCGAATGCTCCGGCTATGACAAGCGCACAACCAACAAAAGATTTTATGTTAACAGCGATTGCTGGAATGACAAAGATTCCTGACGTTATAAAGAAAGCAACTGCTGGAATAAAAAGACCTTCTTTGAAAAGCTTTTCTGGAAATATTGCGGATAAAAGTATTGTTGCTTTTAATGAAATAAATAGATCTGTTAATGATTTATCTTCCAATATGATGTATAAGGTACCTTCTGAAGATTTGTTTAAACAGACAGCAATCAGTGAATCTTCTGTTATATTAGAGAAGTATGACAAAGAATCAGTAGGCGTCGTAGAATTTAGTGGTAATGTTAATATGAGTGATTTGTATAATACAGCTAAAATAGTAAAAGACAATAGTAAAAATAAGATTAGCAAAAAGAAAGTTGAAGAAATGAAGTTAGCTTTGACTGAACATAAAAAAGGTTATGAGGATAAAGAGCATAGTATTGATTCAAAACTTGTCTTAAACAAGGAAATAATAGACTTACTCGCTGCAGAATTAACTGGTCCTTTAGTGACAAAGAATTTAGCTCGAGCATTTACAGATCCAAGATTTACACAAGGTGTTATGTCAATGAAAGAAGACGTCTTTACGTCTCCTACTTTAAATACAGGCTCAGACTCTGGTGGTTATTCTGAAAAGTTGCGTCAATAAATAGTTATATTTAAACAGGAATTTAAAATGAACAAAATAAATGTTGAAGACATAATAAACGAAGCTAAACTAAAAGAAACTATAGTTAATGCTTTTTCGAAAAAACTTAATTGTAGTCCAGAAATAATATCAAATATTTTTGATAGACAAATGAGCGTAGAAATAGACAAAATTAGCAGTTCAATAGATTCTGAATTAAAAGAAAATAAAAAGCTAACAAAAAAAGATATATCGAAATTAAAGGACTTATCTTTGAATGACTTTTTAAAAGATAATAAAGTTATCAAGGATAATTAAAAATGGCTAAAAAATATATACTTGATCCTTCAGGATCTATTATTGAATACACAACAGGCTCGAGGTCTAAATTACAAAATAAACCTCTTTACGAAAATATATCACAAGTCAATAATAATTCCCCAGAAAGTATGACTGCAGATCTTGTTTCTATTGACGGCATTGAAATTGTAAATGCATCTGTAAATACAAGTTATCAAAATAAACGTGCAGATTATTTTATGCAAGAAGCGTTATCTTTTGAAGGCAAAGAAGGTGAGTCTAATATCACTAGCCCAGAGCTTAAGGATTTGTTAAACTCAGGAGAAGACTTTTTAGCTAATGATATTTTTTTAGAAATAGAAAAAAACAAAAGTTTTGATTTTAAAAATGAAAGTACAACCGGCACTTTAAGCTATAAACCTTTTACTTATATTGGCGACGCATCAGAAATAGATATGGCTTCTGAGTTTGAAATATTAACAGGCGTAAACATATCAGCAGGATTTACAGCATCACCAGAAGTTTTTAGAACTTCTTTAATGGTTTTAGAATATTTTGTAAAAATAATAGCACGATGGGGAGTAATGGAAGCACTTGTAGCCTTAAATAAAGCAACAAACAATATTTCGTCAGGAACAAATAATAAAATTGAAAGCTTTCACTTAACAATAGGAAGATATGATTTTACTACTTTTGATATTTTTAGCAATTACGTTTTTGATGTTTTAAATTATCCTTATAAAAATTCAACTTTAATTGAAAGAATAACAGCTTATTTTATTGGCTTTACTGCATGGTGTGCACCAAACTCAGTCTTAAACTTGGATCAAATAGTAAGAAACGGATCAGACAATGAATTTAAAAACTTTTTAGATGCAAGCTTAATATCAAAAGAAAAACACTTTTTGCTTTTTGGCACAGAATTACCTTCTATGCTTTTAGTAATGGCTTCTTCATCTATTGAATTAATCTTAGACAGCTTAGCTAATAGTCAACACGTAAAAAACAGAGTCAAACTGCTCACAAGAAAGTTTAAACAAGAAGCACATTGGAAAAACAACATTGTTTATAAATCAAAATTAGAAAATCTTAATTTTACAAATAATTCTATGAATAGTTTTGACAAGTTTATGTCAGATTTAAACTACTACTATATTAAGTTTTACATAGAAAGAGTTCAAATAGGACTTAAAATACTTAAAAAGTATTACAACGAAGAAACTTACCAAAACAAAAAAAATAACAAGTCTTTTGTAGGCAAAGATTTAGCTGCAATTAGTAAAGAAAATTCTGCTGATAAAAATTTATCTGTATATGAAAAAGGAAATGGTCAGACCTCCACCGATGACGAAAGGTTGCATTTTAATTCTTTTAAATATTTTTGGAGAAAAGACTTAGCAAAGAGCAAAAACAACGAAAGCTTAAACTCTTTGCCTCAATTATTTAAATTTGGAAGTTCTTTAGCAAGCGATATAAGTGCGTTTGGAGGAAAGTTATCAATACAAGATTCTATTAGACAGAATTTTGCTACCAAGTCAACCAAAGCAGGTTTGGATGAAAAGAGTGATAGGATAAGACTTCCTAAAGAGCTGGTAGAAACAATAGAAAACTATTTAGAGTCTGAGTATATGCCTTTTTATTTTCATGATGTAAGGACAAATGAAATTATTTCTTTCCACGCTTTTATTGAAAGTATATCAGATTCCTTTAATCCAGAATATAATTCAGCAAGCGGCTTTGGTCGAATAGACGATGTCAGATCTTATATTAAGACTACACGAAATATTAATTTAAGTTTTACTGTTGCAGCAATGAATCCAGATGATCATGACCTAATGTGGTATCAAATTAACAAGATTGTTGCAATGGTCTATCCTCAATGGTCAGATGGATTTCCAGCAAGACCTGTTGGAGCAGGTCAACCTTTTAAATACCCGTTTTCACAAGTACCAACAGCATCACCTTTAATTAGACTAAGAGTTGGCGATGTAATTAAAAACAATTATAGCAGACTAAATCTTTTAAGACTTCACGGCGATGATCCAACTTTTGCGGAGAAAGCTTTCTATGATAATATTACAAACAAAAATGATGATACAAACAAAAACAAAGAAGAATGTTATTTAAAGCCAGGTCTTTATAAGTTAGCTGATAGTACTGGAGGTCTTGATCTAGGTGTTTTTGATTATAACTTTGAAACATTGTCAAAAACATATAATGTGAATACAGAAACTAAAATAACTAAAATTGTAAGTGAATCAAAAAATACACTTGTTGTTGAAATACCAAATTATTTTAAGCCTAAAACAGAAAAAGACACCGGAGATTTTTTTAGCACTGACGTAGGAGACAATTTTATTCAATTGGTAGTCGATTCAATGGCAGTTATAAAAACAAGAGCAACTTTTGATGCTGTTGATAATAATAATACAGCCCGAACTGGGTTAGTAAGTTTTAAAAATAATCCTTTGACAAGTTCTTATGAAAGTGGAATGAGTAGAGGTTTAGCAGGATTTATAACACAACTTGATGTAAACTATAACGAAGTTAATTGGGATGTTACAAGAATTGGATCAAAAGCGCCGATGATGGTAAAGATAACAGTTAACTTTGCACCAATACATGATATACCACCTGGATTAGATCATAATGGCATGTTAAGAGCACCTGTATATAATGTGGGTAGAGTAAATAATCAAATGTTTGGTGATTCACAAGGCCCAGCTAATTCTGGAGGTGAAAGAGATAGCGGTTACAATATATCAACAGGGTTTAATAATGCAACAAAAGCAAGTGCAATTAAAAAGTTTATGAACGAAAATAGTTAAAAAGGAGAATTTCATGGCAGTAATAAGTAGATTTAACAGTAAAGGGAAAAGTGTTGCTAATGATCTTTATCGAGGTGTTGAAAACGGGACCATTAGAATTACAGATGCTGTAGAAGCTAACGGTTTAAGGTTAGATCACTTAGCTTATGAATATTATGGTGATGGTTTAAACTGGTGGATAATAGCTGCTGCAAATGGTATTAGGTGGCCGTTAGGAATAGGATCTGGAAACGCTAACAGGGAAAGCCCGGGAGAAAAAATAATATTGTTTATACCTAACGTTAACGATGTATTAAACTTATTAAAATAAAATATAAAAGAGAAAAACATGTCAATAATTGATGTAATAAAAGAGTCAAAGCTACACAACTATACAGACATAATGTCTGATCAGGAAGTTATTCAAACAATACTTTCAGGTGTTAAGCCTACAGGAACAAGTGGTAATAGAGAATTTATTCAAGAACTATCAAGTTTAAAAGATCCAGATAGTCAAGAAATAATAAATGTAGCTGCTGATATGTTTCAATCAATTACAAATTCAGCAAGAACAACACGTGAAATACTGGAACATTTATACGCAAACTATTCTAATGAATCTATTAATTTGCTTTCTAATTTTATAAAAATAGTTCATGCTAAAGACTATACTCTTAAAATTGATAATCCGAATGATACAGCTTTGTCTAAAATTAAAAATAAACAACAGAAATTAAGTCAGTTACCTTTTTCTGTTAAAAAAGAAAAACTAAGTACAAAAGAAAAAGATGGCGCGTCAATTGAATCTGGTTTATTTAGATTTGAAGAAACTTATGGCTTATATAGACAAAAAGCAGAAAAAGAAGATGAACTCTATTCTGTAGAAGAAATTTTATTTTCAAAAGCTAATATTGACAAAGCAAAAAAAGATGAAACGGAAGGTAAATCAACAAAAAATATTATTGTTAACAATTGCAAAATAAGCGATGAAAAACAAGAAATTATTGAAAGTAAGCTTGATACAAGCATGTCTTTTATTTTAATAGATAGTCCTGATATTAAAATCGGGACAAGAAATTCTATAGAATTAGCTACTTTTTTTAATTTATTAAGCACTATAGAATTAAGTAAATGTATGCCTTATTTTGATGCGACATTTTTAATTCCAAGCTTGACGCCTTCAAGCCCAGGATCTACGTCAAGATTTAGATCAGCTTCTATTACTCAGTTTTTAAAAGGAACGCCTGAAAATCCTGGAAACGAGTCTTATGTTTATAAAACGTTAAATAAGACATATGAAAAGTCTGTTGGTAGTAAAAAAGTTGATGGAGTTGAAACAAACATGTCAATTTTTACAACGCCACAAACATTGAACTTTTTTGATGAAATAATGATTGGTCATCATGAAAATGTAGAAGATTATCTTTTTAATCAAAGAGTTGAAAGAAGACCTACTACTATACATGATATTACAAGACCTTTTATGACAATAAAAAGTTTTAGTATTGATGTTGCTCCAACGCAAGGTTTAATGTCTTTTAAGACAGGTAAAATAAGTCTTGTTATTCATGATAGAACAAGAATACAAGACATTGCTCCTTTTGTTAAACCAGACATGTTTGGTTCTTACGGTTCGGAAATTGTTGTTGAATACGGATGGGCAAATATTGATGCTATTAATGAAGACGAAAAAGATAAAAATTACTTAGGCGACTTTTTAAATCAGTCAAGAGTTGTTGAAAAATATATAATTACAAATTCATCTTTTTCAATGGACAATAACGGTCAAGTCAATGTAGACTTGTCAATTGCTGCAAGAGGCCCTATTGACATTAGAAACGTAGTTTTTAAGACTGATGCTTTGGAGGCAATGAATTTAAAGGCAGCCCAAAAGCACGAAGTTAATTATAAAAATAAAAATGTTGAGTTTACAGAAAAATATAAAATTGAAGTAAACTCAGGAATATTTTCAGCTATTTATGGTGAAGTATCGCGAGACTATAGAGATACAAAAAACATGAACAGTATGTTTACTTCTTCAGCAAAACTTTTTACTCAACCACATCCAAGCGCAAGAAATACTAAGGGTGTTAAACTAACAAAATACAAGTATTTAGTAAATAATTTTATAAAAAAGAAAAGTAAATTAAATCTTGATACAAAGTTAGCAGATATTATAAACGAATTTAACAAATTTACAAGAAAAAAAGATGACAAAGAAGTACTGACGGACATGCCTTCTGTAGCAATTGGTTTTACTATTAACGGAAATGATCCTTCAGGTACAATAGGAACAAAGAGTAAAAATTCTAAAGTCAAATTTGCAGATATGACTGTACGTAATCTCTGGGAAAGATCTGTGTACGAAAAAGCTAAAGAAGCTACAGCTTTAAAACAAACAAATCCTTCTGCGACAACCAAGCAAACTCAAGCTCAAACTACACCTGCTGCTCCTTCTTTACAAGCTGATCATCAGTTTTTAATAGATTTTAAAGATTCTTTGCTTAACATATTAGAAAGTTCTAATAAAGTTTACGGTAGATATAGTAATGTTAAACGCCGCAGACTAGATGAAGTTAAAGATGTTATAAAAAAAATAATAGGTGGCTTGAGTGAAGCTGATCCTTTTTATAATAAAGAGTTTACTGAAAGATATAATAGAATAATTCTTAACAAAAACACTGGCGGAAATAAGATACCTATTAATACTATAAGTTCAAAACTTAATGGTCCATCACTGCAGCCTAAAGGAACACAATATGTTTCACTTGGTTCATTTATAACAGGATTAATAGGTTCTCACCTTGTAAGCACAGGCAAGTTTAATGAAATACAAATTGTTTCTTATACAACAAATCACTACGCCGGTTTATTTTCAAATCTAAATGTTGCTTCTTTGCTAATAGATAGAGCTGATTTATATGATTATTTAGAAAATCTTTTTTTGGAAGGTGGAGAGTTTACTGTTGAAAGCATAATTTCTCAAGTCGTAAATGAATTTTTAATAACAAGATCTTCTATAAATTATGGTCTTAACAAGTTCTACGTAAAAGATAAAAATAAAACAACAAAAGCAAGAAGAGGTAAAATTAAGATTTTTGACGAAAGAACAACTTTAAATACTCAAACCGTAGCTCTACAGCAAGAAAGCGTTTCAAAAATAATTAAATTAATATCTTTAGGACTTGAGCAAGGAAATTTAAAAGAGAAAGGCAAAGATTTATATCTTGAGATGAATAAAAATCCTGATGATTACAAATATTTAGATACTACAAAATTTGTTATGCCTAAGATAAAGTTAACTTTTGACACATTAACAAGCAGAGAAGATAACGAAAAAACTATATGCAGAATTTCTTTATACGACCAGTCAAATAACCCGTTTGGCTCTGTAAGTGACATTATGGAAAACATCTATGACAAAGACATGTCAACACTTACTCATAGAATTAACTTAGCACAAAGAGCATATAATTCAAAAGCATCTGACGCAAAAAAGAAGAATAGATCTGTTAGTGAAAAAGTAAAAATAGCGCATCAACAAAAGCTTTCTGAAATTGTTGAAGAGTTTGTTTTTGACAAAGCAAAAACTGATGAGGTTTATGGCCCAGAGGGTGTGCCTAGCCCTTTAAACACTCAAAATGGAGTCAGTCCTTTAGCCGGCTTTGATATGTTATCTAATGGAAAATTTATTGACAATTTACTTTCAAATACAGGAATTTCAAATACAAAAATTTCAAATACAAAAAGAATTCCTTTGACTAAAAAAGGTAATAGAGCAATATTAGAATTAGACAAAGATTCAACCGGTAAAGTTACAAGTGTAAAGATAATAAGTTCTTCACCTATTTCAAATTTAAAAGCAAGATATAAGAGTATTATGCCTTCAATTACGTACGGTTCTCAAAACTCTGCAATAATTGAAGCATCTGTTACAACTGTAAACGAGTCAAAATTAAATACAGTTTACTTAACAAGAAATTATCAGTCTAAGACTTCTGAAAACAATAAAGTAAAAGCTATATTTGAAGATGAACTTCCTTTAAGAATAGTTCCTGCGCAAGCAAGTATAACAATGTTTGGTTGTCCTTTTGTTAATTTTGCACAATATTTGTTTTTGGACTTTGAAACTGGTACAACTTTAGATAATACATACTTTGTTACTGGCATTAAACATGATTTGACACCTGGCAAGTTTACGACACAATTGACTTTATCATATGGCGATATTTACGGTAAATATGAAAATATGGCTTCAACCATACAAAAGGCTGTAAATCAATTTGCAGGATTTGCTTCTTTACCTTCCCAAGACGGTACACCTTCGTCTGAGGCTACCCCATCAGAAGGTGCAACTGTAGAAGAAGTTGCCAAAGATCCAAGTAAAGAGAACACTGGTGCTAAAAAGGCTGTTAAAAATCAAAAAAGAAAGAAGCTTTTAAGCAAAGACAAAGCATCACAAAATATTTATGCGACAAACGTTTTTACTGTTTACTTTTTTTCTACGTCTGGACAAAACAAGACGACGTCAATATATCCTCTTGAAGCTTCTAATAATCAACGTATTGATGAAAATAGTGTTTCTTCAAGCAATAAAGATCAGCAACGTCAAAGAGTAACAATAAAAAATAACAAAAACATTCTTCAATTTACATCAGCAAATGGTCAAAAAAATAGTGATTCATTAAAGCCTGATTACATGGCAACGGCAAAGTTTAATAAATTTTACACTAACTTGACATATCTTACTAAACAAGATATTTTAGGTGGTATACAAGTAAAAAATAATAATGTAATATCAGTTAATAATCCTGTAAAAGATGATATTTCCGGGAGAGTTTCGTTAATAGATTTTAGAGATCCTATTTACAACGATAATTTTTTCAATAAAGCTTTTTCAATCTATAAAAATCTAATAGATGATACTCCACTAGGTGATCTAAATAAACCAGAAAAACCACATTCAAAAGAAGTGAGTTTTTCTTACGAAGTTAGTCAATATGATATTTCTGTTAATGTGAAGAATACAAATACAGATGACGTAGTGCAAATACAATATTCAGAGCCACAAAGAAAGATTAATCTAACTGGAAAAGAAAGTTTATCTTATTCTGAAAATTGTAAAGTCGCTATTGATATAAGCATTAAACCAAATAAATTAAACACAGGAAGTTTTAACTATTTGTATTTTGACCTATTATCTTCACCTTTTTTTATTAATAGACGAGATAAAAAAACAAATAATTTGCATGTTAATTTAGATAAAGCTATAATAGAATCAATAAAAGACTTTAAAACCGATATACAACTTTTAAACAAGTATAAATTGTTTAGATATATTACAATGACTGATTCTCTTGGAGTTAAGTTTAAACTTAATAATTTCTTTTATAAAAAAGGATCAAAATCTGCAGCTGAAAATAGCATGAAAGCTTTAATATTAAGGGATGATTCTTCAAATCTTTACAAGAAAAAATGGGCTAACTCTGACATGGATTCTTTGTTTTCTTTTGAATTTAACGCCGGAAATGATCAAGAAGAATTTGAACAAAGAATAAACGGATTAAAACATGAATTAATAAATGCTCAAAACATTTTTTTAAAAGAACTTGCTTTAGGGAGCTATTCAAACAAAAGTGTAAACTGTTGTTATAGACAAGAAATAGGAATAAAAAAAAAAATATCTGTTCAAAGTACAATTAAATCTGAAGTTGGTAAAAAAATATTATACTTTAAAAATTATAAAAAATTTGAAGATTTAGTAAAAAAATATGTAATACTCGACATATTTGATTTTAACACACAAAAAGAATTATATTCTCATTCAATTAGTGCTGATGGTGTTACAAACACATCACTGCTTACTAATCTTGATACTTTTACTGCGGGAATAAATAAAGAACATATATTTGATAATAAATATAAAAGTATAAAAATAAATCAAATATTTTCAGATGTTGATTCTTTGCTTCTTAGAGAATTTAAATTTAATACAACACATAGCATGTCATGGAAAGATCATAAAATTAATCTGGTTGATAATGGTGGAGCTATAATAAATAATAAAAAAAACAAGTCAAACAAGGTTGTAGAATTTTCTGTAATGAGAAAAGCTGCTAAAAAAATTGCGCATATAAATTTTGATAGATGTATGGTAAAAATTTTAGAATTGTTTGTTCCTTTAGATTGGGATGAATTATATTTTGAAGACAAAAAATTTACAATTAAAAAAGAAGAGCATAAATGACGTGTAAATATTTTAAATAGATTATACAATATAGGTATGAGTAATATATACAATCTGTTTAAAATAAATAATTTAAGTCAATATGACAAGTATACGAAGATGTTTAACAATAAAGTGGTAGACATGAATCTTCTTTTGCCTGAGCATATTACAAGTGATTATGAAGCTGACTTAGAAAATACTTTAGCTATCTTAAAAAAGAAAGATATATCATGTTATAGTGATAAAGTAAAAAATTATAAAGAGTTGTTTAAAGCCTTGAAAAGAGCAAAAATAAATTTGCTTTACTATAAGACCATATTAAGCATAGAAAAAAATAGCACAGTAAAATCTACATTATTGTCATTTAAACCTGTTAATGGTTATGCTAATTTAGCTAAATATGAAATGTTCAAAACAATTACAGGTAGACTTGTAAACAAAGAAAGTTCAAGAATATTAACACTTCCTTCAAAGTATAGAAAAATTTTTGAAAGTCTCTGGGGAAATGAAGGAAAAATTATTAGTATAGACTTTAAAACATTAGAGCCAAGGATTGCAAGAAAGTTAAACGGGCAAAAATCAAGTAATGATATATACGAAGAACTTTCTAATGACTTAGACTACAAGGTAGATCGATCAATTATTAAAAGAGCAGTAATATCTATATTGTACGGATCAAATGCACCTTTAAAAGAACTAAGTAAAGAAAGAAGTGATGCAGTTTTATCAGCAGTGAAAGATTATTTTAATCTTGATAGTTTGTTAAGAATTGCAGATAATTGTGAAAACAGAGAATATAGAATAAACTATTTTGGAAGACCGTTACATAATTTAGATGAAACAAACAATAACAAGATAATAAATAATTTGATACAATCATCAGCAGTTGATGTTGCATTGACTTATTTTTATAATTTAGTTAAAACATTAGACACTGATATGTGTAGACCTTTATTTATTATACACGATGCAATTGTATTTGATGTTAAATTAGATTATTTAGAAAAATTAAAAATAGAAGTAGAAAAAGGATATGATTGTCAAAAACTTGGTAATTTTCCTTTAGAATTAACTAACCTTTTTAAGGAACAATAAAATGTATAAAGAGAGAGATATTGAAAACCTTTGGCTAAAATATGAAAAGCTTTTAAGCAACGTTAAATCTGTAGGTATTGATAAGTTGCTTGAAGAGTTTGGACAAAGAATAATAGAGTCATCTTATTCGCAAAGAGACAAAGAAGTGTTTTGTGGAATTGCTGGAAACGTAGAGTATTCTTTGACTTTAGCAAAAAATGCAAATGCTATATGCAAAGCTTTAAACTATGATATTAATAGCAGTTCAATTATAAAATGTGCTTTATTGTCAATTTTAGGTAGAGTAGGAACTCAATTTGAAGACAGACTTAAAGAATCAGAATCTGAGTGGCATAGAGAAAAGCTTGGTCAATACTATGAATGGAACGAATCTTGTCCTAAGTATTCTATTAATCACATGACGTTATATCACCTACAGCGATTTGGCGTTAACTTGTTATGGGATGAATTTGAAGCTTTATCTCTTTTAAAAGACATGTCAAGTGAAGACAACAAGTTTTACGGTATGCACAAATCAAGATTATCAGTTGTCTTAAATTTAGCACATGAAGCGACTATTAAAGACGAGTTAGATAAAATTAAAGGTGTATATACTGTACCATTCTAATAATTACGTTAAAGGAGAAGTTATATGTATATAGATCTTTATTATAACGTTCTTGAAAAGTTAAGTCAACTTTCTGAAACAAATAAACATGTTGAACCTGACGATGAAGTTCAAGAGCACGCAATTGCAGGTATGGCTTTGCCTCTTGGTCATTCTCCAGAAACTATTAATAACAAATCTAACAAGAAGAAAAAGAAGAAAAAGAGAACAAAATCTCCATCTGATCATTTATAAGTTATTAAAATTATTAAAATAAAATTAAAAATTAAATTATGTGTAAATTTGGTCCATTCATGGTATAATATGAAACATGATTGGCCAACAAAACAAACAAAAAATAAATATTGCCAATTAAAAATTAAACAATTAGGAAGGAAAATTTAACTATGGCTATTGATCTCGCAGCAATCCGAAAGAAACTTGGACAACTTAGTGGACAGAATTCTAAGAAAAACGTTATGTGGCGACCAGAGGAAGGTGCAGAAACAACTGTTCGACTTATGGCTTACCCCGATAATGACGGACAGCCTTTTAAGGAACTAATGTTCTATTATAACATTGGTACAAATCGTGGTCTTCTTTCACCTTACCAATTTGGCAAACCGGATCCTATCCAAGAGCTTATTACAAAGCTTCGTGATGAAGGTTCTAAAGAGTCTTACGAGTTGGCAAAGAAATTATATCCAAAGATGAGATGTTATGCACCAGTTGTTGTGCGTGGTGAAGAAGAAAAAGGTGTAAGACTTTGGGCATTTGGAAAAACTGTTTACCAGTCGCTTCTTAATTACATGCTTGACGAAGACTATGGCGATATTACAGATCCTCTCGAAGGAAGAGATGTAAGAGTTAGTTGTCAAAAAAATCCTGGCCAGCAATGGGCAACAACAGACGTAAGACCTCGAGGAAAAGACACAGCATTATCAGGAGATTCTGCAAAGTCAAAACAGTGGTTAGATAGCATTCCAGATGTCAATGACTTGTTTGAGCTTAAGTCTTACGAAGAGCTTGAAGGAATTATTAACGAGTGGTTAAATGGAGACGACGAAGATGATCAAAAAGAAACAACCCGAGGTGGCAGTAGCTTTAAGAACAATTCTACACAGTCAAAGAGTGATGATTCACCAGATGCTATTGCAGGTAAATATAGTTCTATTGATGACGCATTTGCTGATCTTGAAGGACTATAAGGAGTAGACTGTGGCAAAGAAGAAAGAAGTTAAAAAGGAAAAAGCACCTTTAGATGACTTTACTTCTGATCTTATTAAGTCACTTAATAAAGAAAGAGGTAATAGAGTTGCTTATAATCTGAGTACAGACGATTCACCTACACATGTTAAAAGATGGATAAGTACAGGATCAAAACAGTTAGACTATATTATTGCTAATCAAAAGAATGGAGGTCTACCTGAAGGTAGAATTGTAGAAATATTTGGGCCTCCTTCTATTGGAAAGTCACATATTGCAACACAGATTGCAAGATCAACTCAACAAATGGGTGGAATTGTAGTTTATATAGATACCGAAAATGCAACGTCTGTTGAAAACTTAAGAATGCTTGGTGTAGACATATCAAGAAGATTTGTTTATGTTGACACGCATTGTACAGAAGAAGTATTGTCAATTGCAGAAAGCACTGTTATTAAAGCGAAAGCAATGGATAAAGATGTACCAGTTACAATCATATGGGACTCAGTTGCAGCAACATCTCCAAAAGCTGAGCTTATAGGTGATTATGATAAAGAAAGCATTGGTCTTCAAGCACGTGCTATTTCTAAAGGAATGAGAAAGATTACTGGAGTTATTGCAAACGAAAAAGTTCTTATGGTTTGTTTAAATCAAATTAGAACTAAAGTAGGCGTAATGTACGGTGATCCTACTACTACTCCTGGCGGAATGGCAATACCTTTTCACAGTTCTGTTAGAATTAAGTTAGGAGCAGGTTCTCAAATCTTAAACAAAGACAAAGAGCCCATTGGAATTAATGTATCTGCAAAGACAATTAAAAATAAAGTTTCAGCACCTTTTAGAACATGTAATTTTGAAATTCACTTTGGCAAAGGTATTAAAGAACATGAACAAATATTCGATTTGCTTCGAAAACATGGCTCTGAAGTTTGTAATGGTTATACAGTAGAAGTAGGAGGTAATGGTGCATGGAAGCATTTAGAAGTTTATGACTCTCAAGGTGAACAAATTATAGAAAAGAAATTCTATAAAGCAGACTTTGGTGAAATAATTTCACATCCAGAGTACGGAAATTATATTGACATGTTGCTTGAAAAAGCGATGATTAGAAAAAACGAAGTAGAAGAACCTAATATTGATCCTGAAAGTTATACAGATATACAAGCAATAGCTGATCACTTAATGGACAATGATGATAATGCGTTTGAAGAATTAAAGTAATAACATTATGAACGAGCCTGTCATTTACATTGACGGCTTAAATGTATTTATGAGACACTTTGCTGCCAATCCAGCTAAGTCATTAAATGGACAGCTGTGTGGTGGCATTTTTGGTATGTTAAGAAATATACAACATCTCTCTGAAAGATTTAAGCCACAAAAAATAATAGTTGTTTGGGAAGGTGGCGGTTCTTTTAGAAGAAGAGCTGTTGACCCAGATTATAAAAACAGGAGAAGACCTGTACGTTTAAATAGAAGTGAATATCATGATGACATTCCTGATACTACTAACAATAGAGACTGGCAACTTAAGACTCTTGTAAAGATTTTATATAAAACACCTGTTACACAAGTTTATGTAAATGATTGTGAAGCTGATGATGTTATTTCTTATTTAACAAAAACAAAAAAAGTAATATTTCAAAAAATAATTGCTACATCTGACAAAGATTATTATCAGTTAATTGATGAACAAACAAAAATCTGGTCACCTAATAAAAAAATATTGATTGATGAAAAATATGTATTAGAAAAGTGGGGAATTACTCCACAAAATTTTTGTACAGCAAGATGTTTCGCAGGAGATCAGAGTGACGGTATTAAAGGTGTCAAAGGAGCAGGCTTAAAAGTAATGCTTAAAAGATTTCCAGATTTAGGTGTGTGTAAATTTTTATCTCATCATGATATAATAAATGAAGCCAAAGATAATATTCAAAACGGCAGCAATTTAAAGTTATTTGAAAATATTATTGCAGGACAAAACGATATTGATAAAAACTGGAAGCTAATGTATTTAGATTCTGCGATGTTAAGTGCTGATCAAATCAAAAAAATAAACTTTCAAATAGAACAAAAAGAAGAAAAACTAAATAAATTTGAATTGCTTAAGTTACTAAATAAAAATGGTTTAAACGGATTTGATATTCACACGTTTTTATTAACAATTAAATCAACACTAAGGACATAAAATTAAATGAGTTTAAATACAAACTTTTCAAAATTTGGAAAGCCTTTTCAAGAAAAAGTTTTTCAATCAATGTTGTCAGATCAACTCTGGGCTGGACAAATGATCGAGGTTGTCAATCCTGAATACTTTGATCTTAAGTATTTGTCTTTTTTATGTGGAAAATATTTTTCATACTATAAGAAATACAAAACATTTCCAACACTTACAATTCTTATTACAATTATCAAAGAAGATTTAACTAACTCAAAAGATCACGTTTTGAGAGACCAAATTATTGAATATCTTCATCGTATGAAAACAAATCCAGACATGGGTGATCTACAATATGTTAAAGATAAATCACTTGAATTTTGTAAAAGGCAAGCTTTTCGTGAAGCTTTAGAACAAAGTGTTGAATTAATCCAAACAGAGAAATATGAATCTGTTTTAAATATCATGAAAGAAGCAATCTCTGTAGGCATGCCAAACTCTTCAGGTCACAATTTCTTTGATGATATCGAAGCAAGATTTGTTCAAATCAACAGACAAGTCTGCCCTACTGGTTTAGATAGACTTGATGCGCAAGATATTTTAAGAGGTGGTTTAGGCAGAGGTGAACTTGGCGTTATTGCAGCTAATACAGGTGTAGGTAAATCACACTTCTTAGTTGCAATGGGATGTGCAGCTATGAGAGCTGGCAAAAATGTAATACACTATACATTCGAGCTATCAGAACATGATACTGGAAAAAGGTATGACTCTAATTTGTGTAACATTCCTTCAAATGAAATTATTGAACGTAAGAAAGAAGTCATTAATAAATATGAAGGAATGGACTTAGGTAGACTTATTATTAAAGAATACCCAAGTGGTTCTGCTTCTGTTCTTACAATAAGAAATCATATTGAAAAACTAACACTTAAAGGATTTAAACCAAGTGTAGTTATTATTGACTACGCTGATGTTATGAAGTCTACGAGAGCTTATGACTCTTTAAGACATGAATTAAAGTTGATATACACAGAATTAAGAAATCTTGCAGGTGAACTAAACATTCCAGTCTGGACAGCTTCTCAAGCAAACAAAGAATCTTCAAAGGCAGACGTTGTAGGATTAGAAAATCTAGGCGAGTCATACGCTAAAGCACAAGTTGCTGATATTGTACTTTCAATTAGCAGAAAGCCTATGGAAAAGTCTGAAGGTACTGGACGAATTTTTGTTGCTAAGAACCGTGCCGGCCGTGATGGCTTATTATTTCCTATTAATATTGATACTGCAAAATCTAAGTTTGCAATTTTAGATGAAAGCTCGTTAACATTAAATGAAGCAATATCACAAGATAATAATTCTATGAAAGAAAAATTAAGAGAAAAGTGGAAAGAGGTAAATAAAAAAGATGATTAAGATTTATTGCAATGAAAAGTTAGATGAAGCATTAGATGACAATGATGTTAAAGATTATGTTCCTGCTTATGGGGGCGAAAGTGCGGGATTAGACCTTTACAACTCAGGAGAAAATATTTCTGTGATGCCTTCATCTTCTGATCCTAAAGGTGTAATGATAAGCACGGGTCTTCATGTTTTTACGCCAAAAGGATACGTTTCTCTAATAAAAGAGCGAGGATCTATTACAAAGACACCGCTAAAGTATAGAGCAGGAGTAGTTGATGAAGGATATACAGGAGAAATATTTGTTAATCTTGTAAACATTAGCAGTGAAGAGTATATTATTAAAAAAGGGCAGAAACTTCCTGTGCAAATTATAGTTGTTAAATGTGATAATGAGTATTCTGAAATTGGAGAAAAAGAATACTTAACCCTATCCAAATTTTCTAAGAGAAGCACCGGAAAAGTAGGAAGTTCAGATTGACAGTAACAAGGAGGAACATGAAAGTTATAAAAAAAAATACAGTTAAACAGAAAACAATAGAATATTTTGATAATGATGAATTAGCTGTAAACGTATGGATGTCAAAGTATGCGTTAAAAGATAAACGTGGCTGTTTTTTAGAGGAGACGCCTGATGATATGCATGTAAGGCTTGCAACAGAATTTGCAAGAATAGAGGACAAGTTCAAGACAAATGCAATGTCTAAAAAAGAGATTTATGATTACTTAAAAAACTTTAAATATATCGTCCCGCAAGGTTCACCAATGTCAGGAATTGGTAATGATTATATGAATATTTCATTATCAAACTGTGTTGTTGTAGAATCGCCAAAAGATACAATATCATCTATAATGAATAGTGGCAAAGATCTTGCAAATCTATTCAAGAGAAGATGTGGCGTAGGGCTAGACATAAGTGAATTACGACCTGAAGGTGCGTATGTCAACAATTCAGCAATAACAACTTCTGGCGCTTGGAGTTTTGCTGATTATTTTAGTAATGTGTGCAGAATGATTGGTCAAAACGGACGTCGTGGTGCACTTATGATATCTATGGATATTAGACATCCTGATATTGAAAAGTTTGTCGTTATGAAAAACGATTTAACAAAAGTGACTGGCGCAAATGTATCTGTTAAAATAACAGATGAGTTTATGGAAGCTGTTGATAATGATAAAGACTTTAGACTGCATTTCCCAATCGGTTCAGAAAGCCCTGAATACGAAAAAGTCATTAAAGCTAAAGACTTATGGGATTTAATAGTTAACTCAGCAACGACAACTGCAGAGCCTGGTTTACTTATGTGGGACAATATAACAAAAATGTTACCTGCTGAGAGTTACAAAGATGTAGGATTTAAAACTGTATGTACAAATCCATGTGCAGAGATACCTTTGTCTTCATATGATAGCTGTAGATTAATATCTATAAATCTTAAGCATATGGTAGAAAACCCATTTACAGAAAATGCAATATTTGACTTTGAGAAACTTAAAGAAGTTTCTCGTGTAGCAATGAGATTATCTGACGACTTGGTAGAGTTAGAAATAGAAAAGTTAGAGAGCATTCTCAACGTATCAGATACTGACGATGAAAAAGAAATGTGGGAAAAACTTTTAGTTGCTTGTAAGAATGGTAGAAGAACTGGGTTAGGAACACATGGATTAGCTGATGTCTTGTCAAGATTAAACTTACCATATGATGATGAAAATGCAATAGAAATAACAGCAAATATTTATAGGACTTTAAAAGAATCAGCGTATGGTGAGAGTGTTTTGCTTTCAAAAGAAAGAGGATCATTTCCAGTCTATGACTTTGAAAAAGAAATAGATCATCCTTATTTAAGTCAACTTCCAGATGAGATGTTAAAAGAAATGTCTGAGTATGGAAGAAGAAACATTTCAATATTAACTAATGCGCCAACAGGTAGTGTATCAATACTATCACAGACTAGTTCCGGCTTAGAGCCTGTTTTTAGAAACTCTTATATACGAAGAAGAAAACTTGGTGACGATTCTAGTGAAAAAGTCGATTTTGTTGATGATTTAGGTGATAAGTGGCATGAATTTGAAGTCTTTCATCATAATGCTAAAGAGTGGCGACAGTTAAACCCAGGAAAAGATCTGCCAGCATTTTTTACAGAAAGTGATCAGATCAATTGGGAAAAAAGAGTTGAGATACAATCAAAAATTCAACAACACATTGATCACGCAATAAGCTCAACTATTAATCTACCTTCAGATACAACGTCAGAAACAGTAAGTAAAATATATCTTGAGTCTTGGAAAAAAGGTCTCAAAGGTGTAACTGTTTACGTTGATGGTTCTAGATCTGGTGTATTAGTTACAAGTAGTGAAGAGAAAGAGACGTTTCCTCAAACTCAAGCGCCAAAAAGACCCGAAACGTTGATTTGTGATATACACCATACAAAAGTTAGAGGAGAAAAATGGGTAATATTGATTGGGTTGTTAGAGAACAAGCCATATGAGGTCTTTGGTGGTAAAGCTTCTTTTGTTGAAATCCCTAAAAAGATTAGCAAAGCAACATTAGTTAAGAGGACATTTAAAACAAAAATAAGCAAATATGATCTTTGTTTTGGAGATCAAGATGATCCTACAATCATTAAAGACGTAGTTAAGGCGTTTAACAATCCAAACAACTTAGCTTTTGCAAGAATGATATCACTTAGTTTAAGACACGGATCAAAAGTCAAGTTTATGGTTGAGCAGTTGCAGAAAGACAAAGATAGTGATATGTTTAGCTTTAACAAGTCTATTGCTAGAATTCTTAAGAACTATATCAAAGATGGCGAAGTTCCTACTGATAAGCAATGTGATGATTGTGGTGTAGAAGCTTTAGTATATCAAGACGGCTGTGTAATATGCAGTTCTTGCGGATATTCAAAATGTTCTTGATATATTAAAACTAGAAGTCAGGGTTTTAAAATCCTGTAAAATTTATAAATCTATGATATAATAATAAAAACACAAAACAAGGAAGTATTTAATGATTAATTTTTTAACTGAGATTTCACCGCTAATTAAAGAGATAGAGCTACATCATGATCCAATCATCATTACAGTAAATGAGTTTAATGAAGAAACAGCTAATGAATTTGCTACTTTAATGAGTGCAGCACAAAATACAGGACAAAAAGTTGTTCCTGTAGTTATTGATTCGTTTGGGGGACAAGCTTACGCTTTATTGTCAATGATATCATCAATTAAATCTTCAAAAATACCGGTTGCAACAATAGTAAAAGGAAAAGCTATGTCTTGCGGAGCACTATTGTCTTCTTTTGGGGAAGATGGTTTAAGATTTATGGATAAAGATGCGACAATGATGATACATGACGTTTCGTCGATGGCATTTGGAAAAGTAGAAGAGTTAAAGTCTGATGCAAGAGAAGCTGAACGATTGAATAAAAAAGTTTTTACTATGATGTCAAGGAATTGTGGTAAACCTGATGACTATTTTGTAAACTTAATTCATGATAAAGGACACGCTGACTGGTATCTAGATGCGGTCGAAGCTAAAGAACACAATATCACACAACATCTTAGAGTGCCTAGTTTAAAAGGAAAAGTAACTGTATCTTTTGATCTAGAATAGAGCTTTTTGTTTAATTGAAATCTTTAAAGCACTTCAAAACGCTAATGAAGAAGTCAAAGGAATTGTCAATACATACATAAGTAAGAAAAGTTAAAAAAGGAATTTATAATGGAACAATTTTCAACTTTAAATAAAGATAAAGAATATGTTGTATCTTTACAACAAGAAGTAGGCGTTGTAGCTGATGGTGTATACGGTCCTAACACACATAGAGCAGTTAGACAATACTACGGTATGCCTATTATGATGCATATGGGTAAAGTAGTGCCTATTGATTCTCCGCTGGAGATTGATTGGTCAGCACCTTTATATGAGCTTGATGATGGAACAAAAAACTGGTATAAAAGAAAAGCAGACCCATCAACAATATGTGTTCACTGGGGAGGATTAAATACAAGGCACTGTTATAACGTATTTAATCTTGCTAGGGGTCGACACGTTTCGTCTCACTTCTTAATTGGGCGAAATCATAAGACAGGAGAATATGAAATCTTACAGTGTTTAGATACAGGACTAGCTGCGTATCATGCTGGAAAGTTTAATAAATATTCTATTGGAATTGATATTTGTATGCATCCAGATGACAAGTATTGGGAAAAAACTAAAGGTTGGTACCCAGATGCTGAACTTCAAGTATGCAAAATACCTGATAGAAGAGTTAGAGGTCGTAAACTTGTAATGATTGGTGATGATTTTGCAGATGTTTGCAGAGAGTTTTTACAGTCGTTAAGAGAATCAACAGGTTTGCTTGATAAGCCTATATGCGAAACATTAGATGTAATGTCTGTTAAAGAAGCATCACAATATAGCATTGTTGGTCACCATAACATTTCAGCAAAAAAATGGGATGTTATACCTTGGGCAGAAAAACTATATTACGGGCTCGATGAAGAAATTGTTTAATTGTGTGTAAATTATAATTTTTGTTTTTATAATATTCACACAATCAAAGGAATAAAATGAACAAACAAAATTTTTTATATGATGATAAAATTGGACAAATTGAGTTAGTTCAAAGTATGGGTAAAGATATAACAGTTGTAAACTCAGCAAGAGTTTCTTTCGGAGTGCATAAACAAGAAATGGATGACAAAGACAAAAAGCTTGTAAACTATCTTGTTGCTCATAAGCATACTTCTACTTTAGAACATAATATTGCAACTTTTAGAATAAAAGTTCCTCTCTTCGTCAGATCACAACATCATAGACACAGGACGTGGTCTTATAACGAAATTTCAAGAAGATATACAGATTCTGTTTTACAATTTTATATACCTAAGGCTTATAGAACGCAGCATAAGTCAAACAGACAAGCTTCTAATATAAGTGAGTTAATAAATCCTCAAATGGGTTGTTATCCTATTGACTTAGAAAGCAGGCTTTGCAATGATGCTGTTGAGCATCATGTTCGTCTTTCTTTAGACTTATATCATGATATGACGAATAAAGGCGTTGCAAGAGAGCAAGCACGCATGATTCTACCTCAAAATCTTTACACAGAATATTATGCAACTGCAAATTTAAATAATATTCTTAAGTTTATTGATTTAAGAACACATGAAGGTGCACAATGGGAAATTCAAAAACTTGCTGAAGGTATGCTAAGAATAATTTCAGATTTGTGGCCAGAAACAGTCAATTCTTATAAAAGAAATAAATAAATAAAAATTATTTATGTAGCTCATAATTATCCTATACTTCTTTGTAAGGATAATTATGAATTTAAGCAACAAAAAAAGACTTCTCCTTGAAAGACACAAGGATCTAATCAACGCGCTCATGAGGTGTAGAATTATGATTGAGGATAGAGAAGACCCAACAGTACTTGATATTATGACAGATATGAGAGCTTTGCCGGGCATTGTCACAGTTAGACAAACTAGACCGATTAGTGAACCTGTGACTAATAACGGTCATAGAATCGTAGAACTTAATGTTTCTTATATGGAAAAATACTTAACTGTGACAAAAAGCGATGTCTTGAAAGAAGTTGCTAAATCACTTAAAACTATCGAAGGCGTTGACATGATTAAAGTAATGGAACATGATAATGATATAGTCAATGCAAAACTTCAAAAAAGACCAATGATTATTTAGTAAAGGAAAAAAAATGACACTAGACGACAATGCAATTAGCCACATTGCAAAAATTATTCAGATGGCCATCATTACTGGCACTGACATTGTAGATCATTTAAGAATGATGAAACTTGATACTAATCCTAATGATTCACTAAAATTGATTTTAAATGATGAATACAAAGAAATTCATGATAATTCTATAAGTGTAATGGTTAAAAATTCGTTATCAAGAAGAGACGAAGAGTTAGGTTTAAACCAAGCACAAGAGGTAAATATTGACAATGAATAAAGATATGTTAAAAGATGTTTTTGAAAAAAGACAAACTTTTATGGAAATGATTAAAGAAAAGTTTCCAGACTCATATCCAGAGTGGCCAGTAAATCTTTCAGAAAAGCAAGCTCAGACTACATGCAGAGAAACAGCTCTTAAAGGCGTCGAAGAAATGTTTGAGGCATTACAGCATCTTAAAAATTGGAAACCACATCGAGAAACAGAAATGCCTGATATTGATAGAGAAGAATTTTTAGAGGAAATTGTTGATGCTTTTAATTACTTTTTTTCTTTAATGATTTTAATTGGAGTAGATGTTGAAGAGTTTTATGACGCTTTCAATAAAAAAGACAGAATAATCAGAGAAAGACTTACACAAGGATATTAGTGTGTACGAAATCGACGATGAATTGTTGATCTATAAAGATAGTTTTTACAGATCATCAGAATTTTCTTTACACTTGTGGAATGTTATTGAAAGCAAAATTCTTTATATACTTGGAATATTTGATACAGGAATTGTAACAGTATACTTTGACAATGAGAACATATCAATATCAGCAAGTTCAGAATTTTTTATTGTTGTAAATGAAAGCTATCGCTTTTTTTTGAACAACTGTCTATGCAATATGCCAGACTTTACAGCGTGTATTTTAATAACCTTTGAAAAAAAACAAGAGTTTAAATTAAATTACGACAAATGCTTTTTTTATTATGAAGAAGATAATAGTGAAGATGAAGGCGATATAGAAGCTCAAGTAGACATATCAGGAGACATTTCTTCTTTCACTGAGATCAAAGCAAGTATTCTTTCCAAAATAACAAAAGAACTCCAGTACTTAGTACATAAAAACGCGCTTCAATATAAAATTGAAAAGTCAAAAATTACCAAATTAGACGTAGAATACGAATATTATGTTTTACTTTCTAAAGTTTATAATAAAGGCTTGAAAGAAGTTATGATTAAAAAAAACGTAAACTCTGTATTACAAAAGTATATTTTAGAGATACAAGAAAGAACAAGAAATGAAAAATAAAAACAGGTATTATTTACAAGAAGAATATCATCTTGATATAGAAGAAGAAAAAGAAGAAATTGAAAATCTGACTACAAGTGAAGTACAGCAAGAAGCACTTAGACTACTACGGACATTTCTTAAGAAACCTGTTAAATGGAACAACATGTTTTCACTTATAGAAAAAGTAAGAAGAGAAATGCAGTCTGGAAGAGATAACTATGACAGCTCTGCAAATGATACGCAACTTTCTCTTATCACACCTTTGCTTGTTTTTTTTAGCTTAACAATCAAGACTTCAATGCAAATGCAACCTATAGATAGCGAAATAATTATTAATATACTGGCAGATAATTTTAAAAGTCAAGAACATTTAGATGAGCTAGGAATAATGATTGATGAAATCTACTGAAAATACTTTGAAAGATTTTTTTGTAAAACAACATATCTTTTCTAAAAAGTTTTACAATTCAGAAATATTAAGCGAAAAAGAAAAAGAAGAGCTTCTTAAAACTTTATCTTTAGCAATGCACAACGAAATATCAGAAATTTTATCTTCGACAAATTTTAAAGTTTTTGACAAAACGGACTATTCTGTTGATAAAAACAAGCTCCTTTACAACTCTGTTGATGTCTTTAGGTACATGATAGCAATAATGAATCTTTATAATATTACAGATCACGAATTTACTTCTGCTTTTGACGAAAGAGACAAACACTTAGATATTATTAACGAAATAAAAAGTCCTAACAGGAATCAAAAAGTAGTCGTCGTTGACATAGATGACGTTTTATGCACTTTTAGAAGCCATTTTAATAACTACTTATACAAAAAGTATGATATATTTGTTGACCCAGAAAATACCTCTTATTACTCTTCAAAAGAAGTTAAAAGTGTAGGATTAAGTCCCGAAAGAGTTTTTGAAACTTTTATTGAAGAAGATGGATTTCTAGACATACCTGTAGTACCTGAAATGGTTGATCTCTTACACGACATGAAAAGACAAGGTGTATACGTACAACTACTTACTTCGAGGCCAGAACATAATTTGAAATGCAAGTATCAAACTTTTGTTTGGCTTGAAAACAACAATATTCCTTTTGATAACATTAACTTTGCAGCAGAAAAGTATATATGGCTCGCTAAGAAAGACTTTTATATAAATAACAACTTGTTATCAGCAATTGATGATAGTCCAAAACATGCAATGGAATACGCAACACATGGTATTAAAGTTTTAGTTCCTCGAATGCCTTACAATAAAAACTTAGATCACGCAAATATAACTTACTTTAGTTTATAGGTTTAATTTAAAATATAATTGTGTGTAAATTATACAACATCATTGTATAATATAAAAGTAATTAACAAAACAATATTGATAAATGGAGTAATAAATGCCTATTAATAATAATCTTGAACCTGTTACTTTGCCTATGGATCTTAAATTCGGGCAAGAGCCAGTTACAAATTATATTAACAACTTAGAATCACTTAACATTGAGTTAATTGATGGTCCGACAAGAGAACAAGCACAAAAAATTGCATGGCACATGACAAAAGCAACTTGGGCTGATTCACCTAACGAGACCTCTTTTGAAAATGCTTCTGTTAAAGAAGCTTCCCAAAATCTTCAAGACGTCTTAAACTTTAGAGCTTTGCCTACGCCAATGGAGTGTTTAGGTTTTACGTTTAAGATTAGTGGGATTGATACGCAAACTGTAACTCATCTAATCAGACATCGAGCTGGATCATTTGCAGCACAATGTACAGGTGACAGAGATTTACGTAATGATAACATTCTTGTACCAGAGTCTGTAGAAAATTCTGACTTTCATGATAGATTTATTAATGTTGCGATGCAAGCAAAGCAACTTTATTCTGATATGGTTGATTCTCGTGTTGTGTCGCTAATGGATGCACGAGTTATTTTGCCTAAGTCACTTGAGACTTTTTACATTGCAAGATTTAATCTTAAAGATTTAATTGGTTTTATTAAGCAAAGACAAGACGTGCAGATTCAACCAGAAGTTGATAACATTATGGCAACTCGAATTGCAAGAATTGTTTGTGATGCTATTCCAGAAGTTGCATCATGTCTTGACTTTAGCAAACCAGACATGCATTATGTAAGAACATTTAGAGTCGAGCAAGCAGATGGTTCTTATACTTCTAAGGGTACTAACTTATATTATCCTGAGCCTAAAAACGATATGTTTGACTTTAACGCACAAGATGCTATTTATCCATGTCGTCGTGAAGAGATTAATGGCAATAAGTCCGGTGAAGAAAAAATCTTTACGAGAATGTGGAATGATGATGTAAATGCTGTAAATGAAATTAAGCAGCAACTCGATAATGAATTTTAAAACAGAGTTACAGATAGAAAACTTTGTTGCAAAACAATTAAAAACATAAAAAAATAATTACATAAGGAACATTTTAATGAAAAAGATTTATTTAGCTAGCGGTTGGTTTAATCCTACACAAGATGCAGAACTTACACAACTTGAAAAGATTTTTGACGAGCGCGCTGACTCTTTTGAACTAGCTTCACCTCGTCGTATCTTTGTTTGTCCTCCTAATGCACCAAAAAGTGTGCAAGATGAAACATTTACAGGAAATTTACATCATATTCAAACAGCAGATTTTTTACTTGTTAATACACGTGACAAGGATATCGGGACTATTTGGGAAACTGGTTACGCATATGCATTTGATAAGCCTATTATTTATTTTTGCGCAGGCTTGCCTAAAGGAGCTAAGTTTAATCTTATGTTAGCAAGAAGTGGTATTAAAGTTTGTACGTCTTTTAAACAGTTAGAAGATTATCTGGACAGAGCAATTAAGTCTGGTGAACTTCCAAACGAGCCTTACGCAGATGCAATTGAATAAAGATACTTTAAAGTTTTGGTCTTTTAAAGATACTAAAGACTATAAGAGCGCAAAGTATAAACATATATGTAATTCAAACGTATATCGAAGATTTACGTTTGTTAAGTCTTTTTTGTTAAAAGTAGAGTTGACAAACAATAAGTTTTCTTACGTAACACCTTTATGCTTTATGTCTTACGGGTCTTTTCCTGACGGTAACTACGAAGGAATTGATGATAGCGGCCAGAAAATATTTTTTAACGAAGAACAAATTAATGAGGTATACAGGTGAATTTTAAATACAAAAAAATTTTTAAAACATATGCTTTCCATAATATAGTTGCTCATCCTCTAATGCAAGTTTTAAATTGGGTAGGCAAAGAAAAGTGGGCTAATGAAGTTCATGATAAAACATTACCTAAAAAAGGTGTTCATGAAAAAGAAACAGCAAACACAGGAAATGATGTGCCTGAAGCAAACAGAACAATCTTAAAAGATTAAAATGATCAATAAAATACCTGAATCTTTTAGGATTGGGAGTTGTATAAAATACAGCTACTTGTATTTAAACGATACAGATAGTATAGGTGTAATTCTTAAAATAAAAGAAGATGCAAACTTTACTTGCATGGTTACGATTTTAACAGAACTCTCTAAAATAGAAATTATTCCTTATAATGTTATGGAATACAATATATTATGAATATTTTCATTCTCGATAAATTTTCTAAAAAAGTCACGGCGTATCACTGTGACAATCACGTAGTGAAAATGATGTTAAAATCTGACTAAATAAAATACACAGCTACATTTACTTTGGAACAAAAACAAAACGCTCAAATACTTTAAAAGAGTAAGATTTGTAAAATGCAAGTATTCAAAAAAGCTTAAATGGTTTTAAAGTGCATGTAAATTACATTTAAAAAATATATTATAATTTATAATCTCATATTAAGGATGATCTATGCAAAAAACATACAATTCATATAAAAATGGCTTACAAGTTTCTGACTTAGTAACTTTTATGCACAATGTATTTAAAAACCAATTTTCAGGGCCAAGAACAGCTTTGGTTATAGATAGAAGTTTCTTGTTTGACAATAAAACAAAGTATGGAATTAAAAAATTTTTTAGTTATAAAATGCTTGACTTAAATAGCAATAAAATATATGTCATAAAAACTCGTGACATAAAAGTAGTTAAAGTTTTTAAATCAATGAAAGAAGAAAAATAAATGAGAATAGGAATTACTGGAGAAAAAGGCTTTATTGCAACCAACTTAGCACAAAAAATTATTAAACAAGGACATGAATTTGTATCACTTGACAATGCTGACTTTGCAAAAAGAGTTATGGATTACACACTATCAGGTGAAGTTTGTGTATATAAAAATAGTGTCAAAAGATGGACCAGCTTATTTGAGTTGTTAGGCTTAGACTGTATTGTTCATAATGCAGCAGTTGTTGGGACTGATGTTGTTGCTTTAAACCCAAGACATGCTATTAATACAAACGTGTTAGGCACACAGACAATCGTTGAGGCAGCAAATAATTGTAAAATGTTAATTGTATATACTGGTACAACAGTAATTTATGATACATACAAATATCAAGAAACTGACATTTTAGAAAACAGCGAAATATTTCCAAGAACAAACTATGCAGTGCAAAAGTACGCTGGTGAAATGATTGTAAGAAATAATGCAAAAGAATGGCTTGTTACAAGACCACTATTTGCCTACGGTGGTGTAGGTGATATGAATTCTTTAATTGCTAAGTCTTTGTTTGGAGTTAAAAACAGCATAGAAAGTATTGATATGTTTTTAAATCCAGAAAAAATTAAAGACTACATGCATGTTGAAGACTTTTGTGAAAACGTCATGAGACTTGTAGATGATGGAGTTAGAAACGAGGATTTTAATATTACAGCAGAAAATCCTCATACAACTTTGGAAATTATTAGTTTAATTGAAGAAGTTTCTGAAAGCTCTTTAGAAGGAATAATAAAGTGGCACCCAGAAACTGACTATCTTGGAAATCATAGACTTTCTAACCAAAAGTTTTTAGACTTTATGAAGACTTCAGCTACAAAAACTTTAAAAGAAGGTATTAAAGAATCTTGGAATACTATTAAAAATGATAAAAGCAATTACAATCCTTTAAAATATTTAGATCAAGCAAAAGAAAACAAAGTTGATCTTAAAAAATTCTTTCCAAAATGACTTGCCTTGTTTAGATTCTGTATTGTAAGATATTTATCTGTTGTATACAGGAGTAAATATCATGCCAAGAGAATCAAAAAAAATTGACTTAGTTTGTCAAGAGTGTGGTGTAACGTATCAAAAGGCACCTTCAAAAGCAAAAAATTCTAAATTTTGTTCAAAACCTTGCAAAGATAAATCAACCTCAAAACATAAAACAGCAAAGTGTTTGAGTTGTAAAAAAGAGTTTAAATCAACAAGAGGAAAAAAATATTGTTCAAGAAAATGTTACATGGACGACAACAAGAAAAAAAGAGTAAGTCTTATATGCGACAATTGTGGCATAAAATATGAAAAGCCTTTTGATGAAGTAACTAAATATTGTAGTAAAACATGCCAGCATACAGCACAAAGTAGCGGTCTGCATGAGATACCTTCTAATGGAAGAATGGGTTTTAGAAAAGACTTACCTCCAAAATATTTTTTTAAGTCATCTTTAGAAGCTGATTACGCAAGATGGTGTGAGGCAACTAATAAACCTTACATATATGAGCATAAAACATTTACAGTTCAGTACGACGGAAGAGACAAACAATATACACCTGACTTTTATCATCCGGATAACGATAAGTATGTTGAACTTAAAGCTATTCGTAGAGATAGAAAGTTTAATTCAAATTTACTAGCTGCTGACATTTTAAAACAGCAAGGTTTAGACATAGATGTTTTGCTTATGCATGAATTCTATACTCAAATTAAACAAAGCGGACATTATTGGTTAGTAGACAATATAGAAAATAAAAATTATCATGGAACAAGACACCTTATATATCTCAAAGCTAGCTCAAAAAAATAAAGGGTTTGCAGCTTTAACAATAATATCGCTCGCAGCTGTGATGTCATTAATATCATTTATTGTAATTCAATACGGGCGTATATCCTTAAACGTAATGGAAGAAAAACAAATACTTGATTCGTGCAGCATTGACTTAGGGACTTCTATAATAAAAACAAACAAAGTAGATGAAATATGTGACGTAAGATTTCTTAACGAATGTGCAACCACACTTTCAGAAAACGTAAATCCAAACTTTCAATGTGTTGATTTAGGTTTAGAATGTGACTTAAATAATGTTTGTGAAAGAAATTTTGGCATTACTTCGAGTTATAATCCGGGAAGAGGAAACACGTCTAAGTTTGTAACTATAACTGTTCCCGAAGAGGTTCATGACGTTAACTTAATAGATGCAGCAGTAATAATGTTGCTTGATTACAGCGGCTCTATGAGTGGCAATAGAATTGTCCAGTTAAAAGACTCAGTCAGGCAATTTATTAACTCTGACTTTAATCTAAGTTACTCTGTTATCTTGTATAATAGTGACGTAATAGTTTACTCAGATATTGGGAAAGGTCAGCAACACAAACAATCTGTAAACTCAATGGTTACAAACAATAACCCTTCAGGCGGGACAAGTTTTATTAAACCACTTGACAAGGCAATACAACAAATAGCACAAACAGACTACGAAGCTTACTACGTGCTACTAATATCAGATGGATCGCCTAATGAAGGCATTAGCGCCTCACAAAATTTTGTGCAAAGCAATGTCATGAATATTAACGACAACAGTTGTATTTTTTCTACTAATACAAGTCCGTGTATTACAGTATATACATTAGGTGTAGACAATGCAGATGTAAATGCTTTAACTTCAATAAGTGGTAATACTTTAAATACGTCACCTAACGAGTTTTCATTTACTGTCAATGCAAACCAAGTTTCTGCGGCTTTTAATGCTATTATTGCAGAAATTATGTGTAGAATTGGTCCAGTCATTGCTGAAGGTAATCTAAATGTTTTTAACAATACGCAAGTCTTAGAAGAAGGTATTGATTATTTACATGATAATTTATATAAGATTTTAAAGTTTTATGATACAGAACCCTTTAATATATGTACAAACATGTTAAACAACAATGCACAAATTACTTTAAGATGGGGAAAGCCTAAATTAAATGTCGGACAATAATAAAGAAGAAATAAGATTTGTTTCTCAACTAAACAAAGGTGACATGATTGATATTTTTTATTACGGAAAAAAAATAAAAAACAATTGTTTAGTTGTAGAAATTATACAAGATCACTACTTTACAAAAGGTTTAATAATTTATTTAAACGGTACTTCTCGCGAGACAATGGATCTTGAAAATCAAGAAGGCCTTTGGGTAGAAAAAGCTTAATTTAATATGATAATATAACGCAATCTTTAAAAACATTTTTTAATTCATTAAATGCATTTTGAGTTATATTATATACTTCACTTCTAAAAAAGTTTAAAAGCCATGTTTTTTCTTCGTTAGTAAAACTTGAATCTAAATTTTCTATTTCATCAATTTTTATATTTTTCAACTTATCTTTATCAAGTTCAGACATTTTACTATAACAAAAAGCCATAACTGATGCATGTTGATCACCAAATTCAGCAGTCTCAGTAAAATTAATAGCTTTAAAAAATTTTTCAACCAAATAAGCTTCATTTCCTCTTAAAAAGCTATTACTCATTGTTCCTGAATTTAAAAATGTAGTTGTTGTAATATTATTACTTCTTATATTTTTTTCTTTAACTGCATTTTTAAAGCTAGGTCTTTTTAAAACGCTATTACAAAAATAAAATGGCTGTACTGATATGCCTGATAGTAAATTATGTTCCATATCGTGCAATGTCCAATGATAGATTTCAGCTTCTGACTGAGACTTAAAATCTTTAGTAAAGTCTCCACTACCTGAATGTATAATAACACATTCGTCATCATTGCTTTTTAAAATATTTTCCATTACTTTTGCTTTATTTACATCACCAGACTCAACAAAGTAGTTTTTAAACATGTTTAAAACTTTACTTGTCTTAGGAAAAACAATTCCTCCTTCAATGTAATCTTGATTTGTAACATCCATGAGCTCTGTTATATTATTATTTTTAATATAACTTATAACATATTTTTCAATTTTTCCTAATTGAGAATGAGGAAAAGTAGCTAAATACCCAGTTTGATTTACTTTATCTTTGTTATATTTTAAATACTCACCTTTTTCATTTAAAAAATTTTGATGCCATTCATTTAATAACTCTTTAAATTCTTTTCTATTTAGTTTACTCATTTATAATCCTTTTATTTTTTTCGCGTAAATTAAATATTAACTATATTATGTAATCTTTTTAACCCTTATAATATAAGTCTTCTTTATCTTTCCAATAACCAGATTCTCTATCATCTTTTTTAAGTTCGTTATAGTAATGAGTTGCAGTATCTTTAAGAACTGGACAATTATCTATTACATATTTTAATAATAAAAGACCAGTATCTTTATCTTCGTGCTCAGAAAAAGCCCATAATGCGCCTTCCATAGAATCAGTCCAGAAATACCAGCTACCGTTATCTTTATCCCAGTTAGTAGGTCTAACCGGTTTATTTAATTTTAAAGCTTTTTTTAAATGTTTTAAATCCCAATCTCTAGGATCAGATATTTCATCAAACTTTTTAGTAACTATGTTAAAATCCCAATTTACATTTTCATGATTAATAATATCAACAAACATGTTATAGTATTGACCTATAGGTGGGTATTTGAAATAATTTTTAAATGTTCCAATTGACTCTAATGAGTCACCTGAAAAATCAAAAGATACAGCTTGCGACAATTCATTTCCATGAATAAAACCAGTTCCTTGATCATCTATGTTTTCTACACCTAACATATGCCAAAGTAAACTGCCATATTGAGCTGATGTCGTGTTGTTTATATAACCTACAACATAAGAAATCAAGCCTACATAATAGTTAATAATAAAAAGAAATTTAGCTTCATTATTTTTTAAGTAATAATTATATTTCTTTTTCTTTTCATGATCAAATACTTCTTTTTTTACACCTAATTCTATATGTTTTGCTATTGTTGGAATAAAGCTATTAAAATCTTTAGACTCTATCGCTTGTAAATATAGTTTTATTATTTTACTTTTTAATGTTGAATATTTTAAAATAAACTCATTCTCATTTTCTATTTTATTTTTTGATATCAAGTAAAAAGATTCTTTTATTATATGTTTTAATTTATTTTGCAAACTTCTAGTTGTAATCGGATAAAGAGAAATTGGCAATGTGACATTTACATGATCATCTATTTCAAATATTTTTATAGTTCTTGCATCATCAATTTTAAATACTTGAAAATAATCAGCTGCAACTCCATAATCTCCACTTGCAGGTTTTCCTCTTTGTATTAAATTAACCAATCCTTGTTTGTTAAGCTTGTAACTAAATATTCCTTGCTGATCACCCCAATTAACTTTAGGGTTTACTGAAAGTGTTTTTATTTCATTACTAGAAACTTTGCTTCTATCTAGCTTATCTGATTTAGTTAAAAAATGAATAAATACATTTTCATCTGCAATATTTATTAGTTTTTTTAATGTATCTTCTACACTTAAATGTGTCATATCTTCTATTTCTTTAGTCATAAGACTACTTTGAACACGCGAAGCTTGTGATCCTTTTTCGCCATCTATTCCTATAAAATCTTCAGGTTCTGACATGATAACTCTATTAGCTTCATTAACAAAGTTTTGTTTCCATTCAGTTAACAACTCGTTAAATTCTTTTCTATTCATCTTACTCATTAATTAAACCTTATTATATCTTTTGCGTGTAAATATAAATATAATGTTGTTATAATAAATAAAAACAAGAAAGGTATAAAATTTGTCTATTGATTTAATAACTCCACCAGACAGGTTTGTTTCTCTTCATTCTCACTCAACTTTTAGCACTTTTGATGGATTAGGTTACCCATCAGATCATATAGACTTTGTGCTTTCTGAATCACAAGGCATGGATGCTTGGGCACTAACAGACCACGGCAATGGTAACGGCCTCGCTCATGCACGCTCGCACGCTGTCAAAATGCAAAAGGCTGGGAAAAAGTTTAGACAAATCTACGGGGTCGAATTCTATTTTGTTCCCTCACTAGATCAATGGACTAATGACTACGCAGCTCATAAGCAAGCAATTAAAGATGCAAAAACTGCTGCTGCTGCTGAAAGGAAAAGTAAAGAAAAAATCATCATTGATGCTGATGATGAAAGCGGTGGTCTTGTCATAGAGGACGAAGATGAATCCAAAAAGATTGATATCCTTAAAGACGAATGGAAACGTCGCTATCACTTAGTCGTCACAGCAAGAAATAGAAAAGGCCTTAATAACCTATTCACTCTTGTAAAGAAGTCATACAAAGACGGCTTCTATAGATACCCTCGCATTGACTTTAAAATGCTTAAAGAACATGGCGAAGGCTTACACGTAAATACTGCATGTTTAGGCGGGATTTTTAGCAATAGAATACTCCGCGGCGTTGCACATGATAAGTCACGTGATGAAATCCAAAAAGATCTTTTAAACCTTACAGACAGATTTACAGACGCAGTAGGTATTGAAAACTTCAAATTAGAACTGCAGTTTAACAAGCTAAACAAGCAGCACGTTGTTAATGACTATCTCATAGAACATCATAAACTAACTGGTATTCCGTTGATCTCAACGGCAGATTCTCATTACCCGAGCAACGATAAATGGCAAGCAAGAGAGCTATACAAGAAACTTGGCTGGCTCGGTAAGAAAGACAACCTAACACTACCAGCATTTGAAGATCTTAAATGTGAGTTGTATCCAAAAAATGCACAACAAATGTGGGACGAGTTCCTTGAAGGATACAAAGAGCATGACTTCTATAAAGGTAATGAACAGTTAGTTAAAGAGTCAATAGAAAGAACTCATGATATTGTTTGGAATGATTTTGAAGATACATGGATAGATGTAAGTGCTAAACTCCCAACAATATCAATACCTAACAAAACACCTTTTAAACACCTATCAGACTTAGTTAAAAATGCTTTAATTAGCGAAGGGTTGCATACTAACAAAGAATATGTAGATAGAGCTAAGTATGAATTGTCTGACATTAAGTATCTTGGTCATGAAGCTTACTTCATTACAATGTATGAGATCTTTAAGAAGGCTGAAACAAAGACACTATTTGGTCCGGCTAGAGGAAGTGGAGGTGGAAGTTTAGTTAACTACTTGTTAGGTATTACACAGCTTGATCCTATTCCTTATAACTTGCTTTGGAGTAGATTCTTAGGTAGACACAGAGTTTCGTGGCCAGATATCGACACAGATGCTGGAGACCGAGATGAGCTGATCAATGCAGCAAAAGAGTTATATGGCGACGATGCTGTTATCCCAGTATCAAACTTCAACACGCTTAAGCTTAAATCACTTGTAAAAGACATTGCAAAGTTTTATGATATTCCATTTGACGAAGTCAATAAGGTAACTGGTCCTCTTCAAGATCAAGTTATGCAGAAAGCAATGGATAAAAATCAAGAAAAGTCTGTATTTGTTCTTAAGCATGAAGACTGCATGAAATA